GATTTGGAACAAAGTAGCAGTATGAGCGTTGAAGATTTGACGCCTTTCTTGTATGCAATAGTAGATGAAGACAATACTTTATTATTCGCTATAAAGGTTGACGGCTCTGTTTATTGGCAAAAATCAACGGCTCCTGATATACTTTCAATTTTGAATCGTATAAACGATTTGGAACAAAGTAGCAGTATGAGCGTTGAAGATTTGACGCCTTTCTTGTATGTCATATTGGATGCTGAAGATAAAGTAGTATTTGGCATTGATATTTCAGGTAATGTTCACGGAGTATTGCAAAAATACTTTGACGATATAGATAATACATTACAAGACCATGAAAGCAGATTGAAAATCTTGGAACAAGGTACTGACGAGGATATCAAAATAATTCCTTGTTGGGGCGATTCATTAACTGCCGCAAACCAATATGAAGCTGAAATGAGAACTCAGCTTGGTTCTGGTTATAATGTAGTCAATTGCGGAGTAGGAGGAGAAAACTCTCAAATGATAGTTGGACGTCAAGGCGGCATTCCTTTTTATTTGGTTGACCCTGTTACTATTCCAGCCGATGGAAGCGAAGTAGAACTTGGACCAAAAACCGCTAATAATTTAGCTTTGCTTGATGCTACTGGAACAGAAGTGCTCAACCCAACTCCGCTTCTTCAAGGTCAAGGAACTGCAACCGTTAATCCTGTTACTATCGAGGACGTTGAGTGCACATTACGTTGGACTGGTACATCTTACAATGACCCGAATGGTAGATATACTTTGAAGCTAAATACTGCTACTTCTCAGAACCATACGACTTTTGCGAAAGCTATGATATTTACCAATGGAGCTAAAGTTTATCGCAATCCATTCGCTATGGTAATATGGATAGGACAAAACGGAGGTTGGAGTAACAACCCTGAAACATTGGTAGCTCAATTCCGTAAAATCATTGATTTTGCAGGTTGCCCTAATTACATATGTCTTGGTTTGCATACTGGTAATGCTTCTTCGAGAGCCGATTTGGAAGCAGCAATGTTATCTGCATTTGGAGACCGATATATCAATTTGAGAGATTATTGCGCTACAAGAGCTATGTCTGATGCAGGCTTAACTCCTACTGAAGCTGATATTCAAGCAATGGCGATAGGTGCTTGCCCTCCAACTCTTATTCCTGACGGAACTCATATGTCGGCTGCTGGATATAAACTGGTAGGTGAGCAAATAATGAACCGTTTCAGATATTTAGGATATATAAAATAAACAAATAAAACGAGAATAAAATGGATACATTAGTTTTGAGATTAAAGGGTAAATGTAATGACCCTAATTTGCTAAAAGCAAATGAAGTCATACTACCTGTTGTATTTGAAACAGGAGCGACCGCAATTCCAGTATGTCAATTCAATATCAATAGACCTGCTGGCGTTAGTTTGGAAATCACTGGGCCAGCTAAGTTTTATACTAATTTTGCTGGAACAACAGGAGCGACGCAAACAATTGAAGATGTTAGTACGTTTGGTAACATTTATTTCAAACCAGACCGAGTAGCAAGTGACGATGAAATAAAAATAAAAATTACCAATCCGTCTCTTATTACTTCTTTGGGGAAAGGAGAAGATTGGAATCCATCAAACAAAGTATTTGCGCCCGAAACATATAATGATACGGTTCATTACTATTTGATGCTCAAATCATCTGCTTTGACATTCTTTCCTAATCTTGATAAAATTTCTCAACAGTCTGTATTTGTTTTGGAAAATGAATCAGATATGGACGTTTTGTCTAATTTGAGAATTTTCATTACTACGTCAACCGTATCTGTAGGGGAGGAAGCTACATTTGACATTCTGAAATTCGGCAAACTGATGAATTATCGTCCTGGTAGTTTGTGGACTAAGTTGGGAACTACTCAGGCATTGCTTCGTGGAGATTTAGCAAACTTAAAGGGAACTGTCATGAATTGGGAAACTTCTTCACCTTCGGGCTTCCCATTGTCTCAAAGATTTCAATTCACTGGAGGAACTTCCGCTGATGATGCTCCTGTATTGAGTAATGTAAACTTCTTTAATTTGAATAACTGCGTATTTGACACAGACCAGCTTGATAATCTTATTATTGCTATAAATAATAAGCTCACAAGAACCACTAAATCAGGTGCAATGTTTTTTTCTGGAACCAGAACAAGCAAGTCTGACGCAGCGGTTATTGCTTTGAAGGCTAAAACTAATTTGTATATCAACGGAGTTCTTCAAAGCTAACGAGAAAGAAAACTGTCTAATTAGCATAAGGCGTACATTTGATTGTACGCCTTTCTTTTTGTTGTTACGCTATTATAAAATAAGATGAAAGGAAAGTTATCACCGTTAATATAAACGTCACGAGCAGGCATGTAATAATGTTCCGAGCCGAGCGAGACGCCAAAGTTATAAACCGAGCGTGAACGTTTTCACCAGTAGCGTACAACAGAGGCAGCACTGTCCTATGTAACTGAGGGGTAACTTCTGACAACTGCCGACTAACAAACCCAAGTAATTATGTTGAATGTTTAACAATAAGGGGGATGAGGGGGTAACTTCTTTATATCCTATACACCCCAAGTAATTATTAAGACAATGAATAAAAGCAAAACAATTTGGAGTATATTCCGAGATTATGTCAATAGCAAGCCTATTGGTACGGAAATAACAAGACAAGAAATTCTCAATCAGGTTGAAAAGGAATTGGTTGAGGCTGGTAAGACAATAAACCATTATCAGAAGGGTACAGTAGCAAATTTTTCATCTACTACTTTGGATTGCGCACGCAACATGGCGACAGGCAGATATTATCTTGAAAAGACCGAGCGAGTTGGTCACTATAAGATAATTTGTCATTTTCCGTCAGATTATACAATTTCACAATTGAGAAAGGACTATGATTGCGAACAGAAGATGATTGCTGAAAGGAACGAACATGGCAATAGATGTAAACATAACGAGGATTAACAATTTTGAATACTCTTTCAAGCTATCAAGCAAGAACGGTATCAGGCATGTAGCAAAAGCATTGACTTTTCGCAACCCAGACCCATTTGCATATTCGAGCAAGATAGAGAAGTTTGATAAAAAGAAAATGACTTTCAAAATAGGCATGTTGCCTACGTTGGAAAAGTATATCCGAGTTCACAACTTATCGTATCAGATTTCAGACTATGATTTCAGTTTGCCCGAAGGCGTGGAGATAGACAACCGAATGTCGGGAAAGTATATTCACCAACGCAAGGCGGTTGAGGCTTTTTATCGAAGAAGGTTTGGTATCATAGTCGTACCCACCAGAGGAGGAAAGACGTTCATTGCTTCGGAAATATTGCGTATATTTCTTGATACCGATGACGGTAACTTCTTGTTCCTTACCGATAACACAACGTTGTTTAATCAAGCGGTAAATGATATCAAGGAGTATTTTCAGCCGTATGGTGGTATAGAAGTGGGAGAAATTAAAGCTGGCAAGATTGACACTGGCAAGCGTGTAACTGTCGGGATGATTCAGACAATTCAATCTACGTTCTCTGCCCGATGTAAAGACCGAGTGAAGAAACGAGAGCTGGACAAATATATCAAAACATTGAAGTTCCTTTGCGTGGACGAGGTTCATGATAATTGTTCGGATGCGAAGCTCAAGACTTACAAGAAAGCTAAGAAATTGGAATATCAACTTTGTCTTTCAGCAACTCCGTATCGAACAGGTACGTTGGTTCAGAATTTGAAGCTCAAGGAATGGAGCGGTGATGTTGTCTATACCATAACCGAGAAACGGTTGAGAGAAAGGAAGGTATTGTCAGACTATCGTGTATTCATGCTACTTATTGACCATAATGATATTGAGTACGATATTGACGTTGAAGATTACAACGGCTATCGGAAAGAGCTGATATTTGAGTCAAGACTTCGGAACAAGCTACTGATGCAGGTTATCGGAATACTCCGAGAGCTGAACCTCAAAACGCTTGTGTTATTCCAAAGCGTAGAGCATGGACGCAGGGTGGAACGTCTTTCGGGAATACCTTTTATAAGCGGTGAGACGGACGGTGAGGAGCGTGAGCGAGCAAAAGAGGAGTTCTTGGAAGGAGAAGGTGGATTTTTGTTAGCTTCAAATATCTTCAAGAAGGGTGTAACACTTCCGCAGGTTGAAGTCATGATAAACGTGGACGGAGGTTTGGAGGATGCTAATACCATCCAGAAGAAAGGACGTGTATTGGGAGCTACTAAAACCAAGAGCCGAAGCCTGATAATTGACTTCTTTGATTTGTATGATGCCTATTTCTCCGAACACTCTGAGACAAGGTTAAACACTTATATCGGAGCTATTGGTGAGAAGCGTGTAGGCATTCTTGATACTTCGATTGATGATTGGAAAGAAACGATTAAAAGATGGACAATAAAGTGGTTCGCCGCAGACAAAAACTTTTCAGATATGCTGTAGATACTTTCGTGGAGTTATTGGAGCAAGTTACAAAAAGGAGAGTTAATTACAAGTGTAATAATTCCGATACAGCTTGCTGGGATAACTTCATGAATACATTTACAGACCGTATCGGAGAAGAGTTTGTGCGAAAGTTTTGTGAATATGGTATTCAATCTTGGTTCAATTCGGGTAGCAAAAAAGACTACTCACGAGAAATACGGTTCAATTGGGTATTTGGTAAAACGGCAATTGCGAGGTGGAAAAAGTACGATATTGATACCAATGTATATCTTACGAGGATTGGACTGAAGACTGACCATAAAATCAATGTAATTAAGAAGAAAACTGAGATACCAGCGTTAATATCTACTATTAGAGCGGTGGAGGAGAAATTCAAAGCTGAGTACCACAACACTAATAGAGGTTTCATGTGGTGTGTAGCGAACACAACGTTGTACTTCCACAAGAGTTCTAAGTGTGCAACTTGTAAATTCAAAAATGAATGTAAGGAGATTCTCAAAGAGGAGTATCCAAAAATATATGTAAAAAGAGGATATGGCGAAAAGTGATGTATTAGCAGGTAATTTTGTTGTAGAGTTAATTGCCGCTGCTTTGGAGAAAAGAACGATATTTGATATTGTTCGACAATATTTGAAATTCTCTTATTTGCAGGTTGAGGCTGAAAAGAAGCTCTGGCAATGGGTTACAAAGAGATATGACCGAACAGGTAAAGTTCCGACTATCGGACAAATTCAACAACAATTCCAAGATGATGAAAATGTATTAGAGAAACTTGAAGAAATAGCAGATGTAGAGATTGACGAAGAAGGAGGTCATGAACTTATTGTTGAGACTTTTGAGAAGTTCATTAAAAAGATGAAGTTTTTGGAAGCCAATGATAAGATAGCCGATTTATACAACCAAGGAAAGAAAGAACAATCTTGGGATATGTTCGTCAAGTACGCTGAGGACTTCTCCAAGTTCTCTATTCAGGATGCCAAGTTTGAAACTGTATTCGGAGACTTTGCTGAACGTCAGGCGAAACGAAAGAGTGAAGATTGGAAATATAGATATAAGATACCAACTGGAATTGATGAAATAGATTATCGGTTGGGAGGAGAGAACGGTGGCCCAGAAACAGGTGAGTGCGTTCTTTGGCTGGGAGACTCAGGAGCTGGTAAGAGTCAAGTGTTGGTATCAGTAGGCATATCGGCAGCAAGACAAGGCTTCAGAGTAGCCCACTTTCAATTAGAAGGAACGAAGGAGCAATGCTTGAACAGATATGATGCAGCTTGGACTGGTACGTTATATCAAGATGTTAAACTTGGTAACATTACTGCCAAGAAGATGGAGGTGACCAAACGTATTATTAAGAAGCTCCGAAAGAGTGATATCATAGTAAGCTCCGAAGAAACCTTCAATGCTAAGACTTTGAACGATGTTCGTAGAGAAGTCAAGGAAATGGAGAAAAAGTATGGTAAGATTGATGTTATTGTTATAGACTACTTGGAGTTGTTAGAAGTAGGCGATGGTCATAACTATTCTCCACACGAAGAACGTTTCAGACAAGCAAAACTTGCTAAGGGTATGAAGATGCTTGCTATGGAGTTCAATGCTGTAGTTCATACGGCTACTCAGTCAAGTAGTATCGGAGAAGAGCAGAAGAACGACCCAGAGTTTGTAATCACCCGTGCTAATCTTTCGGAGGATAAAGGAAAAATCAGACCGTTTGACATTTTCATTACGATTAACCAAACGAGGGATGAATCCAAAGAAGAGATTATGCGACTTCACACAGATAAGCTCCGAGACTACAAGAATGGTGACCCCATACACATCTGCAATAATTTTGCTTATGCACGTTTCTACGACCGCAAGCGCACGTTAAATACAGACTGGGACGAGTATGATACAAAAGGTGAAGAATAAAGTATTTGGTATTGTTTATATAACGACTTGTCTTGTTAATGGGAAGGTTTACATTGGTCAAACTATTCACTGGCAGGACAAGTCCTATTTAGGAAGCGGAGTTGCTTTGTGCGAAGCAGTTAAGAAGTATGGACGTAGCAAGTTCAAACAAAAGATACTGAAAGTTTGTTATAATCAGAAGCAGTTAGATGTTTGGGAAATGATTATGATAAGGAAGTACAACTCAACAGATAAAAGCATTGGATACAATGTCTTACCAGGCACTGCTAACGAGTTTGGTTGCGGTAGTCCAGCGAAACTTCCCGAAGTTAAAGAAAAGCTGCGTCAAATTCAATTGGGAAAGAGACATTCTGAAGAAACTAAAAGAAGGATGTCTGAAGCCAGAAAGGGCAGAGTTTCTAATAGAAAAGGAGTGAAACTGTCTGAAGAAACTAAAATGAAGATGAGAAAAGCAGCAATTGGAAAACATTCGGGAGAAAAGAACGGAATGTTTGGAGGTAAATATCACGATGCTGCTTGGCGCAAGAAACATTCAGAAGCGTTAAGAGGAAAAAAGAAGTATGAAACGAGCAACAAGGAAGATTGATGATTCAGACCTTCGTGATTTGTTAATCAATCCGAAGTTAAACCGAAGAGGACAGTACATTTGCGACTGTCCTTTTTGCGGAAAAGAAAAGCATTTTTATATATCGAAACACACCCAGCTTTGGGATTGTAAGAAGTGCGGTGAGTATGGAAGTATTTACAAGCTACTTAAACAGCTTGATAAAACTTATCTACTGGGCGGTGCTACGGTTGAAATTCGGGAGAGTATTCAGAGCCTTCGGAGTTTAGTGGAGGAACAGATTGCGGATGACGAGGTGACGTTGAAAGACCTTCCTGTTATAAAGATGCCTGCTGGATGGAAAGTGTCCGTAGCAAGCACGGAATACCTTTTGGGACGTGGTATAACACCTGCCGATTGTAAACGGTATAAGATAGGAGCTACTGATTTGTTTCGTAAATACCAAAACTATGTATTGATACCAATATACGATGGTGGAAAGATACGAGGGTTTGTTGGACGTTATGGAGCCAAGAAAGTTCCGTCAGACCGATTAAGATACAATAATAGTATTGGTACGGAGTTTTCCGAGCTATTGTTTGGATATGATGAAATAACCGAAAATACAACAACCGTTATATTAGTAGAAGGTATATTTGACAAGATAGCGGTTGACAAAGTTCTTCATCTTTGGGAAAGCGAGGAAATAAAATGCGTTTGTACATTCGGTAAAAAGATAAGCCGTGAGCAGTCGAAGAAGTTAATGTTGAAGGGAGTCACAAATGTCATATTGTTATATGATTTTGACGCTATCAAAGACATCAAAAAGTACGGCTTGGAGCTTGAAAATGACTTTGTAACAAGTATTACTTATACTACAAAGAAGGACATTGACGAGTGTACTGAACGAGAAGCATTGGAAGTATTTACTCACCTTCAGAAACCGAGAGAGTTCAATTTGGACGTTATTGGTAAATTAAAGAAGTAGGAAGATATGGAACAGAAAACAAGAAATTTGTCAGTAGCGGAGTATTTTTTGGTAATTCAAAAAGAATACTTGATTGCTGAATTTAGAAAGAAAATCTATTACAATCCAAAAGATAAGGCATATTATCAGAGGGTAATGGAGCATAAGGCTAAGAAGATAAACGACATTGCTAAACGCAATCGTTTAGATAGCATTTTGAATAATTCCGAGAAACTTGAGGAAGTAAGGAGCGAGTTGTTTGATAAACTTGGTAAGCCAAAATTTGAATTAACCGAGATTGATATTGAGAATTATTACGCTATTGGCAACGAGTTCTCATTCAGAGGAGGAGTTTGGATTTTGGACCAAATTAAAGAAGATGGAACGTTGACTCTTTATTCCGCAAATTTACAAGAATATGAAGATGCGAAAAAAGAGGACGTATGCCGTATATTGTAAAATACATTTTAACCAATAAATGATTGGGTTTTCCTGGAGAATTACTTAACAAAAGTTAAATCTTTGGGCAAACCCAAAATTTTTTACGAAATTATTTTGCCGTTTGCGAAAAAGTCCGTACCTTCGTATCAGAATTGTAAATTAAATCGTAAATCGCAATGGGACAAAAGATGAAAATGTCAGAAAAACTCTATCATAGATATGAGTATCTTGCAAAGAAATACGCAAGCAAGATATTCTCCTATGAAGAACTGTCCTTTGAATATGAGGACTTGGTTCAAGAGTTTAGAATAAAAATCTTTACTTCCATAAAATCATACGGCAGACGTTGGGCGAAATATCGGAGGAACGAAGCCTCCAAACCAGTACCAATCCGTTTCTATTTGGAAGCAGCGTGTTCCAATAAGACGAGAGATTTTATGAAGTATATAAGCAGGGAGAACTACAAAGTCAGGATTGATGATATCAATTACGACTTTGGAACGGATGATGATACGGTCATTTCTCCTGAAGAGAATAAATTTGTTGTGAACGGTGTTAATCTATTAGAAGGATTAACTGGCAAAGAGAAAACTATATTTTCGCTTTTCTTGCGAGGTCACAATACAAAAATTCTTAACAAAGTTTACTTTAACAATGAGTCAGAGAAACGAGCAAGAAAGGAAATCTTGGACAGTGGCGATGAACCAATTGGAGTAGCAGATATAATAGAGTTACAAAAAAGTTACTTGATTCAGAAATACGGTAACGAATTGCTACAACAAAGAAAAGTATTCTCAACTTATAGTTTCGATGAAGAGTAACATTTTTAACAAATAATAGTAATCATTAAAATCGTAAAAGCAATGGCAACGAAAATGAATGCAGCAACAGCAAAAAGAGTGAAAGCGTTAGGAATTAACGTGAAAACTGAAGAAGAAGCACGTGAGAAACTTCTCGCAATCTTGGACGAAAACGGCATTGAAGAAATGGAAGGTGAAGACACCGATACACTTCTTGATATTGCTGAAACCTTCGTGGACGACAAAGGCGGTGATGACGATGATTCTCAGACCGAAGAGGAAGAGAACGATGAACTTGCTGAGGAAGTCGAAGAAGAAGAGGAAGAAAAACCGAAGAAACCTGCCAAGAAGGCTTCCAAAAAGGTAGAAGAGCCTGAGGAAGAAGAGGAGGATGAAGACGAAGAAGAAACCGAAGAGGAGGAGGAAGATGAGGGTGACCAGTTCGATGAAATGGACAGAAGTGCCCTGAAAGCCTACATCAAGGAAAACGAGCTTGACATCACGGTGAAGAAATCTATGTCTGATGACGACATTCGTGAGGCTATCCGTGCCGAAGTTGGCGAAGAAGAGGAAGAGGACGAGAAGCCTGCACCGAAGGCAAAGGCAAGCACGAAAACTGCTGAAAAACCTGCTCCGAAGAAAGAGGAAAAGAAAGCACCTGCGAAGTCTGATAAGAAAGCGGACAAAAAGGAAGCGAAACCTGCCGGCAAACGTGGAACCAAACTTGACCCGAAGAACAACGAAGATGACCGCAAAGCGTTCGCACCGTTGAAGAAGTTGTTCCCTGAAAGTGAATACGCATATGCTTGGGTAGCGAGTGCGGGTGTAACTATCAAACACAAAGGCAAAAACTCTCAGCGTTCTATGGTTCTTATCGAGAACTGCTCAAAACAGGCTGACGGCTCTATCAAGTGTAACTTGTATCTGTTGACCTTCACGAAGCAGACCGATATACTGGACAAAGCTGGTATTGACTACGAGCCTTGTTGGAGTGGCGCACCGCTTATCAAGGGCATTACTCTTGATGAAGCAATCGAAATCATCACCGACTTGATGGAACACATTACGGCTACTGTTCAGAAAATCGACAAGAAGCTGGGTGAAAACCGCAAGAAGATGGAAGAGAGCTTGGACAAGAAGAAGCCTGCGAAAAAGGCTGCCAAGGTAGAAGAGCCTGAAGAGGAAGAAGATGAGGATGACGAAGAGGAGGAAGAAGCTCCAAAGAAAAAGGCATCCAAAGTTGCTCCGAAGAAAGCTGCGAAAAAAGTAGTTGAGGAAGATGAAGAAGAAGAGGAGGATGACGAGGAAGAAGATGAAGCACCTGCTCCGAAAAAGAAAGCAACTTCCAAAGTGCCCGCAAAAAAGACTACCAAAAAGAAATAAACCTCATTGGTTAGTTTGAGAAGAGGAGGACGTGTTGAGCGTTCTCCTTTTTCTTTTTACAGAGTTATCTAACATAGTTAATACGAGAGTAAAAAGGAAGTAATAAACAAAATTAAATTGATATGAATATTCCGAGTAACAATGTTTGCATTCCTGAATTGGGAGTAGCAAAAACTGACACCTTTGCAGCGTTATATCCTGCTATCAATTACTATCTGTTCACCCAGAAGGACTACGAGCCGAGCCGTGACGGAGAGGTCAAGGAGGTGCTTGATTTTAAGACGCAGTTGACCAATCCTTATCGTAGATGTGTAGGTGGATATGAACGTGATATAAACGTATTCTTTTTGCTTGCCGAAGCTATGTGGATAGCTATGGGAAGAAAAGATGTAGCCTTCTTGACTTTGTTCAATAAGAAAATGGCTGACTTCTCAGACGATGGAGAAACGTTTCACGCTCCGTATGGCTATCGTTTACGACACTGGGGTATTCGTACTGAAGACAAGTTTGTGAAAGATGATTTGAATGCATCAAAAGGATATGACCAAGTCATAGATGCTATCAAGATATTATCGGAAAATCCAAACAGTCGTCAGGTAGTGATGGAGATTTGGAATCCAAACTTTGATTTGGGATACAAAACCAAAGACATTCCGTGTAACGATATAGTGATGTTGAAGATACGAGAAGGAAAGCTCATCACGACTATCGGAAACCGAAGTAATGATTTGCATTGGGGATTGCCGACAAATATATTCCAATTCAGTTTCTTGACCGAGCTTATGGCGGGAGCGTTGGGAGTAGAACTTGGAACGCAAACTCATAACTCTCAAAGTCTGCATATCTATGAGTGGAACAAGATTGCTAAAACGATGAGCGATTTGTACGCTGAGAAAAGAGGAGGTGGAAACGTTATTGGGAATATGTATGAAGATTGCGAAGCCGAAGAAAGGAAGATTGATTTCAACTTCAGTCATGAGGTAGCTGTAAACCGTTTCCGAGAGATTGAGTACAACTTACAAATCATTATTGATAACCTTATCCGAGTATCGGAGGGAGAAGAGCCGATTGAAGCCGAAATCCAGCAGTTAGCAGACTTTTCAGCTTATCTGTATAACTCTTACCGACTTCTGAAGATATATTTGGAATACAAGTTGAAAATGACCATTCTCAAAACTCCTGACGAGAAAGATGTAGCACGTCATACTGCTATTTCCGAAATAGAGGTCATGGAAGCTAATATGTTCGATGACGGAGGAACTGGAGCAGGAGGGTTCAATTGGGACATTACAATGCTTGCTAAGAACTTCTTTGCCGCAAGGTTATCTAAGAAAGTAAATCACGAATATCTTGGTAAACTATGACGGAGACTTTGTCAAAATGGTTAGAAGACAATAAAATGGTAGTATCGGAGTCACAGCTGGATGGCTACGATATTATTACCATAGAAGAAGTTGGAACGTTTTTGTATCTTCAACCGTTTGATGGAAAGATAATTGATGAAGATTTTGCCTTTATCCTTTCAGACGAGGAGTTTGATATATTGGATGAAAAGAAGGTAAACTACATCTTGTTTGAATTTGGAAGCAAGTTCTATTATTCGGGAATAAAGAAAGACAAAAACCGATATAATGAATTAGTGTTCAAACCAGAGTTCAATGACTTCAAATATCTTGGAAGTACAAGCGAGCCTTTTATAATGGACTTTGTTCATTTGGGGGTTCATTCCGAGTACGAAATGATGAACGGTTCAGGCTCCTGCGACTTATGGGCGAAGAAAGCTGCTTTTATGAAATGTAAGGCGGTTGGTATTTGCGATAAGAATACAATGGCTGGAGTTCTATCCTTTCAGACTGCTTGCGAAAAGAAGAAGCTGAAATCAATTATCGGAGAAACGGTAACAGTAGCAATTGACTATTCCGAAGAAAAGCAAAATCAAGAAACGTTTGACTTGAAGTTTTTCATCTTAAATTACGAGGGATGGAAGAACTTACTGCTCATCAACAAGGCTATAAACGTGGACTACAATGGTTTCATTCCTGATACGTTACTTTATACATTAGGGAAAGGACTTTGCTGTGTAGTGCCGAAAGAAAGTGAATTAAATTATGTAAAAGACGACAAGAAAGCGGCAATCAAATTGATAGCCAAATACAAGAAAGCATTTGACCGAGTATATTATCAAATAGATACGGTTGAATTCACTTCTCAGCAATTATTCCGAAAGCATCTTGAAAACTTGGACGCTTATCTTTGTAAGTATAGAAAGCTGTTGAAACCTATCTTGATAAATGATTCATATTATCTTGATAAGGAAGAGAGCGAGCTAAAATCAATACTCAACAAGGTAAATAACCGAGCTACACCAGAGTCAGATGACCAATACTTCAAGAGTGTAGCCGATACCATAAACTCCTACGAAGAATGGATTGAAGACGTAGAGCCGTTATTTGAGGCAATTACGACTGGTATCATTAATGCTTCGGAGCTATCCGATGCGATTGACTTCCGTATAAACACAGGCGAGCGTAAACTGCCTCATTTTGAGGTTAAGGATGTTGAAGGCTTATTCTTTGAAGAACTTGAAAAAGGTATCAATGAACGTCTTGGACATCTGAAACCGAAGAAGCTTGATAAATACATGAAGCAGATTGAGACCGAATGTAATGTGATTGTTCCAAATGGTTTGTGCGACTACTTCATGATACTTTGGGATATTATACGGTGGTGTCATGAGAATGATATAAACGTAGGAACAGGACGTGGTTCAGTTTGCGGTAGTCTTGTTGCATATTGCTTGCATATTACGGACGTTGACCCATTGAAATATGGATTGATGTTTGAGCGTTTCCTGAATGAGACACGTGTATCGGGAGAGCGTGCAAAATCTGCTGACTCCATGCCCGATATTGACGTTGACTTTCCAACCGAGTTCCGAGACGCAGTGAAGGAGTATATCAAGAACAAATACGGATATGCTTACACTTGTAGTATTGGAACGTACACGAGAATGAAGCTCAAGACTTGCATCAAGGACTTCGGAAAGGTCAAAGGACTTTCGTTTGATTTGACCAATAAACTTACGAAGGATATTGATGACCAAATTGAATACACTTGGGGAGACTTGATTGAATACGCTTCAAAATCTAAGATACTTTTCAAATTCGTTCAAGACTACCCAGAGTTGGTTCACTTAACGAAATACGCACTATTGCAACCGAAAGCAGAGAGCGTTCACCCTTCGGCAGTCGTTATCGTACCGAAACACCGAGTTGATGGGAGCAATGCTGATATTGATTTATGGGAGTGGATGCCTGTGAAGAAAATTGACGGAGTTCTTGTTTCAGAGTGGGAAGGGAAATACATTGATAAATCAGGCTTTTTGAAGGAGGATATTCTTGGACTATCTCAACTTGATAAGTTTAAGAGTATCTTGACGATGATAGAGAAGAACTGCGGCAAAAAGATAGATGTAAACAAGATACCGTTGGACGATGAAGCAACATTCCGATACTTTAAGCGAGGTTGGAATGAAGATGTATTCCAATTCGGTACGACTGGTTTGATGAACTATTGCCGACAAGTGAAACCTGATACGCTTGAAAACCTTATAGCCATGACGGCTCTTTTCAGACCTGGCCCAATGGAAATGAACGCACATGGAGACTTCTCCGATATTAAAAACGGCAAGAAGAAACCAGTGTATGATTTTGGTATGGAAGAGATAACTGGAGAGACGTATGGTTTGTATGTTTATCAGGAACAGATAATGAAAGCCGTAGTGGTAGGAGGTTTGACCGAAGTTGAATCAGACGTTCTCCGTACTACTATCAAGAAAAAAGACGTGAAAACGCTATCTTCATACGGTGAGAAGTTCAAGACTGGTTATGCTAAGTTGCTTGAGAAGAACGGAATTGAGAAACCGAAGGAATATGCCGAACATGTTTGGGATAAACTTCTTGCCTTCTCAGGATATGGTTTCAATAAATCTCACGCTGCGGCTTATTCGATAATGTCGTATTGGAGTCAATGGTTCAAAGTGAACTATCCATTAGAGTTTTGGACAACGGCTCTTCAATTTGCAAAAGAAGGTGAGGTGCCATACCGACTGGCTGAATTGAAAAAGACAGGAGTTGAGGTTGAGATACGTCCACCTGATGTAAATTTCTCCGATATAAATTTCACGTGTGACCCGAAAGAACAACGCATCTTCTTCAGCTTGACTAAGATTAAAGGAGTAGGAGAGGTAGCAGTTCAGAATATCATGAATACAAGGCGTGAAGGTGGGCAATTCTATTCGTTAGAAGAGTTCCTGAGCCGAGTACCTTCAAAGGTGAATAAAACTGTTGTAAAATGCCTTATTATTGCTGGAGCGTTTGACCTGCTTGAAGGTATTAAAAATCCAAGAGAGAGAAAGAAGCTATTGGAGAAATATCTTGAAATGAAAGGCGATACTTTATCCGAAGAGTATTCAAGCGTTGATAGCAACTCAAACGCTTTTTGGATATTGGAACAGAAACGTCTTACAGGATTTGGCGAGGTTGATTATGAGAATATGATAAAGGATGCTATACCAAACAAACGGTTGGCAAATATATATGTGAATGATGTAGAGTTCTTGGCGACTAAGGAGAAGAAAGAAGTTGCGGTTGCTGGTAAACTTATCTACTACAAGGAGAAGGAAATCAAAAGCGGAACGATGTGCACTATTCAGATAGATTGTAACAATACAATTATTCCGATACTTATGTGGCCAGATGCTTATGAGAAAATCGGAGAGAATATTGCCGACTTGAAAGGTTGCGTTGTAGCTTTGAGTGGAGTAGTAGAGAAAGACAAGTTCAGAAATGAGAAGAAGCTCTACAGTAACAACAAGACAAAGTTATACATATTATCAGAACATAAAGCGAAGTCAACAAGATTTGAAGACTGGAAAAATAGTAAACTGTAAATAAAATTGGTAAATTATGTTAGCAAAGATTTTCAACGGAGCTTACTTGAAACGGCTTGATAACATTAAGCAGTGGCAAGAAATGGACGTTTTCAAAGAGGAAAGCGTGAGTCAACATTCCTACAAAGTATCAATCTTTGGCAGGATATTACTTGAAGACATATTTGGGTTTGATAACGAAGATGCGAAAGTATTGGCGTTCAAACTTGATTGCGTAGATGCGTTTGCGTTCCATGATTGGGATGAAGCGTTAATACTCCGAGATATGTCTCATGAAACGAAATACAACAATTACAACGGTACGGAAATCAGAACGGCTCTCAATAACTTGTCGAAGCATAAGGCAATTGAGGAGTTCGGAGAAGAGGATGAACCAGGAAGCGGAAATTGTACTGCTTCTGCTAATATGGTTGTTGGTAACATTACACGTTCAGGGGATGATGTTAAAATCTTTTGTAAGCTGGCTGATTGGTTAGCTCTTGCCTTCTATATGAAGAGAGAGCGTGAGCTGGGTAACAAGAGCCTAAGTGCCCAATGGGAGCGTGGTAGAGCTGGACTGGAACAAGCGGTTACAAATGTAATTGAAATGCTGAATAGGAAGTTCGGAGGTCATGTGATTATGAACTTCTCAGAATTGAATAACTTAATTAAAAATGTGTATGGCGAACAGTAAAGGTAATCAGATGACCAAAGAGAGTATCGATGGCATCTTCGATGGCATGAACGAATTGCTGGTTAAAAAGAACCAAGACTACAAAGGAGCTTCTTTTGACCTTGGGTTGAATGGCAATATGGTTCATCTATGGGACAAAGTTAGTAGATACCGTAACATGGTAGAAAACAAGATGCGTGGAGAGCAACCAAATTTTGAGGGCATTGAAGATACGTTGAAAGACATTATCGGATATGCGGTGATTGGGCTCCATATCTTGAAAGCCGAAGAAAAAGAAAAGGAGTAAACCGATGAACAAGAAGCTCATTACAATTGGTGGTAAAACTTACAAGTTGTTATTTGACAGCTTTGACGAGGATATGGATATTGACTCTTTATTGAAGATTGATTATTCAAACCTTATCGGAGAGCTTATCACCTTCCCAGTAATTGTAAACCGTTTTGGTCAATTACTTGCTGAAGCTGAATCTCAAGTTGCAGAAGCAAAGCTCAACTTGGAAGTTTTTGAAGCTAAAACCAAAGAGAGATTGAGAAGTGAATTAGCAGCCGAGAATAACGGCAAAGCTCCTACTGTCGAAGCTCTCAATAATGCGGTTGTAGGCAACAAGGCTTACCAAGCAATGAGAAAGAAGTTTATTGAGGTTCAGAAAACCAGAGACTATATCAACTCAATCTTTTGGTCAGCCAAAGATAAGAGCGAGAAACTGGACAAACTTTCTTTGACAGTTCAGCAAGGAGATATTGCTGATTCAGTTATCGAAGGAAGAGTGAACAACGTTTTAATAAAAAGAACGAAAAAATTGATTGATTAACAATAAATTGTAGAATTAAGAAAATTATGGCAAAGAAAAATTCAAGTGGAGATTTGCGTTCACAGTTGAAAGCAACTTCGATTAAGAAGCTCAAGAAACGTGTCGATGAAGACAACGAAATCATTGGAGCTCAAAGTAACGAGTATCTGAATTTGGAAGACGGCAAAACGTTGAAAATTCGTATTTTTCCTGCACATCCAGGCATTGAAGACTTCTATCTTCCAAAGAAATGCTACTGGCTTACCGTTGCTGGAAATGACGGAGAACCAAGACGTACTACTGTACTTGATTCCAAAGTTCACGGAGGTACGAAGTTTGACTTGGTTGAGGAATATGTTAAGTGGGCCAAGAAGAAGTGGGCAAAAGATAGCGACAAGCTGGACGCTCTTACAGGAACTGGTCAGAACCAAAACAGCCTCAATCCTTCCTACACTTGGTTGTGTTACGCAGACCGTATGACGGGTGACGAACAGCTCCGAGCTAAGTTGTGGGAGTTCAAAAAGATGGTACGTGATGCGATGAACAAATTGGCGTTCTCCGAAGATGAGGATGAAGCTATTGAGGTTGACCCGTTCACAGACCCAGACGAGGGATTGCCAATCATGGTTAAGTACATGAAAAATCCCAACAAGAAGAAAGGCGAAAACTATTATGAAGTATCATTCCCGAAGAAGGTTACAGCAAGACCGCTTACCGATGAGGAAATTGAATATTTCATGACTCTGAAACCGCTTACCGAAGTATTGCCGAAATACGGCATGAGAGACTTTGAGCGTGCTTTAGAAGGCTTGCAGAACTTCGATGAGGAACATGAAATGGAAATGTTCGAGGATGACGCTTGGCTGGAACACGTTGAGGAAATCAAAGCTCAGTATGACGGTGACTCTGAAGAAGAGGATGACGACAAACCTGTTAAGAAGAAAACTTCCAAAAAAGTATCTAAGAAGGTAGTTGAGGAAGATGAAGAAGAGGAGGAAGAAGCAGAAGATGCCGATGACTCTGACGAGGATGAAGAAGAGGAAGAAAAGCCCAAGAAGAAGTCTTCAAAAGCTGCTCCTGCTAAAAAATCAAAAAAGGTAGAAGAAGAGGAAGAAGATGACGAGGAGGATGAAGACGAAACCGAAGAAGAAGATGAGGAAGAGTCAGACGATGCTGAGGATGACGGACTGGACGACATGGACAGAACGGAGCTGAAGAAGTACATCAAAGAGAATGACTTGGAAGTATCGGTTAAGAAGTCTATGTCAGACGATGACTTGCGTGAAGCTATCCGAGAAGCGATGGGTGGTGATGACTCCGATGAGGAGGATGAAGACGAAGAAGAGGAGGAAAAGCCTGCGGCAAAAGTTTCTCTGAAAGACATCAAGAAGAAACTTGCTGGTAAATAATTTCATCTACTTTCATATTGTTAACATTGAGATAAGCCAGCGGTTGAAATATATCGTTGGCTTATTTCTTATAAAGCAAAAAGTTTATGGCGAAACAAAAAAGTATTATTGATAAGATTGTCGACAAATTCAACTCTGAGGATGTCATTAAGTTCTCCGATAAGGACGGATTCAAAGACGTGAAGAGCTGGGCACATACAGGCAGTCCTACGCTTGATTATAACCTTCGGACTTTCGGACTACCGACTGGTATCATAGAGATAGCAGGCAAGAGCCGTAGTGGTAAAACAACGTTGGGACTTATGGCAATGAAATACTTTCTTCAGGAAAATCCAGAGGATGGTATTGCGGTCATTCTATCAAGCGAAAACCGAGATAACAAAGACTACGCATTGCAGCTTGGACTTCCAGTTCATCGCATCATTATCATCAAAGTGAAATATGTCGAAGCAATGTTCATGCAAGTAAAGAAACTTGTTATGGATGCTGATGAAGTTTTGAAAGCTGAGAAGATGAAGCCCAAGTTCTTTTTTCTTTGGGATAGTCTTGGAGCAACTCTGTCGAAGTCCGAGCTTGATACCATGGAAGAGAATACTAAGCGGTTGGAGAAGGAGCTTCAGAAAGGTTCAGAGGTTGAGGACATTGAGTTGAAGAACGAGAAGATGATGGCATTTGCGAAAGAAGCTAAGAAGTTTGCGAAGTCTATCATGTCCGAAATGTACACCCATATAATGCACTTTGTAATGCTGAATCACCAGTACGAGCAAAGCACTATGGGTATAACTACCAGAAAGAGCACAGGAGGTGAATGGGTTGAGCTTATGCCTACTATTCGTTTGTCGATGAAACTTATCAAGCATGAAAAGATTGATGACGTAGAAGTCGCTCAAATAACCGAAGTGAAGGTTGTGAAGAACGACTTTGGAAGCCGAAAGAAAACCGATATACGCATATTACTTGGTTACGGTATTATCTTATCTCAAGAGGATATTGATTATGCTTGCGAGGTAGGAATAATCAAAAAAGAAGGAGCAAAGAAAATGAGCTTTTTGAATGGAAAGCTCACGTGGAGTTCTCCGAGAGAGTTATTCAAACATTACTACGACCACAACAAAATGCTGGTAGTTCTGCATAACAAAATCAAGAAGTCTATGCAGAATGATTTGGTCGATTTGAAGAAGTCGCTGGCTAATGGGCTTGAAGAGGAGGATGACGATTAACAGCGTTTATAAGGAAAATGTGAATTTATGAAGAAACAAGCAATTGGAATACTTGTAAATGACGTTCATCTTGATAAGGACAACGGTGAGTTGGTGAAAGACATTTTTCGTCAGCTCATCAGTCTTTGTCGGGAGTATGACACCAACCGTATAATCTGCGGTGGAGACGTATTCACCAACCGTTCAGGTCAGCCGTTACAATGTTTGACCGATTGGAAAGAAATACTTGTTATGCTATCCAAAGAGGATATTGAATTGCACGTCATTCCAGGCAACCATGATAAAACGGATAGCGATGATGAGAAAAGTTACTTGGATGTTTATTCTGAGCCTTGCGTTAATCTGTACCGCAGCGGTGTTAGGAAGTTTATTGGTGGAGTGGTTATGGCGTTCATTCCGTACTTCAAAGATGATAAGTGGCTTGAAGAATATGCTAAGGTTGAAGAAGACATAGAAGAGAATTTCAAGGACGGAGATATTGATGAAGATACTCCGTTAATATTGATAACTCATTCAGGCTTTGACGGAGTAGTAAACAACGATGGGTCAAGAGTATCTTCAATCATCAAACCTTCGATGTTTGAAATGTGGACGAAGGTATTGATTGGACATTATCATAATGCGTCTAAGTTAGCAGATAACGTTATATATACTGGCTCTGCTTATCAGAACAATTACGGAGAGAATATCACAGACAAAGGCTTCACAGTCATATTCGATAACGGTTCAACCAAGTTCGTTCCTTCTAAGTTCCCGAAGTATATCAAGGAAGTCATTGATGCGAATGATAAAGAGACTTTGATGAACTTGTTAGAGAAATACGAAGGAGAAGAGTTTGACCATATTCGTTTTGTATTCACAGGAAAGAAGGTTGATTGCCAAAAGATAAATATTGCTGAGATTCAAGGAAAGTACGGAATTGATTGTAAGTTTGAGGCGACTGAAACGGCAGAAGCAATCGAAATATCCGAGTCAGACAGCGTTCTGTCCTATGATAAGAAAACGATAACAAAAGACTTCTTGAAGTTCTGTACGGAGAATGATATCAAGGGAACGAAATTCAAGTATGGTTTTGATTTAATAAAGCAAATGAGATATGTGGAACCCAAGTAAGATTGAGATATATAATTTGTTCGCTCATAAGGAGTCAGTATATGATTTCAAGAATAACACTTGTACCGTTATCTTTGGGAAGAATGACACTGACCGTGGGTTGGAAAATAACGGAGCTGGTAAGACAACGTTGTTTGAAGCAATCTGTATAGCTCTTACCAATGAGAGCCTACGAGCCATTAAAAAAGATAGTTTCATAAATCGGGATGAAGAAGAATGTAAAATTGTATTTCATCTTTACAATCCTGTATTGAAAATGAAGCTCCGTATCAGTCGTCAGTTCTTTCGTGGAAATAAATCAGCAAAGATTGAGATATGGGAAAACGACAAGTTGAATAAACAAGTCGTATCAGTAAACGAAGCAAACAAGCGAGTTCTTGAACTTATCGGAATAAGCCGTGAGGACTTGCTAAGATACTTCATAATCAGTCAAGACAATCGGTACACGTTCTTCACAGCGAGCGATGGGGAGAAGAAAGAAATCATGAACCGTATTACTTCTGCTGATATGATTAACCCAGTCATTGAAGAGCTTGATTTGCGTTACAAAGAAAAGAATGCCGAATACAAAGAGATTGATGATGAGATAGGTAAGTTATCTGATAAGAAGGAGCTATTGGTGGAGCAAAGAGAAGAAGTGCTTGCTAATGATAATACCGAAGAGGAGTTGAAAGAGCTATCCGAGAAGATAAGCGAAGCTGAAGAAGAGATTGGTGAAATTGACGGTAACTTGGATAAGTGGAAGAAAGCGGTCAAAACGAGAGAGGAGCAAATTCAAGCAATAACGGTTGAAGATACTACTCAATTGAAAAAAGACCGAAAGAAGCTCAAAGAGGAAATGGAAGAGCTTGACTCAGAATTATCCGAGAATAAAAGAACGGAAAAGAAACTCAAAGCAGAGTTGGAAGATACCATAACTTGTCCGAAATGTAATCACGAGTTCATCCATGAGTCAGAATTGGAATTGTCGGTTGAAGATACGAAGTCATTGCTTGCTGAAGCTCAAAGCGAGATTAAGAAGCAGACAAAGAAATACGAAGCAAAAGAAACCAAACTCAAAAACCTCAACAAGAAGATAAAGGAAGCCGAGCGAGCCGAAGAACTTGTTGGAGAGATTGAGGAGGAGAAATCAACGTATGAACGTAAAATCAAGAATAAGACCGAAGACAAACTGGAACTCAAGAACAAGATAGGGAAATGGGAAGAAGAGAAACGAGCTATCAAGAAACGAAAGAAAGACGACAAATTGCTAAACAGTCTCAACCAGCGTATCGGGGAATGTGATACCGAGATAGAGAAGTTGACCAAACAGCTCTTACCAATCAGCGAAGAAATGGATACAATCAAGTTCTGGCAGTTCAATATGGGACGTTCAGGCTTCATGACGTATCTTGCTAATAAGTCAATCAAAATAATTGAAGGCATCACGAACAGCTATCTGAGAAAGTTTGGCGTTGATATATCGGTATTGATTAACGGCTTCACAATTCTGAAATCGGGAGAAGTCCGAGAAAAGATTGACGTGTTTGTTTTGAATGACGGTGTAACTGCCGAGCTATTCATGGCGAAGTCAGGAGGAGAGCGTGGACGTGTAACGTTGGCAGGAGTTCTTGGAATACAGCACCTCATAAATCTATCTACTAATGGACGAGGGTTGAACCTTCTTTGCTTTGATGAATGCTTCCACGGAATGGATAGCAAGGGTCAAGAAAATATCATCAAAATCTTTGAAAAAATGGGTATAACTATTTTGGTGATAACCCAAAATGTTAGTGAGTCCTTCAACAATGAGAATACCTTATTTGTGGTTAAGGAGAAGGATGTCAGCCGTTACGTGTAAATCAAAACAAAGTTATAAACGTATAATATGAACTGTGTAAACTTTTATTATAGATGGAAGATAAGAAATGGATAAAATTCATTAAGGATAAGAAGTTGATAGCAATTGACCCTGGCAAAGATGGTGGAATTGTTGTATTTTCGTTGACCAGAAACGAAATGATTGAGGTCATTCATATGCCTGAAACTCCTCAATTCATAGAAGAGTTTTTCAATAAGTATCGTCATAATTCAATCTGCTATCTTGAAAAAGTAGGAGGATTGCCAGGAATGGGAGGAAGCTCAATGTTCAATTTTGGAAAAGGCTTCGGACACTTGGAAATGGCTCTTATATGTAAGAAGATACCGACTATGGAGGTTACTCCTCAGAAGTGGCAGAAAGAGTTACAAGTGGGCAATAAGGGAAAGAAAACGACTACTCAATGGAAGACTAAGTTGATGGAACGAGCTCAACAAATTTATCCGAGCGTTGGAAAGCAATTCAATCTTAAAACTAAACAAGATTGGACGAGAGTTTCAGACGCTCTTTTGATTTTGGAATACGCAAGAATAATCGAAAAGCATAAGTGATATGAAATTTGTATGTAGAAACGAACAATGCGAGAGATACGGAGTTGAAGACGAGTATTTCAGCAACTCTTATAAGGTCATTGGAGGTAAGTTAGTTAGCAACAACGCTCCTTGTCCTTGCTGTGGAGAGATAAGAGAAGAAATCAATCCATATAAAGACATTCCGCTATCGGAAAAGAATATTGAGATTGGTAAGTATTCCAGTGCGTCGCCTGAAGATAAACGAGAAATGTTGAAGAAGCGTTCTCATGACCACTTTGAAAAGGAAATAAAACCGTTCAAGGAGCATCAGCTGCACGAGACAGTTAAACAATTCAAAGAAACAGGGAAACCATAACGTTATGAGTTTAGGGAGCGTGTACTTCAAAGCTGATTATCATTACAGAGCAGACTTCGTAAACCGATGTATTGCGATAATCAGATACTCCAAAGACGAAAGGAGGGTGAGAGCATATAAGAATTTGGTATTCAAAATGATGAAAGATATTGTAAATAAAAATATCTGCAATTATCTCAATCTGCTTCAGAATACCGAAATGAAGGACATGCCCGATAAAGACGAGTTGATTGCTGATTGTTATATAATTTTCGATAAGTGCTTGGAAAAGTATGTGATTAAAAAAGGTTACAATTTTTATTTCTATTTCAATAAGTCGCTATCAAGAAACTTTTACCGAGACTATCAAAAGGAGTTTCAACGTAGTAACAATCATGTAGAAGTATCAGAAGCATTGGAAAGTGTAAACAAAGGCTTTCACGATTATCGGGAGCCTGATACAACCGAGCTACTAATGACGCAGCTTGGGTTTAATGAACTGGAAATAAGGATATGCCGTTCAAGAATGGCGGGTCAAAAAACTTCTGAGTTCTTGGAAGAAAATCCAGATGTTACAAACGGACAATATTCACGTTGTCTGAAACGTATAAAAGAAGTCTTACAACATTCAAAAGAAGAAGGAGAAATTTGATATGGAAAGCAATATCTACCAAAAGGCTATCGAACAGTTGGTAATGGAAGGTCATACAATCCTTCAGGTAGCTACACCGAATAAAGATGAGTTTTTCTTTTTTGCCGTATATAAGTGGCAAGAAGGATATTTCAACACCGCTCAGTCAATTGACTTCAATACTGTGGAAGGTGTAAACATTACAGAGTTTCTAAGTAAGAATGCAGCAATGTGTGCCAATAGAACAAATTTCATAGCACAGTTCAACCGAGTTATGGAAGAAGGTACGTTGGTACGTTGCGAGTTCACCAAAAGCTCCGTATGGTACAAATGGAGTGCTCCAAATGGTACTAAGAAATTGTAATATGAGACCGTCAAAATATCAAAGAGTTATATACAAAGTATTTCAAAAGACAAAGAAGGATATAAACATTTCAGCGGTCGCAGGTTCAGGGAAAACTACTGTCTTATTGGAGTTATTGAAATATATTCCGAATGACGCAAGTTCCCTGTTCCTTGCTTTTAACAACTCCATTATTGACGAGCTAAAAGATAGGAACAAACGAAGGGATGTTGAGATAATGACAATCCATTCTTGCGGTTGGCGTTCTATTCTGAGTCGTTACGGAGGAAAGGTCAAGATGAATCCAAACAAGGGTATTGCTAAGACCGAGCGAGCGTTGAAGGGTTTTGAAATTCCTGAACAGAAAAGAGGTTGGTACTATTTCATCATTCCAAAGATACTTGACCTCATGCGTTGTAACTTGTGCGAGAATACCGAAGAAGCTATCAACGAGCTATCCGAACACTATGACTTGAATATCGGAGAAACGGAGTTGAAAGTTGCTATGAAAGCCTTTGAGTTGTTAATTAAGGATAAAGGTCAATTTGATTTCATGGACATGATATACGTTCCAGTGACTGACCCTTCAATCCGATTCAAGAAATACGATTATGTGTTTTGCGATGAAAGTCAAGACTTCTCAATATGTCAACATCAGTTCATAAAGAATTGTTTGAACCGAAAAGGAAGGTTGGTGACCGTAGGAGACAAAAGGCAAGCAATATATGGCTTCGCAGGAGCTGACTCAGAAAGTTACGAGCGACTGGCGAACATTAACGGGCAAGCAATTAAACTGCCTTTGAGCGTGTCTTATCGTTGTGCCGTTAATATCGTGAAGGAAGCTCAGAAAATCGTACCTGAAATTTCATACGCTCCGAATGCCGAAGAAGGGATTGTCAAAGATGGTAGTCTGACCGAGATAGAGCAGGGTGATTGGATACTTTGTCGAAACTTGAAACCATTAGTTCAAACCTATCTATGGCTGATGAAAAATAAAATCAAGTCAAAGATACGAGGAAAAGAAATTGGTGAAGGCATTCTTGGTTTGATAAGCAAGACAGGAGCTAAGACAATCAACGGCTTGTTCTCTATGCTTGAGGTTGAAAAGAATAATCTATTGAGGAAGCTGGAGAAACGAGGAGTGAGGAAACCGAGCCTACACCCGAAGATGGAAGTGCTTCAACAAAAGATAGAAGTTATTGAATGTCTTTGCGAGGAAGTTGAGAGCGTACCTGAATTGAAGAAGCTGATTAACAACATTTTTAGCGATGATATAAAAGGTATAATGTTATCTACTATTCATAAGGCGAAAGGCTTAGAGAATGACCGCATTTTCTTCCTATGCCCAGAATTGATACCGAGTAAATATGCTACTCAACCTTGGCAGTACGAGCAAGAAGCTAACTTGAAATATGTAGCTATAACAAGAGCAAAGAAAGAACTAATATATGTTTGGGGAAATACTTTCAACCAAGACATCAAAGACAGAGTTATTATTCAAAAATAGAAACATTATGGAAGATATTGGAAAGAAAGCTCACGATGATGAGTTCAATAAAGGAAAAGAGGATATTGGAAAAGCTCCGAGAAAGTTCATACCAGTTCCCAAAGTAGATAAGAAAGGCGACAAAGGCAAGAAACCTGATAAATGTAAAAAGTAATGGATAAACCAGCAAAGCCCAAAGACACGTTCTATCTTTTCAGAAGAAAGAGAAAGGAACAAGAAGGATATGAATACATTCAGCATATCGTTTCTCCGAGTCATGACAATGGACTATCAACGTCTTGTTGTCCAGAGTACGCTTGGAGAGGCAATACACTTCTTGATATCAAGAAAATGAAATACTTGATAAGTATCAATCCATTCTATAAAGATAGCGATTGGGAGCTGGTCAAGTATGAAATGGAAATTGAAACTCCTTCTTGGTCACATCAGCCTGAAAGGAAGGAGTATGAATGTTTGCATATCGGCAAATGGCGCAAGCTATCGAATGACGAGTGCGTTGAACTTGAAGAGTATAAACAATTTGCGATAAAGAAATATGGTAGCAAAGGATAAACACTATTATTACAAGGGCAATGAATATGTCGTTGTAGGTTTCACGAAGATGAAATCAACTTTGAACGGACAATGGGTTGAAGCCGTTCAATATAAGAGAGCAGCCGAAGTAGATGACCCGAATGTCGAGCCGTTTACAAGAGAGCAAACGGACTTTGAATACAAGTTCATTCCAGTTATTCTTGAAGTAGATATGGAGATTGTAGCCGTATCTATGGGGAAGCTGGTAGCTGAATATAAAGTCACCGAAGTAGGAGAAGAGAATGCGACTGCAATAAGTCCTTCTGACGTTGAATTGGTAGTTTCTAAAAATGTAAATTCTGATGGAACTGTAACCAAAGTATCGGGTGGAGTAGCCTATACAGCCGACTATCTTGTAATGATGCCCGACATGAAGCAAAGGGTGAGCAATAGAAAGATTATTTCAGATATGTCAGGAGCCTTATCAGATGCCGCTGTAAGAGTGCAACAAATCAGTTCAAGCTCCGAGACGTATGACCTACAATCCGCACAAGCATCCATTGACCAAACTCTTGAAACGATATATCGTAAATTCGGAGTTTGATTATTTTCCATATTCTTGATGTTTATTGAGTGAAGGAGGGTGTTACGGCATTCTCCTTTTTCTTTTACAAAGTTACTTATAAAAGTATTAACAATAAATTGTAAATTATGTATCAAAGAAAGTACACGCCAGAAGCTATTACGGAGCTTCAAGAAAATGAAGTTTTTGTATTCGGGAGTAACGAAGGAGGACTTCACATGGGAGGAGCTGCAAACGTAGCTTATCATAAATTTGGAGCATGCTGGGGAGAAGGCAAAGGTCACCACGGTCAGTCGTATGCTATTCCAACTTTGGATAGCAAGTTGGAAAAGATTACAAGAACGGAATTGAAAAAGAATATTGCTGAATTTGTAAGATATGTTCTGATGAACCAAAATCTTACATTCTACCTTACTAAGATAGGATGCGGAATTGCTGGTTGGGATATTGAGGATGTCAAAGAATTGTTTTGGCAGGTTATCGAAGAAGAAAGAACGGAGGAAGCAAGTGAACAATTCCTTCCTGCTAATTTAATAATTCCTCAAGAATTTATGCCATGAAGAAACCGAAAGTACCAAGGAAGCTCAAGAAAGAGTTATGCAAGGTTGATTGTATAGAACAAACAGCTGCTTATGTAATTCCGCCAGTTTGGAGAGTTAAACTCAAGGAAGGTGTTACATTGAATAAATGGACAAAACGTCTTATCAACAATATATACCGAGAAAAGAAAAGAGCCTATAAACAAATGTCCGAGGCAGCACTTGAAAGACAAATGAGTTGGGCTCAAAAAGGTATTTACCCAATAGATAGCTTTGAAGAAAAGATGCGTTCAAAGTTTCCTGACGAGTTCCGAAGAGAGTATTTGAATGAGCCTGTATTACCAAGAGACTTGGACGGTTTAAGACCTTCTTGTGTAATAATAGACGACATGGGAGAACAATGGCAACCTGCTAATCAAAAAGAGGTTGAAGAGTTCTTGAGGCGTTGTAACATTTGGCCTCACGTTCAGGAGCCTGACGGGAATGGAGTTGCTATTTTGAAACTTCCTTCCTTATCGAAGGAGAAACTTGAGAACTTCAAAGCAGAGTGGGAGAAATGGGCGAGAAGTTCTCAACCGATAACAGTCATTGACCCTGAAGCAAGCATAGAGTTCATTCCAGCCAAAAGACCTCACCGACTACATAATCATCCAAGAATGGAAGTTGAGCTTGGAGTTTCTTCCGAAGAAGTTATTGTTGATATAGAGTTTGTTCATTTGTTCCGAAACGCTATGGCTATAAAGAATGATGAAGAACATTTCATAGTTCACAAGAAAGAGTTTTTGGAGATTTTAGATAGCAAGGGGGGGGGGGCAGCGATGAAGCTGACAACCTTCTCAGACCGAGCTACGAAAGAAAACGCTTTGAAGGACGTTTATAATTTGCTTGCTTTCTCATATAGGAGCGTTGCGGGCGGTTTTCTTTATAAACCGTTAGACTTATTATCAAAGGATAAAACAACGTGGCATACGTGCCTACAAAATGGTAATCTTAAATGCGTAATGATACATAAAGATACCCACGTTGGTAAGAAAGTCATAATGTGCGGTTGCGATGGAACGAAGGAGGGGAAGAAAGCGTTGCTTGAAATTCTTTTGAATTGTTTATCCGATAAGTCCGAAAGGTATTGGTGCGAAGCGAGCGATGTAATAGAACATTGGTTGATAAAGCACGGTATGGAGCCTCACCCGAATGAATGGGTTGCCGAGCTATTGGAGAAAGAAGGAGAAAAGATTGAGTATTGCGATGACGGTCATCATTATATACGCAAAATAAATGGTATTCCGAAAGTTAAAGCTATCTATGGAAATTTGTGCTACGACAACATCAACTCTTGATATAGTAAAGAGTTTGGTAAGCAGGATGAACGACTTTGAATTCAGGTACAATACCAATATCAATCGTCTTGCTTACCAAGAATATAAGAAACAATTGCGAGAAGCGTTCAACCGTCTCCGATACGAAAGTTGCGAGGACTGGGAAGAAGCTAATCAATATATACAAAACAATCTCAAAGTATTGAGTATATGGTAATATGAAGAAACTTGACAAAGATAAGATACTGGGTGAGCCAGTCTTTCCGCTATCCGAGCCGATTGTTGATAAAAGCAAGCCAAAAGTAAAGATTAAACAAGTACCAACGAATTGTCATACAGGCAAGCTATCTTATCCAACGGCAGAGGATGCGGAAAGAGCCACAAAGTTATTAAAGAAGAAACATAAAGGAGGCACGAAATGGTACAAGTGCGATTATTGCGGACAATACCATTTGACTTCGATTAAGAAACAACGAAAAGGAAAGATGAGGTTTTAATGTATGCAAATGTAGTTATAAAAGAAGCGTTGAGAATATTGAAGGCTCAGGAGCCGAATATATTGGTAATAAGAGACGATGAAGATTATGAATCAGTATTGCTATTTTATCGTATCGAAAAACCTGAAAGAGAAGCTCTCAAACAAATGAGAGAGCTTGGAGTTGTTTACTATCCTAAACATAAAGCGTTTGGAATATCCGAAGATTGGCTGAATGACCTTTCAGAAGCTCCGAGAGAATGGCTTGATTTGGATAAGAAGATAACCTTCAGGCAAGACATTGAGAAGGCAGCAAGAGAACGTTTGCCCGACTATTCGAGATTTGAATACAAAGAACAAGTTGTAAGAATAGAAGTTTTACATCAGGTAACTGAACTCAGACCTACGCAAACATTACAAGATGGTTTTGTAGAGTTTAAGAAATTCATTGTAAGATTTGCTTATTCTGATACTGGTTTCATATTGTTAGATATAAAAGAAAGCGTGGTATGAATAAACCTATAATCAAAGAATGCCTTGCCGACAACGGTGAACATTCTCATTGGGAGCTTATAAACTCCGATACTGGAGAAGTTATTTGGACGGAGGGTAAATTTAATCCAAAAGATTATGATTGTTTAGCAGGAGTTTGTCCTGCGTTAGATGACCCTGATTGTAAGTCTTGTTCTTTGAAAAGATTAAAGAAAGTTGAATCGAAAGAATAACTGTTATGTGCCGCAATTCGTAGGGTAAAAGAAAGAGACTGTATAAAGGTTTATTGGCCAAAGTATCAAGACATCTACAAAATAGAATTGGGTTGGAGACATCCAGATATTCTACACCGATTTAGTAAGGAAGTATCACGCAATCTGAATGACCAAGGCTTTTACACTTCCAAAGGACGTTTCGTGACAAGAGAAGAAGGATTGGAGATAGCAATAGCAGCAGGTCAGGTTGATAATATTATCGGAGGAGTATTAACCAAGTGAAGATTTATATTGATATGAAAAATAAAATGATTGTAAGAAAATGAAACCTTATTTGCCTACGTTTAACGTATATCGAGCAAAGTTCATTGCTACGTTTGAGAACGGTGAAGAAATAGAGGATGAATTGGAGTTCGGCTATTATCGTAGAGTTACAACCGTAGCAGGACAAGAGTATCTTGTAAAAAGAGAGGCAAGGAACAAATACAGAGGATATAAAAAGAAGTATGGGCTGCTAATAGATGTAACCGTATTAGAATTTGTAAAAGTAGAAGGAAATGACACTGAAGGAGCTTGAAGACATATTAATGTTGAAAGATGAAAATGTAGAGATACGAGAAGACAATCCATTCGCTTTTCGTATCTTCATTTATTCACTAATGGGTAAAAGGAAAATATTGTCATATTTAGATAAAAGAAAAGAATTCAAAGTGACCAAAATATCCGACTACCCAGACCAAGGCAAACAATATCCTATTTGCGTACTACGTATGGAAAGATTGCGTATAGTGAAGAAAAGGAAGAAACCGAAGCGAAACGCAACCGATAAGACTTGATACGCAATTATAAGTATAGGTAAACATTGTAAAATCGCAAATTAAAGATGGAAGATAAGAAACAAACCGTTATACCAGAGGACGTTGTAAATCCAAAGGAGTATAAGAAGATGCTTGCCTTGGAAAGACATCCTATTATTCGCAACACTACCTATATAAGTAGTGAAGGTGATGAAATCAATATAGGTATGCTGCCTCATAGGTTGAAGAAATACATAGAACATCTCAGTCCCAAAGAGCAAGAGGATATATTGGAGCTCAAGAGAAAGTATAATCAGATGCGGGCAAAGATAAGCACCGCAAAGTCTCTTGCTTATGGGAGAGCTGGGAGATACGGAGGAGCAAAGAAGGAGGATATGGCTATATACAAGCTCAGTCCTTTTGAGGAAGATATTATTGAGTTGCTTGGACGTATGTTTACCGTTGCCGAGGTTGTACGGATAATGGGAGAGGATAACGGAGTAATTGTCAACGAGGATGATGTCAAGGGAATACTGAAGAAGCATATCGTTGAGATAGAGAGAAAGCGTGAAGACTTCCGAAACCGAGTAACAGACGTCAGACTATATAACAAGAGACCAAGACTGGAGGAGCTTGCTTGGATGTATAGTAAGATGAAAGCAAGGTATGTTGCGTTGAACGGAATAGATGCGTACAACTCTATGCTTCGTACTTTGGAGCAAATTCGCAAGGAAGCAGAAGGGGACATTCTCAATATAAACGGAGTAGTTGATGTCAATATCGAAGTAACAATACAAAACCATATCCAGAAAGAGATATTGCGGACAATCAACCTCAAAGAGATTATCTTGGGAAGGGTTGCTGCCCGAATGAACTATGACCCGAAGAAATTGGTTGCTGGGTTACATAATAGCTACTATGCTAAGTTTGTCGATATATCGGGAGACTATGACCCTGATGCTGAAATGAGTTATCCTTCCAACTCAGCCTACGATTTTGCTATGATAGAGCGTACCGCTGGGAAGGAAGTAATGGACGTCAAGGCAGAAGATGTTACCGAAGCCGAACGCTCATCAGCTACGAATGTCAAAGACTTGTTCTTGTCTAAGATAAGGAAGCAAAAGCAAGACATGGAAGCGAGAGCAGCAGGATGGGATGCGGAAGCCGAGAGGAAAAGACCTGTTGCGGAAGATGAGGAGGAGTTTGACCGAAGCTCCGCTGGAAGAGGTAAAGACAAGATACCACCGAGCAAAACGAAAGCTGGGCAGTACAAGAATAAGAATAAGCCGTATGGTAAAGAAGTTAAGACTAAGAAATAAAACATTGTAAAAGGCATAGGAATTATGAAAAAGAAATTGTATGTAGTTGGGTTTGCTTTTGAAGGCAACAAAGTAGCTCTTATAAGAAAGACTCACCCAGAGTGGCAGGCTGGATTACTTAATGGAATTGGCGGTCATATTGAAAAGAATGAGAGCCCAATGAAGGCTATGATAAGAGAGTTTGAAGAAGAAACTGGGTTGAAAGTAGAAGATTGGGAGCAATTTTGCTGTATGGAATTCAATGATGCAATAGTTTTCTTCTTTCGAGCCTTCAATATCAACTTATCTTTATTGAGAACTACAACTGAAGAGGAAATTGTAATTGATACCTTACCAGATATTGAAGAAAATAAGTACATATACAATATTCCTTATATGCTCACAATAGCAAGAGGGGAAAGATTTTATTTAGACATAACAGCTACAAAAAGAAATTAACTATGGATATTCAGAAATTCATTGAAGACAATATTCCTAACGTAGAAGCGAGAGGAGAGTTTGACGAGTACAAGACGTTGAAAGAATGCCTTGCTAATCCAAAGCTGTATGACCGTTCTCAGGCAGCGGACTTGTTTGAGAAGTTCTTATATGTAAAAGATAAGTTGTTTGGGGAGGCAATGGACAATTGGTTAAAGAAACGAGGGAGTAAATAAGCAAGGTTTATTATATTGTCCGCTCTGAAAGGAGCAATTACAATTCTAAGATTTATATTTTACCAATAAGCTCTGGGCTGTGAAGTTCGGAGCTTTTTTTTATTGGTAAATTCTACACCTTTTGCTAAATAAAAGTTAAATATTGCCCAAAATTAAAATTTCTCCAAAAATAATTGGTAAAAAGTTTTGCCGTTTCGCAAGAAGTTCGTACCTTCGTACTGTAATTGGTAACGAAATAAGTTTAACAATCAAAATATCAAAGTCATGAAAGCAGTAGAATTAACAAAGAACGAAAGAGAAGTTTTGGAAGCAATCGTAGCTAACGCAAAGAAGGTAGGTGATTCAGGAGTTGAGTTCATTCTTCAGGACGTAGCGAGAGAAACAGGCAAGAATATCCGAAGCGTATCAGCGACAACTGGAAGCCTTGCTAAGAAAGGCATGCTGTTGACTTCTAATGGAGACAGTTACTTCGATGGAGAACTTACAGAAGCTGGACTTCATGAAGTAGAAAGTAGCAACGTTAATAACGAACAAGAAGTAAAACAATCAAATAATTCAAAGAATATGGCAACAAAGAAAGCAAAGACCGTAAAGGTGGAAGACAGCAAGAGTGTAAATAACGCAGTTGATAACTTCGATGCTCCTGTAATGGACGAGCGTATTGTAGCACTAAACTCTTACAAAGCTCTCAAGATGTCGGCTATTTCCAAGAGCAGACGTCCAGAGGCAAGAGAACTTAAAGACCTTGCAACGTATATCCTTAACAATTGGGATAATCTTGCCGAGTTGAAGAAAGTTCAACATTCAGCAAACGAGGGTACTGATGTAAGTGCAGACCGCAAAATAATCATTGCTATAATAGATAGCCGATTGAAAAACTTTGAAGACGCAAGCAAAGCGTGTGAGGAAGCGGTCAAAGAAACTAAAAAGGCTGAGCAAGCTCCGAAGGCTAAAACCGAGAAGAAGGAAACGAAGAAATCTGCCCCTGCTAAGGCAAATAAGGCTGATAGCAAGAAAGCAGAGCCGAAAGCGAAGGAAGAGAAACAACCGAAGGAGAAGAAAGCGGAAACTGCCCGCAAAGTGGGAGACGTTCACCCTAATCACCCGACTTGGGTATGGACGGAATATAAGCCTGGCAAGTTCGATTGGAGAACTAACCCAGCCGATAAGAAGCAAGGACAAAGAACAGACAAGGCAACGACTTCTGCAAAGAAGTCCGAGCCTAAGAAAGACACGAAGAAGGCAACAAACAAGAAGGTGGCCAAAGGTGGTAAGGTTGAAACCGAAGCTCCGAAGAAAGACGAGAAGAAGGAATTGACAATTGACGAGTTCGTTGCTCTGCCTACCAAGAGTACTAAGACTAACAAGAAACCGAGCGAAGCCCAAAAGGACGCATTAAAGCTCATTATGAAAGGTTATCGGATAACGTCTGATAAGAAGTTCTTTGAGAACGCAGAAGGCGATAAGAAGGCATGTAATTGGGATAGCATAACAGCCTTATTTAAGAGATACGGAATGGATTATGTACCCGAAGGACTTGTAAAGAAATGACTAAGGGAGAAATGATTCAAGAATACTACGACAAGGCAGTTGAGCTTGCTGAGTTAGAAGGTAAACAACTGCCCGATATAGAGGACAAATATTGGAACTTCATAACTTCCAAAGCAATCCGTAAATCAACTGCTTTGTCGTATCTAAGAGGAATGAGAGCAAAATGGATAAGAGCAAAGAAAATAGCCTGATTGTAGAACTCCGTACCTTTGCCAAGTTAATCGGAGAAGAAGGAAGACAAGCGGAGTTCTACCGTCAGATGCTAAAAGACGCAAAGCCTATTGAGGTTGTACGATTATCGGAGGTGTTTACAGATACCGAGATAAAGGCAATAAAGAGGTTTGTCAACCCAAAGGTCAAGGAATGTTACCGCAACGCAACATTATTCTCCCATATCTACCCAGAGGTAAAATATATCGAAGGAAAGATGACTTGCTGCGGAGCATTCGGAATAGAGCACGCTTGGAATAAGGTAGGCGACAAATACGTTGATATTACCATGGAGCTTGTTCTTGACCGAGACCCAACGAAAGAGGAGTATATGGCTTTGGGAGAGTATGACCAAGAAACCGTTGTTAGCATCTGTTCTGAGGTAGGCTTCTATGGTAGTGTGTATCCGATATTGTATAACAAACAAAAGTATAAGAAATGAGCAAGAACGACTTACAGAAGGTCAAAGCCTTCTATGCAAAGCAAAACGACTGTCCGAGCCTTAAATGGACAAGGGATGCTAACCGAGTACAGAGAGCTGTTTGTACCAGAGAAGGAAATGCAGGAGGAGCTTGCAAGTACAATCTTTGCCCCAAAGTTAATAGTAACAAACAATCGTAAATTAAATTGGTATGACAAAGACAACCGTAGCAAAACTCAAGAAAGGAGAGTTTTTCAGACTATCCGAAAGCGAGACGGCTCCAGTATGGATAAGAGGTGAATATGTACGTTCTGAAAAGAAGTACTCATGTACGAAGTTCGATGATATAAATCATGAGAACTGGTTTAAGGGAAGCAAGGAAGTATTTATTGATTTTGAATTTTAACAATATGGGAAAGTTATATGACCGCTTACAAAAGCAATTAAAATCGGAGGAGTACAAGAAGGATGCCGAAGATTGCCTCAAGATATATGAGAAACTCAAAGAAATGAATAATGGTAGCGTTTGGGAGTCATCATGGAACCCATTAACAACCGTTAAGTTTGTAGGAACATATCCAAATTCCGAAAGGATATATAAACCGAGCCAAGAAGGTTACGTGTTCCTGAAAGGTATTGAGGAAAAGAAGGAGCGTGAAGCAGGAGTTCGGTACATATCAGTGCAAATGGCTATTATGAGTCATCTATCAGATGCGCAAGAATTATCTAAATTTCCTTTTGAAGAATATATCAAAAGTATGAACGACAAGATAAACTTCGCAAAGCAATTAGTATTAACATACCCTGATACGACAATCGAAGTATCGGAGAACGAATTGAACGAGATATGGAGGCAAACAATAAAGTAGCGATGGAGACTATGCAAGACAATCTTTCTTTATCAGAGGAAGAGAAGTTGAGAAGAGTCAAAGAAGCAAAAGGAGGCACTTGGTATGACGGTTGGAGACCGTATTGTATGATGTGCGACTTCGGAGGAAGAATGGACCAATATCCGTATGGATTCAGATGTCCTAAATGCGGCAATCTTATAGGATGGAATTTAACAAGGTTACAAGAATCACCACTAAACAACTTGGAAGAATGTCAAAGAAAGAGAAAATAACAAACCCATTGTATGGCGTTCTTTTTGAAACTATTGTTCTTGCTATGCTTAAACATCCAAAGATGACTAATAAACAAGTTGCGGAAGCAGCAAGAAAACGTAGAGAGGAGAAACGTAACAAATGAAATACTTCAAACGCTATCGAGCACGTATCAAGAGCAATCCGAAAGATACCTTGCGTTGGTATTATTGGAGAAAGGATATACTTCCACCAGTAGGAGTAGAACGCAATACAACGGAATGGTTCGATTGGATATGGGGTAAGACCGAAGGAAGGAATTTGGAGGGCATTGAAGTTATCGTCCAAGAACACGACTCACCAGCGTTCAGAGGAATGCTGAGATATATAAACGTAGTACATTACCAAGCAGGCAAATTCGGAGACTTTATCAATCAATTAGATTTGGATATAATAGAGTGTATTGGCGAGTTTGATGTATTAAACAGAAAGAAGAAATGAAACAATTTTTCAAACGACTATTTTGCTTACATAGCTCTTTGGAAGAAGTAAGCAGAGAACGATATTCAGTTATACGACAAGACAAGAGTATCGAAGGAGAGGTGACACTGATACTATGCCGTTGTAAGCGTTGCGGGCAAGAGAAGCTAATACCAATGGACAGAGTTCATTTTGATAACGAGCTGAAAGGCAGGGGGGGCAAGCAGCCTATTAGAAGCAATTCAGGGCAGTCTCCTGACCGTAGATAAAACGGAGGAGGGGAAACCTGCGGGATGGCATACGATGATGCTACGATGTGAAAGAATAGTGAAGGAGTGCTATAACAGCTTCGGGGTAGAGTTCCGAGATACGCACGACAATTTCTGTGACAGTCCAGCATTCTATGCTACAGCAAGTCCTGATTGGGTTATACAATATTATATTGATGAATTCAAATACATATTAAAACAATGATAGAATACAAAGTTAAGATGCTTGTATGCGTCAAACATTTAGAGATATATCTTGATAATGAGTTTGCGATAGGATTGGAATACAATTCGGGCATCTTTGCTATCAATTTACTATTCTTGAAAATAAACATATTTTAAGTCATGAGCAAGACACTAACAGAAGTAATGCCTGAGCTTGAGCAGATAGCAAAAGAGCTTGGTATCAAAGTAAACAATTATAAAGTCTTGGAAGAGTATCGGAGACGACACCCTGAAGAAATGAAATCTACAAAACAAAAGGAGGTCAAAGATGAAACATTTCAGTGACGAAGGTTGTAATTATACCGAAGAAAATATTGGGTGGGATAGCAAGCCCATAGGAGGTATTTCCCACGAAGAGGAGGAGCCTGAAAGACCGAAGATGTTCAGTCAAGGAAATCAATATACAGAAGAACAAACAGGATGTGATAGTAAACCAATAGGAGGATTCAGTGATGAATAAGAAATATAATATAGCAAAAGCTATCAACATACTGTTATGTATGGGTATAGTAGTAGCGATAATGCTTTGTGCGTACAATGCTTGGAGCCTGAACGGTGAATATACTCTATTCAGTTTCTTTGCTTCTTTGGTAATGCACGGAGCGTTGGGAATAATGATATATTGCGGAGTTGATTGGATACTCCGCAGAGTGTTTCACCAAATTAAGTAAAGATGAGAAAATTGATTATGTTGCTAATGTTAATAATCGTATCAAGTTGCGAGATTAACAGCTACCAACCAGTTCAGAACGAAGAAAGGACAGATGTAATAAAACAAGAGATTAAAGAAGAGCCGAGCGAATGGGATATATTCGTTGAGGCATTGATTCAAGTAGAAAGCGAAGGTAAAGCAGATGCGGTAGGCAAGACCAACGATGTAGGGATATTACAAATAACTCCGATATACGTCAAGGATGTCAACCGCATTCTTGGTGAAGAGAAGTATGACTTGAGTTGTCGTGCCGATACGGAGAAGAGTTTGGAAATGTTCGAGATACTTCAAGGACACTACAATCCCAGCAAAAGTATTGATAAAGCGATTAAGTTACACAATCCAAAAGCACCTCAAAGTTATCGAATAAAGATAATGAACAAAATGGAAATTATAAAATCGAATTTATCATGACAAAAGAAGAGTTCAAAAAGAAGTATCACGGCAAGTCCGTAAAGATTGAGCCGTCAATGCAAGTACGGCATCTTGGAGAGATAGCCGAAAGACCGAGAAGGATTCAAGAAATGTGTAAGCTCATGGGCTTGGAAGCTCATCAAGTTACCGTTCCAGCTCCGTATCTACTTATCACAATAGTAGATAAACAACAAGAGTATAGAACAAATGCTGAACCGCTTACTCCAATAGATGAAGAGGAGTTTTTGGCTGACTTTAAGGAAGCTCACGAAGAGCTGGAGTTTGGTAGGGCAAAGAAACTACTTGCTGACTTCAAGATTGAGTACGGAGAAATAAGCAAGAGTCCAACGACTTCTAAGGACGTAATGAGTACTGGATTCATTCAGGCTTATACTTCTAACGAAGCGAGCTTGTGGTGGCATCCAAACGGCAAACGCATTTTCTTTGTAAGAGGAGAAGGAGCGTTTTCAATAACCGATAAAGTTGAGGAGAATGCCTGAGACGAGAGAACGTGACCCAAGACATAACTTCATAGACTTCGTTGAAATGTTCTTTGTTCCTATTTGGGATGAAAGTCCGAGAGAAGGACAAATAACAATAATCGAAGTTCCACGACAGAAGTTTACAAGAGAGCAAAGAATAATGTTAAATCAAATAAAAGAACAAGCAGAAGATGTCGAATTTGAAGAAATTCAAGGTTAAGTTCTTTGGTAGCAAAAACCGAAAGGAACAAATCAAACAAGTTAAAAATCTTATCGTTGACGCTCCGAAGCGAGAAGCGGTTGAGGATGTACTACGTCACCAATACGGCTACGAGGTAATCAACGGATTGAAAATTCACGATTATGATACAGAATGATTTTGAAGAGCCGACCAACCCAAGAGAAGGAGCGTCAGCTGGATACGGATGTATAGCCGTTTTAGCGGTTCTGATAGTTATCGGTTGCTTACTACTTTTCAGCGGTTGCAACGGAGGGTTTGAACGCAAAGACCCAAGAGCAGTAACATATCGGGAGAAGGTAAGTGATACAGATACTTCGGAGGTATGGAGAAACGTCACCTATGAGCTTGTAAGTGTGTCTTATGATACTGTTCCGAAGGTACGGAGGGAACGAAGTACCATAGAGCCTGAAATTTTAGCTCCGAAAGTTCAAACCGTACCGAAAGACCTTGTTGATTTGAACGATTATCTTGGTAGCCCAGACGATGGGACTGACTGGAATTATACCGAGATAGACGATGACCAACAAAAGTATCTTGATAGCATAGGAGTTTATTGGGACAGTAACAAAGGATATTGGCGAAAGCGTTAAAAGTTTGGGCATTTTAGTTAAAAAGCGGAATTTCTACAAAGATTTTTCGCTTTTTCTTTTGCCGTTTATAAAATAGTTTCTACCTTCGTATTGTAAATAACAAAGAAAATGAAAACAAGAATAGCATTTCCAGTCATAGTCCTTGTAGTTGCGGTAGTAGCTAATTGGATTTATATAAAAGTAGTTTGGGGAAGTTTCCGAAACTTTATGAACGCTTGTTTAATCAAGTCGCTTATAGGAGTAGGATGTTTGGTAGTTATATTGTTAGCAACGTTAATAATCTCAAAAATCAAGAAATAATATGGCACTTATCATTTTGAACAATCAGGAAAAGAAAGATTTATTGGTATTATTGAAAAGCTCTGATAACGAGTGTTATGATAATATCATCAAGAAATTGCTAAAAGAGCCTATTTGGAAAAGCATCTTACACGCAATTGACGGACGTTTCGGCAGAAGAGTTCTGAAGGAGCAATACAGAGGATATTGGAGACTATTCACCTACGGTACATTGACTATCCTATTTATAAGGTTTGTAATGTTCCCGATATTAGAATGGTGGAGCGGTGTAGTAGATTTTATGAACTATGTAATTTGGGGTTAATATGAAAAGAGAAATTCACAAGTATGTTAAGCACGCAAGCGGTTGTTGCCCTGGTCATGATATGTATCCCAATGATACCTATCGAAATAATCGTTCCAAGAAAGCGAGAGCGAAAGGCAAAACTGTAGAACATAAACGAGTTCGGACTGGCGTGAAGAAGGAGGTTGAAAGGGCTCTTGAAGAAGAGAAACAAATTCAGAATGACCTTTGGGTTGAAGACGTAATGAAAGGAGGTTGGTGATATGGAAATTGTAAGATTTATATTCAGCAGTTTTTGGGTTTTCGTAGGTACGGTCATATTGATAGGAACATTGTTTCAAGGAATTGCTCAAGTTATCCGAGCTATTAAAGGAACGCAAGAGCCGAAAGATGATGACGACTGAAACGGCTCATAGGGTATTAGCCAAGATTGATTGGCAAGTAAAGAAGCAAGAGCGTTTCTTGAATTTATTACTCCGAGCCCAGCAATACAAACCTGCTGACCGAGAAGTAATATTGAAGAACGCTTGTTGGATAGATGGGACGGTTGAGACCCAATCTCAATACGCAAGAAACAGAAGAGAGAAGCTGATAAAGACTTATCGAAAGTTATATGATAAGTGGATAAAAGGCAAGTAAATCCAAACACATAGCAAGGTTGCTCGTGAACTCCAACCTTCGGGGTGATAAAAGACTTCGGAGGAGAAACTGGAACTCACGAGCAATCATTATTTTATTGTCTGACGAAACGTAACAATACCAAAGATAACCGCCAAAAAGATTTTGCTATAAGGGGGTGTTTAGGGGGATAATCTGCGTAAGCGTACATGTACATACGTAAAGCAAAAAACTTCCTTATCAGAAAATAAAGACATAACAAATAATTGAATGAACTTTCTTTGCTACTTTCTTTGGTTCATAAGGGGGTAACCATCAAAGTTATCCTATCCAGTAACATTGAAAAATTGTAAATATGAATTGTATTAAGAAATTTGCTCAGTGGCTTCTATCGGAGGAGCTTGCGGAAGAAAGAAAGCATTATCAGAAAATCAATGACGACCTACGAGCCGACAAGGAAGCGTTGGAAAAAACTAACGAATGGTTGAAGCGTTTAGCATTCGGGAGACGTAAACACCTTGTATCGCAATTAATGCTTGAATGTATAGTCAAGTGCCTACCAGACCCAAATGCGGTAGGAGTAGGCAGAATATCAGCAGCAGATATTAGCATACGGAACATGGGTTTTGTAGATGAGCTTGGTGGAAGGAAGTATGACCATAAGTGTTTCGTCAAGGAAATAACCGAGAACGAAGGAGAGCGAGGAGCGATTGTCCGCATAACCGACTACAACATGAATATCTTCATTCCGCTGAGAAAGGAGAATGTCAGTTATGAAGTGTATGGTGTTCAGACCGCAATAGAAACTTTCTTTTGGGACTTCTATGGAGCTGGTATAAGAATGTTGAGCGGAGAAGCATGGGCATTAGCCACAGAGTTTATAAGAGCACAGAACAACGTATTATCAGAATTTAGACAAGAAGGTTTGTTATGATAGTAAATCAAGAAAGTTTTTGTCGTCATTGGTGTAGTTCCGATTATGACAAGGTGATAAAAGAACAAAACGAGGAATGTGAAAGCATAGTTGCTTGTTCAAGTTCCGAGAATGGAATGAATCCAGATGCTTTCGCTGCTCAAGGATTGATGCTGAAATGTGAAGAGGACTTGTTTGAAGAAGCTCTTGTGAATTTTGCTAAGATTATGCATCACGCTTTCACAGAGTATAATCAAGGCAAGAAACCTGCGAGTCAAGTTCAATTCGGAGAGTGGTGGAAGAAGAAAGGTAACAAGTTTTTAGAAGCAATAAAGAACAAGTAATATGGTCAAAGTAAGAGTCAGTCAGATACCCGAAGAAAGCGGCAAACCGAAGTATCAAAAGAAGATGAAAACCTCAACGAAGAAGGCAAAGGACTTTGACGATGAGGAAGATGATGACGACTTCGGAGAGGAGCCTGAGGAGGACGAGCCGAAGCGGTTGAAGAAAACCATGATTAACTTCGGAGAGGAAGGAATTGTAATATCAGCCTATGACCTCAACTGTATCGAAAAGGATATGAGGTTTGTTGAGAAACCTACCGCTCACTGGGAGTTCGGAATAACGATAAACAAAGGACTCAATCCAGGGCAGTTCATCAATAAAACCGACCTTTCTATGTGGTATATGAAGGAGGAAGTCAGGGATGATAAATGGGACAGATTGATAGAACTCCTGAAATTAGAAGGTCTCAACGTTATCGAAATTTAGTAAACAGTTATAATACCGTTACATTTTGTTAAATTTAATTGTAAAGAAAAATGAAAAAGTATGAATTGGTGAGAGCCGTGTCCGAAGCCACTGGACAGACTCAGGAAGTAGTAAACAAAGTAATTGACGCAATGTGCCCGATTATAGTGAAGGCTTGCGTGGAAGATGGAGACGAAGTGAACCTGCCTACACTTGGTAAGTTCAAGCAGAAAATCAATCCTGCCCGCAAAGGTATCAATCCGTTGACTAAGAAGCCGTTGGATGTGAAGGAAAGCCATACGCTGAAATTCACTCCGACTACTACTATCAAGAAGGTGATTGAGCCGAAACCTGCGAAAAAAGCTAAGAAGTAACAAAAGACTTCTCAACCTTGTGCAATTCGGAGAACGGAGATTGGCGAATTTTGTTTGCTTTTCTCCGTTTCTTTTTCTCCCAAAGTTTATAATTACAATTTAACAAAGTAAATGTAAAAATGAAAGCAATAACAAAGAAAGACAAATTGCCGAAGTTCCTTGTTGTGAATGACGAGCCTGAAAAGAAGCCTTGGAATAAACATCTTCTCAAACCTTATAAGAAGGGAGAACTTGTCAAGGTAGCTCCGTTTGAGGAACAAGTAAGAAACGACAAGTATGACGACCAGTTCAAGTGCGTGAAGCCGAATAATGACCCAGAACATTTTCGCAAACGTTACGTGGTTATATATCGTAAAGACGAAAACGGCAAATTCACTTTGAAATATACCGAAGGATGGGAATCATTTGATTTATTAACAAACAATAAAAAGAAGTAAAAGATGAAAAAGTTAAAGAGATTTATTTTGAGCATGTTGCTTACAAAGCAAGAACGAGTAATGATTTGGAACGCTCTTTGGTTCTCTAATCACACTTACAGGAGAAGGGGAAATGTAGATGGTGCTGCCGCAGTACAGATGGTGATGAACAGAACTGAGGGGTTAATCGTGCCAAAGGGCAGAACGTTCTCCGAGAAGGAAGTTGCCGAGATTGTGGACGAAGTTCTACATGGAGCCGCAAAGGCAAGTGAAGAGTTCCTTTCAGATATTGCTCGCAGAGAGTTCCGAAAAGGTTACAAGAAAGGAAGAAGCGAAAGAGTAATTGAAGAAATTGCTGAACCTCTCAGACCTTTCGGCAGACCGATACACGTTGAGGAGAAAGACGGCAAATTGGAGGTTGATATGGAACTCAACGAAGGTATGGAGATTGACCGTGAGAAGTGCGAAACTTGCGATGCCCGTGAAGGCTGTATTGTCTTTGCTATGATATTCGGTCAGGACAAAGAAGAGGATGCCGCAGGTGACTCTGATAAAGCGACTGAAGGCGAAGATACCGAAGGAGGAGAGAAAACCGAAGAGCAAGCACCCGAAGGCACGGAAGGACACCACGAAGCTCCGAGTGAAGAGGAGAAGAAAGAAGATGAAGGCAAATAAGTCTCTTTGATTCATATAGAAACCGTGTGGACAAGGTTAATACCTACGTTGCACGGTTTCATCATTTAATAACAAGATATGATAAAAAGTAATTACATAGTTCACGACTGCGAGACAGGAGGTTTGGATGAAAATCTTAATCCGATAACGCAGTATGCCGCAATTGTTCTTGATTATAAGACTTTGAAAGAAGTTGACCGTTGGGAGACTTTCGTCAAGCCTTATAATAATTTGGTAATAGAGCAAGAAGCTCTTGACCGAACAATGGTAAGTATGTCCGATATTAACAAGGGGATGGTATTGAAAGACTTCGTAGCAACCGCAACGGAGTTCTGGGAAAACCATAGAGCGAAGTCAAAGAAGAAGGAAATGGGACGTTTGATATCAGTAGGTCATAACATTCCCTTTGACCACCGTATGTTGTCGTATGCTTTGAATTTGAGAAGCAAAGATTTTTGGTTTTATATTTACGATAACTTTATTGATACCTATCCTTTGGCCAAATTAGCATTCGGACTTAATGGAGACGAAAAGATAAACTTGGGAGCAACGTGTGAACGGGCAAAGATACGACTTACAGATGCTCACGGAGCTATGAATGACGTAGAAGCGAATGCCGACTTGTTCCGTTGGTTTGCTAAGAAGCTCCGAGCGAAAAAGGGAGAAGGAGCTGTTGAAGCTTCAGACGGCAGAGCGAAGGGTGCGGAGTTCTTTGAGTTTAAGTGTGGATCAAAATAAGCTAACAAAGTTTATAAAAGTACAACGGAGCAAAACTGGTTGTGAGAAGTCGTAACAAAAATGGTAGTGTAGAGTGCGTTGAACTATCTACTTAATAGCAATGATTGCTCCGTTCTTATTCAGAATAAACAGTTATAGTAATCAATAAATGTAAATTAAAATCGTATGTCTGAAACAAATGAAACTCCGAAACGTAAACGGAGAACAAAAGAAGAGATTGAAGCTGCAAAGGCAGCTGGTACTTACAAGCCGAGAGGAAGGAAGAAAGTTGAGGAATCTCCGAAAGAAGCAACCGATGAACAGAAGGCTCCTGAGGAGTTCCAAGCAAAGCCTACGAAACTGCCTGCTGAGCAATCCGTTCTTATCATGGCTTGTCTTCAGCCTGAGGTTTCAAGAAAAGTTACCGACTACGCAAAAGAGAAAGGTGTTGAGGTTGTAATTCTTGAAAACCGAGTTATTCACGACTACTTGAGCGTCAGAGACCGAGAAGATAAGGAAGTGAGAAGTTTGGGAGACTTCCTGAATGATACTTCCAATCGTTTACATGCTGAAGACCAATGCGTGAAGCTATGGATGATACTTACGAAGGGTCAACCGATTGAGAACGCAGAGCAATGTGTATTTACGAGAACGGAGGTTGTTAAGTCAACCAATCTATCTCACGGGAAAGCTGACCAAGTCTTTCAGTTACTCCGAGCCTTCGGAATGTTACGCTTCACGAAAGGAACTCACGAGTTTGTTCTCAACTTCAGCAAGAAGAAATGTCACGATACTATCAAGACAGAAGTTCTTGCGATGTGCAAAGCGTTGAACAACGACATTCTCCGTTACAAGGCATCAATCGAAGCCGATACTGAATTGACGAAAGAGCAAAAAGATGAAATGTATAAAGAGTTACAAAGAGCCGTTGACGAGACAATCGAGTATTAAGCGGAAACAACCATAAAAGAGTTTGAGAGCTAACAGGGTACAATCCTTGTTAGCTTTTGTCGTATAAAGAGGATTGATATGATAGCAACAGTACCAGACATAATTGCGAAAGCTCCTGTGACCTTGTTACAGTCTCCGATGCATCAATTGGAATGTCTCAATATAGTAGATGAGATAATTGATGGCATGGACGATAAGGGAATATTGGAGCTCATGCAAGGTTCAGGAGGAGACTTGGATTGGGTATTAGATAACTTGATGAAAGATACTTATCAGGTTATGTACACTGGAGACCCAAACATTGACTTTGCTCCGAAATATACAGATAGACTTTCGCAGTCTATCGAAGAAACATTGCGGACACGCAACCTTACTTACTTTATTACTTCGGTAATGCCTGACTTCCAATTGTCTTGGCATCATTTGGAATGGGGGGACTTGGTGCACCGATACAATAAATTATGTATCAACGCTGCCCGTGACCATGGTAAGTCGTATTACTTCTCAAATGCCTATTGCGCTTGGAAGCTCTATTCCTACGCAAAGCCCAAATCAAGTGTATTCTCTGCCCGACCTACGAAGAGCAATTCCAATCGTGGGTATTTGTTTAGCTTCTCACTCCAGCAGTCCGTTGACCTTATGGAGATTTTGAAAGGAACGATTGAGAGCAATGATATTCTCAAAGACAGGCTATTTCCCGATTCAAGGAATAGCGGTGCGTGGGCGAGTACGAACATAGTATGTAGGAACGGAGCGAGGTTGACGTGTAAGGGGTTTGGGTCATCAGTACGTGGTGCTCACCCATACTGGATAGTAGTAGATGACGGACTGAAAGATAACGTCATCTACAGTGCCCTACAAAGGCAGAAGAGCATTGACTATTTCCATGCGGTTATTATGAACATGCTCGTGCCAGGTGGACAAATAATAGTAGTGGGTACACCGTTCCACGCTTCGGACTTATACGGAGACTTGAGGAGCAAATCAAAGTTTGCTACGCATAACAAGAACGGTTGGTTTGTTATAGAATATCCTGCTATATTTCCTGACGGACGTATATTGTGGCCACAGCGTTGGAGTTTCTTTGACCTTATGGATAAGAAAGCAACACAAGGTAACATCATCTTCAGCCGTGAGAACTTGTGCCGACCTATTACCAATGAAGCATCTATATTCCCATTGAAAGTTTTGGAACGCTCTTTGGTACGTATGGAGAACTACACGCTGGTACGGAATAGGGATGACTTTCCGATTAAGTTTAACAAGGTTGTCGTTGGTTGCGACTTTGCTATTTCTGCTAACGTAGGAAGCGACTACACCGTGTTCACAGTTTGGGGAGTAGATGACGAGACTGGGGAACGTTGGTTGTTACACTTCTATCGGGATAAGGGAAAGACCTTCCACGAACAGATGCAGATATTGAGAGGTATCAATGCAAGGTTCAGACCTGATAGCATGGTTATGGAGCAAAACACTTTCCAACAGATATTCGTTCAAGAAAGTGATAAACAGGGGTTGCCAGTTATAGGACATACCACTGGTATAGATAAGTACGATTTGAAGACAGGATGGCCAGGTTTAGCAATTGACTTTGAGCGAGGTAAGATACATATTCCAGTGGGAGATAAGTATTCACAAGATGTAAAAGACCTTATATTCAGTGACCTTGGTTCGGTAGCCTTTACCGATAAAGGACTTGAGTCAGTAGGGGAGCACGATGATATTTCATCAAGTTTCTGGCTTGCTAAGTTAGGAGCTAACTTGATAACTACTGGATTCAAATATACTTTCCTTTAATCAGCGTTTTATAAGGAGAAACTGTTCATTTAATAACAATAAATATGAAACAAAGAAAAGTAAAAATGATTTTGAAAGATGGGGGTGAGGCTCCTGTCTATGCTACTCCGAGAAGTTCAGGAGCTGATGTGAGAGCAAATGAAACCTTCACTATTCAGCCGAATGAACGCAAGATGATTCACACGGGTATTTATATGCAATTGCCCGAAGACATGGAAGTTCAAGTAAGACCGAGAAGCGGACTTGCTATGAAACACGGTATAACTTGCGTGAATGCTCCTGGCACTATTGATAGCGATTATCAGGGTGAGTGCAATATCCTTCTTATAAATCACGGAGACAAAGAAGTGAGCTTTGAAAAGGGAGAACGGATTGCTCAGTTTGTATTTGTAGAGAATGTTGTTCAGGCAGACTTTGAGTTTGTTGAAGAGTTCTCTGAGACTACGGAAAGAGGAGAAGGTGGATTTGGACATACAGGTACAAAGTAATGTTTAGGCAATTCACAAATAACAACGGATATTTCATTGGCGTGGATTTAGCAGACCGCAAAGGTGATTTATCCGTTGCCACTATTATGAGGAAGCGTTCTGACGGAGCTATCGAAGTATTGGAAAGCTCTATTATTGGACGTGATATGAATGCTGTAGAACAAGAACGAAAATTCAAAGAATATGAAAGACTTTGCAATCAAAAAGCCGTTGAGTAAAAATCAACTTGACGATTTGACTAATGGGCTTGTTAATGCTATGCGTTATTCTGACCCAAATGTTGAATACCCAAGTTACGATAAGGCGAAACAAGATGATGGGGTAATGGCTGAATGGTTCTATCCCATTTTTAATGGTACCAATGACTTCTCCGAGCTTACAGCCATTCATATGTACACTACTCAGGAAGCTACGTTTGAGGACGTAGGCGAGCTGCTATTGGGCATTGCTTTGACTGAAATGAAGCACTACGATAAGCTGTCTGACTTTATCCGTAAAATCGGAGGAAAGATTGACCAGAGGTACAACAATTCAGGAGTTACAGTTGGAAAGACCGCAGAGGAAGCTGTGAAAATAGCAATCGGTGCGGAAGAGAAGACAATTGACTTCTATGAGAACTTACAGAAGAAGCTCTTGAAACTTCAGGAAACCGAGACTATAAAAGTAGCACTTCAATTGCTTGCTAAACTACTGGCAGATGAAGTTGTTCACTTGAACCTATTAAAAGAACAATTAAAGAATGATTAACAAAATGAAATGTAACGGTATTGATTTGTTAGCAGACTACGTGTTCTTGTCTAAGTATTCTCAACGCAAAGAGGACGGAGGACTTGAGCACTGGAATGAAACTATTGACCGCATTTACGAAATGCACAAGGTCAAGTTAGAGAAGCTGGGTTTGCTAAGCAAAGAAACGCTTGAAACGATTGAAGAAGCGAAATGGTTGGAGAATGAAAAGAAAATTCTATCTTCCCAGCGAGGACGTCAGTTTGCTTCTCCGAAACTAACAAGCGGAATTTTGAAGCATGAAGCGAAATTATACAACTGCTGTTCTACCTACGTTGACCGCATAGAGGTATTCAGTGAAATTATGTATCTTTTATTATGCGGTTGCGGAGTAGGCTATTCACTACATAAGGAATACATTGACAAACTACCAACGGTTCAGCCGTATAACGGAGACCAAAGACCTCAATTTTTTGTTGAAGATAGTATCGAAGGTTGGGCTGATTCAATCCGAGAACTTATGACAGCTCTATTTGAGGGCAAAGCTCCTGATATAGTATTTGATGCTATTCGCCCAGAGGGAGCTTTGATTGATGGTAAGTTCATCGCACCTGGCCCAGAGCCGTTGATAAAAGCTCATAATCATATCAAAGAAGTCATGAAAGTCGCTCAAGGCAGAAAGCTCACGAGTATAGAAGTTCATGACATTATTTGTTATATAGCGGATAGCGTTGTGAGCGGAGGGGTGAGACGTTCTGCTATGATTGCTTTGTTCGACAAAGATGATGAATTGATGCTCCGAGCTAAGACAGGAAGCTGGTGGACGGACAATCCCCAAAGAGCTATGGCCAATAATAGTATTCTTGCTACCTTATCTGACCCACTGGGTTATGAGGAAATGAAAGACAAACTCCAAGTTATCCGTCAGTTTGGCGAGCCAGGTTTTGTAAACGTAAAGAGTTTCAAATACACGGTCAATCCTTGCGGCGAAATAGTTATGGAGCCTGCTATCAACGGCAAGTCAGGGTTTGCGTTCTGCAATCTTGTAGAGATAAATGCCGAGAGAGTGAAAACCAAAGAAGAGTTTTTGGAAGCGTGTCGTGTAGCATCTTTCGTAGCAACCATTCAGTCTCTTTATACTGACTTCAAATATCTGTCTCCTGCTTCACGGGAAATAGCCGAGCGTGATAGAGCCGTAGGAGTGAGCATCACAGGCATTTATGCCAATCCTAATCTTCGGGGTGAGGTATTAAGAGAAGGAGCGAAGGAAGTTTCAGAGACCAATGCTTATTGGGCATCTGTCTTCGGTATAAATAAGAGCCGTACTTGTACGACAATCAAACCGAGCGGCAATGCTTCTTCTATTCTTGGTTTGTATTGTAGCGGTATTCACCCAGCTCATGCCGAGAAGTATTTGCGTAGAGTTCGTATCAAGACTTACAGCCCAGAGTTTATAGCACTGAAAGATACTCCGTTGGTGAAGGTGTTACGAGGGGATGAAGCGGTGATAAGTTTCCCGATTGAATCCAATGACCCGAACATGGTACTCAAAGATGATGTATCAGCCGTTGAACACCTCAAGTTTATTGGAATGGTTAAACATTATTGGATAAACAAGGGAAGCGTGAACGTCAAGGCGGTATCAAACAATATTTCCGCAACCGTAGAAGTCCGAGACGATGAGTGGGATGAGGTAGCAGCCGTATTGTTTACCAACGACTATCTATTCACTGGTGTAAGTTTGTTGCCTAAGATGGGCGACCAAATATATGATAACGCTCCATTCCAGCGTTTGTCTTCCAAAGAAGTCGAAAAGGAATTCAATGATATCAAAGAATATCTTGAAACTCACGATATTGATTTCAACGAAATAATGAGCAATCGTGAGAATTTCTTTTCAGGAGACATGGTAGCAGTAGGATGTTCGGGAGGAGCCTGTGAATTGAAGTAAAATGAAAATTGAAAGTTTTATATTAAGTATTCTCAAGAAGGTTGAGAGTTTGAAAGATGGAGTTATTGCTTATGGCTATAAATCGGGGAACGAGCCGATGACCCATACTTGGTGGGAAATATCCGTTTCAGACTTTGATTTGTATATGAACGATAAGCGTTTCAAAAATCTTTCCAAAGCGTGGCACGCTGCCGCTAAACAACAAGGACATAAGATAATCTTTGTTTGCGGTTGGATGCCTACGGAGGAGAAACTTGCGAAACTTGCTGAGGAGGATAACTTGATATTGAACGTCTAATTTTTAGTTGTCTCATTTGAAATAGGAGTTGCTTGTGAAAGTAGCTCCTTTTCTTTTAACAAAAGTTAAAGTTAGCAAAGTTTCTTATAAAAAGTTTTGCGGTTACAAAATAAGTCCGTAACTTCGTATCAGAAATCAACAAAGTCAAAAGATTATGGCAATAGTTCCGAGTAAATATCAAAAGGTAGTTTACATCTACATTGAGAAAGGCAAAGGCAATGCGGTTATAGACGCAGTAGCAGGTTCAGGTAAATCTACAACGATTGTAAATGCGTTGAAACTTATACCGAAGAACAAGCGAGTGTTATTTTTAGCATTCAACAAAGCTATCGTTGAGGAGTTGAAAATAAAAGTAGGCAATCTCAATAACGTAGATATAAAAACGCTTCATAGTTTGGGAGCATCTGCTACCATGAGAGCTTTGAACTCTCAACTCCAGCCTGATAAATACACGGCTTGGGTTAATAATGGAATCAAATACTCTTCTCTGTCTCCGAAGTCCGAGTTGCTGCCTGAACAGATGTCAACTTGGAAGCAAAATATCTTAAAGCTGATTGACCTTGGTAGAGTGAACTTGGTTAAATCGGAGCGAGATTTGGAGGAGCTTGCTTGGAAGCATAACATTGATTTAGAAGATAACGAAGTTGATATTGCTATTAAGGGAATAAATTGGGGAGAAAGAGAAACTCAAACCATAGACTTCACGGACATGATATACTTTCCGAATGTTAAGCAAATCAATATGTTCAAATATGATTGGGTATTCATAGACGAATGTCAAGACCTTAATGCCGCTCAAAGAAACTTGTTCTTGAAATGCTTGAAGCCGAATGGTAGGTTTGTAGCCGTAGGAGACCCAAGACAAGCGATATATGGATTTGCTGGAGCGGACGTTGAAAGTTTCAATCTTTTGAAGAGCCTTCCGAATACTGTGAAACTTCCTTTATCAGTTTGTTATCGTTGCGATACGGATATAATCAATATGGCGAAAGATATTGTTCCACAGATAGAAGCGAGAGCAGGTGCACCAGCAGGTGTAGTTAGTAGGGAGAGCGTTATGGCGGATGTTAAGGATGGCGATATGATACTTTGTAGGGTTTCAGCTCCATTGGTTAAATTGTGTATGCAATATATCGGGAGAGGAGTGAAAGCATATGTGAAAGGAAGGGATATTGGAACCAATCTTATTAACATGATAAAGAAAACCAATCGCAAGCAGATTAAGGATGTTATGGAGCGACTTGAAAGGGAATTATCACGGATAATCGGAAAGGTGGTAGCAAAGCAGGGATGCACTGAAGCCGAAGCGAAGGAGAGCGAAATGTACAAGAACTACGAGGACAAGCTGAAAGCTATCGAAGTTCTATCAGAGGGGTTGGTAACTTCCCAAGAAGTCATTGACCGTATAGACATGATTTTCTCCGATGATAACAAGAACGGAATTTGTTTGAGTACTATTCATAAATCTAAGGGATTGGAAAGCGACAGAGTATTCATCATATGTGAAGATAAGCTCTATTTGAAATATTGTATGACTGTTCCTTGGATGGCAGAACAAGAACGTAATTTGGTATATGTAGCGTACACGAGAGCCAAGCATTTTCTTGGTTTTATACAAGATTTTGTAGCATAAACGTTAAATTTTGGGTTAAAATCGAAAAAAGTTTGGAAATTATTTTGCAGTTTGAAGAAAACTCCGTACCTTCGTACTGTAATTGGAAATAAAGATTGTAAATCAAATAGTAAATTTCAAAGAATATGGAAGCAACAAATCAAGATTTGGACAAAGTATTAGGAAAGTTAAGAAAACTGAAAGCGTTGTACGAAGGTGCAAAAGCAATCAATTCTGAAGGAGAAGCAAACGCAGCAGCTGCGGCTATCCAAAGACTTCTTACCCAGTACAACTTGTCGATGGACGAAGTGGGAACTGATGAACAGAAGAAGCAAGACTTGGTATTCCATGAAACGGCTTCAGGGTTCACTTACAAGAGTATCGGAGGAGAATGGGAACAACGGTTGGTGTACGTTCTTTGCAAATGGAACTTCTGTCGTTGTTTCATCTACGGAAAATCATACAAGACGTTGCTGCTTGTAGGCAAGAAGGAAAACTTGGAAACCGTTAAATGGTTGCGTGAAATGTTATCTGAACGTTTCGTAGCGTTCTCAAAACAACGCTTCAAAGAATATAAGAAAACCATGGAGTATGCTATGAAGCCTATCAGCTTGGATAAGTATCAGAGAAGTTACCTAATGGGCTGTGCAGCTGGGCTGGATGCTAAGCTGAAAGAGGAGAGTGACCGAGAGAAAGCGAAAGACTTGGAGTATGGAGCTAAGGTCAATGCTTTGGTAGTTCGTAACGATACAGCGGTTCAACAATATGTATCCGATAAGTTTGGAAAGGCAGGTCATCGCAAAACAAGAGAGACTTTTGATTCAGCCAGAGCCTACGGATATAAAGACGGCAAGAACACGGAGCTTCACAAACAAGTAAGTGCGGGAGCGAAGAGTCAAGCTGATGGAGTGAAATTGCTTAAATAAACCATATGACTTTGATTGTGATTATGGGAGTTGTCCTTCGGGATGGCTCCCATAGTTATTATAAGAAAATGTTTGAATCATGAATATATTATTTGACGGAAACTATTTGTTTCACAAAACATTCTCCGTTTTCTCAACCTACTATAAGGGTCAAGACATGGGAGAAGTTCTCCAAGATAAGGAGAAACAGCAAGTATTGTTACGCAAGTGCATCATAGATATGTGTTTTGCTTTGAATAAGTTTAATCATATCAAACGAGTTGCATTTGTTATTGACTCATCCAGCTGGCGTTACAGTATCTACGATGATTACAAGTATGCTCTTACGAGAGTCAGAGACCCATTTTACAAGCATTTCCTGACCGTATTAGATATGTTTGAGGCTCTTCTTCGGAAAAAGGGAGTGATTGTGAGTAGAGTCATGGGAGCGGAGGGGGATGACCTTCTGTACGTTTGGTCATTGTACTTCGGATATTGCTTGGACGAGCCGTTGGTAATAGTTACTGGTGATTCCGATATTCGACAAATCATGAACAAGAACGTAGCTTTGTTCAATAACAATTCTAAGAACTTGAATTTGTATTGTATTCCTGAAAGAGAGGTTTATTGGAATGAGTATCTTGAGACCGACATTCAGGTCATTCCTACAAAGCCATTTGAGGTTTTACTCTATAAAGTAATCATGGGCGATACTTCGGACAATATACCTAAACTCAAAACAGGGTTTGGACCAAAAGCGTTTGAGAAGTTTATTGAATCTATTTCTCCGTATCAGGAGCCGAAGGATATTGACCTTGTACCGATGGCTCAATGGATTGCCAAACGTTTCTCCGAGTTTACGAAAATGAAAGAGGAGGAGGTGCTGGGACAAGTGTTATTCAATTTGAAGATGACGTGGTTGAATTTGTCTGTCTATAACAATACCGATTATCAGACCAAGAACGGCAAGAGCCTTCTTGAAAATATGCTTGACGATGTAAACGAACAAAAGAATAAATACAGTTATAAAGGAGCGTACACGTTAGAGAATTTTTATGGTATGGCAATCAAATAAACATTGATAGATATGAAAAAGAAAACAATCATTTGGGTTGCAATTATTGTAGCCGTAGTTATCGGAGCGTTGGTGTATATGCACTACACTCCTGTTTGGGTATCAATCTCAAACGTTGTGAGTTTAGCAATCGGTGTCGTTGCAGGCTGGATTGCTCACGTATTGTATAACAAATATATCAAAGAGTAATCATGAACGACATTGAAAAAGCAATTAAAGGAGCGAGAGCTGCTCAGGTTGGACGTATTTATGGGAGTTTCTCAAACGTTCAAGAAGTAATGGCGGATGAAGATTCAATCCGCAAGGGTGAAGAAGTATCGGAGGAAAATCCATTTGAAAAAGCCGCTGCCGAAGCAGACATGGAGAAGTCCGATGTGATGGATGCTTTATCCTATCAGGGAGACATCAAAGTGTCTAAGACTGGTAAGGAGATTAAAGACCAAGTGGACACCGTTCTGCTGCCTGCTATGACGGCAGATTTGGCTGTAAAAGAAGCCGAAGCCGAAAAGAAGTTGAAGGACTGCGGTCAGGCTCCTACGAAAGACCCAGACAAATGGTGGACAGACGGTATCAAAATGGACTGCGGTTACAAAGTCTATGATTGGGAAGAAACCTATGTACCGAACAATGACGGAGGAGGAAAGATGATGAGCTCACTTTCAGCCGAAGATGCAAACGACAAGAAAGGTAACGTGCCCGAAAACCAAGAACAAGCAAATTGCCGTAGAGAATACAATGATATTGTACGAGCTATCTGCAATATCAAAGTTGATATCAAGGCTTGCGAAATACTGAAAACTCTCAAAGACGAGAAGCAGTTTGAACTTTCACCACGTCAGGTGTTGGCATTACGTTTCTAACCAGAAAGGAGGTATGGACGACAAGGAGAGGAGTTGCTTGTGAAAGTAGCTCCTTTTATTTTCTTACCATAGTTATTAAGTAAAATGTTATGATATGCCAAAAGATAATGATAATCCACAAGTATGGAGATATTTTAAGCGAGGAGATATTGTCAAAGATTCAGAGGATAGTGTTTGGGGAAATACTAAGTTTGAAATAACAGGGTTCCATGGTAATTGGTACTGTCCTATGCTGTCAACGAATATATGCGGCAAATTCTATCCAAGTGGCAATCCTCAACGATGTAATTTGGACGTGAGAGAAGCAAGGTTAATAAACGCAGCTCACCGACCTTTTAAGCGATTGAAGAAAATTCCTTTGCTGAAGCTAATGGCGAAAGGCAATGTGGAAGCAAAACGAGAATTCAAAATGAGAGTAAATACGAAAACTTTATAATTTATGTTTGAACAAGCAGCATGGTATGATAAGCTCCCAGACGAGAGCTTGGAAGTGTACGAGCCTCACTTGAGATTATTCTTTGAGACTATGTACGAAAGACAGATGATTTGGAAACGTAGGTTCATTGACAAGAAGGAAAGACCTTGGACTGATAACAAGATTTTTCAAGAGTCAAAGTTCACAAACGTTTACCGAGAACTTGACCGAAACAGCCAATGGCAAATCAAGAACATTCTTCTTGATGAAAGTCTTTCGTTAAAGAACTTGGTTTGGAAAATGATGGTTTTCCGTTTCTTTAACAATCCAGAGACTTTTGAATTTGAGCCGAAAGGCAAGACCTTACAACCGAGCCTTTTTGGAGCACCTGTTAAGTCAGGATTAAAACAAGCTCAATCGAAAGACGAGTTAATATCAGCCAAGAAATGGAAGAACGGTATTCCCGATTGGGAGGAGTATGACGAGGATGAGTTCAGTCGTTTTATTGCGGGAGTTCGTAGTTCAGGGCAAAATCCATATACAACCGCTTACTTGATAAACTCTCAAGCGACACCTGGTCAACCGAGAGATTATTGTTATACAAGGGTTGTAATTCCTCACCTGCATAAGAACGTAGGAAAGCTCATTGCTACGGTGATGTCCGCTAAGAAGCCAGAAGATATAATTGAATATCTGAAAACCTTTCCTGCTGTTGCTGACTTTATTGCTCATGAGTTCTATCAGGACTTCACTTACATAGAACGGTACAGAGGACAACAGTTTATGAAGTTTAACCAAAACGACTTTACCAACGTTGGACCAGGGTGCAGTATCGGCATACGGCTTATTTATCCGAGCCTTTCAACAATCCGAGAACAGAAACCTGCTATTTATCGGCTCAGAGACCTTGCCGAAGAATGGCTTGAAAAGATTGGCGAAGAGAGGGGAGAGCGTTTCCCATATCTTTATTGGGATATAGAAGATGGCGAGTATTACACAGCCGATGAACCAAACATAACCCTTCATCAGATTGAAATGTGGTTATGCGAATTTCAGAAGTATTGGAAAATGATTATCGGAGAAGGTAAACAGCGTTCCAAATTTCAACCAAGAAGTAAATCAATTATCAAGAAATAAAAGATGGACAAGAAATTAGTAGAATTTTTTGAGAAGAAGGAATTTGAGGTTGTAGAAAAGAAAACTACAACCCAAGTTCTTATTCAGAACTTGCTTGCGTTTAGTGTACGTGAGAAGAAGGGAGGGTTGTTTGATATTTCAATCAACATAGTAAAGGACAGCGAAGAAAAGGAGAAGCTGAGGAAGCGTATCAACCGTGAAGGCTCCTGTGAGAACGAAGGTTGGAACATTGACTTTGAGAAAACTCCGATACTTCATAATGTAACGATAAGTCAGTTTGAAGCGTTCTGTAAGCAAACGAAGCTCATTGCTCAAGTGAAACGTCTTTCGGAGTTCCGAGAAGTGCAGAGCGACTTTACATTGGCAGTAGCTGAGAAGGACGGCAAGACTTTGAAGTGGCGTTCAAACCTTCCTACGGAGAAACATATTGTTGACGCTGTATTCCGAGGCAGCGAGTACACTCACCGTTCAGTAGGTTTGGGCGGTTTGAAACTTACCAAGAAAGATATTGTATTGGACTTGGGCGGTAATATCGGAGCGTTCACGTGCGACATCTACGATAAGGTCAAAAAGGTCATTGTATATGAACCTGAAGATGTGAACTATGAATTTCTATCTACGAATATAGAAGACAACGGAGCAAAGAACGTAATTGCCCACAAACAAGCCGTAGTTGGTAATGACGATAAGGTGCGTGACTTCTATCTGGGTAAAGCTCCGTATTATTATTCATTTTTGGTAAAGCATAACCGCAAACGTGTTCCTGTTGAGTGCGTAAACATCAACGAGGTTATGAAGAAGTACAAACCTACCAAGATGAAGGTTGATATTGAAGGCTCTGAGTGGGAAGTTCTAATCAACTGTAAGGACTTTGGAGACGTTGACCAGATAATCTTTGAGTACAACTTCGATATGAATATGGACTTGAAGGAGGACTTCAAACGGTTCAAAGCTCTTCGGAAACATCTGAAGAAGCACGGCTTTGACGTTTCAGAAATGGAGCGAGATATGAAACAGAATTGGAACTTGGTGTTTATGGTAACAAAATAAGCTATGCCGATTTCAAAGAAAATAAAAGAACTCAAGGAGCCATTGGAAGTAGATTTACAACTGATGGCTTCAGAGCTTGATACTTCTGTCAAAAATATGAAGTATCTATCAAAAGACCTTATGACGGACGCAATGTCAAACGATGCTTTCGATACTTTGGTTGAAGATATAGAGAGAGGAGAAGGAATTGAGATAACAACATTTGACGACAATACCGTTTTGTATGAGTATTTGGACGAAGCTATTGTCATTCATAATGTCCTTGGAGTTCGGTATATCTTATTTGATAGCATGATAACTCAGAAGGTGGAAAGCAAGTTGGACAGTTATAGATAAGTTCAAGTAATTCATTTATAAATTTGAGTAATATGAGAACGATTATCATTTTCAAAACGGCTACACCTGATGAAAGGATTGTCTTGCGTACCGACTCAATGTATGACGACTACGAAAGTATGTTCACCGTCATGACCGTTGAGGGAAGTATCGAAGGAGTAATCAATGAATTCAAAGGCGGTAGCGTTATCAGCCTGTCCGCAATATCAAGATTTGTTGCTAACAATACTGGTATCGAAGCGGTGGCGATGTCTCCTGATGATGCTAAACTTGATGTTGCGGTAGCTACACCGAAGTTTCTGTCAATTGACGTCTTTCCTATATTCAATGAAACGTCTTATCGTGAGCACGTATCAGCGGAGTATCGGGAACAGTATTCATACGAGGACTCAAAAGAGTCATTGCCTTGGTTGGCTATTAAGTCTGTGAAAGCCGTGGTAGCAACTCCGTTTGATTTGGAAATTTCCCATGACGGAGAGGCATGTACATTCGGTGGAAATTCGGAGAAGGTTGGAACGGTATCTGGAACGAAGATTACAATATCAGACTTCCAAAACGTAATGTTTGCTTGTAAGGATGATTTAGGAGTAGCTGACCCGAAGGGAGTTTGGCAACTCAAATTCACCATGAACGGCATTACCGATATTCGTGAAGTTGTAATTTCCTAAACAACAAGAATATGAGAGATTTTGTAATTGTAAACAAAGAAGATGCTACCAAGAAAGCTACGTTGAGAGTTGACACGGTAGAGGATAAGATTGAGAAACTTACTATCATGTGGTGCGATGGTGTCCGTGATACGGAGTTTGAAAAGATTATCCCATGGAAGTGCGGAACTGTAACCTCAATGACTGAAATCGAAGAGTGGGCAGCCCAGTATCAGTCCGAGTACGATGTATATATGTACGGAGGAGAACAAGTCAAGAAGTTAGGAGCTGAAACGTTCAAACTTACTTTGACTGCTAATATCACGGGAGGTTCAACCTGCGAAGTAAATCTTGATGGAACGAAAGACGGTGCTTCACCTATCGAAGACAAGGTGACGTTGAATAACGGAGAGCCGAAAGAACTTGAAATCATTAGCGGTTGGGAATACAAGCTAACGCTTACCAGCGGTAACTTGAATAGTGGTGACCCTGGCACTTGGACGGCTGACGCTGATAAAACCGTTACTTTGGGAGTATCTTTTGAGTCTTGATAGTTTACGTGAGTGTTTCGGAAAGGAGGGCATGAAAAATGTTCTCCTTTTCTTTTTGTTTCACATTTTACAGTTATAGGATAGTCAAAGTAAAAATTGATTTAATAATAGTATGGGTAATTCATATGCTAAACAGTTAGATGCCATAGCACTTGCAGAAGCGAAGTTGAAGGCCAAGAAGTTTAGGACACTTGAAAAAGCATTACGTTCAGATTCACCTGAAGATATGGTAAAAGCTAATCAAGTGTTCAACGCTATTCAGCCGAAGGTAGAGCAAAACGCAAAGGCATTTTTCATTGACCCATTGGAGTTCAATTCCAATTTGGGCTACAAGGATAAGCCGTTTTCATTGACGTACACTACGTTGAAGAGAATGTCGAAGACACCTATCATAAATTCAATTATCAAGACGAGAAAAAACCAAGTAGCCGACTTTGCCGAGCCTCAAGAAAATAAGTATTCCACAGGCTTTGTTATCCGAAAGAAGCCGAAAGGTGGAATTGAGCAGAAGATGGATAACAAAGACAAAAGGATTGCTTTTGCAATTACGGACTTTATTTTGAAAGGCGGCAATGTAAGTCAATGGGAGCATGACGACTTCGATACTTTTATCAGAAAGATTGTCGATGACTCCTTAACATACGACCAAATGACTTTTGAGCTCATCAGAAACCGAAGAGGGCAGTTGGAGAGTTTTATGGCTACGGATGCTGCTACATTCCGTATGGCTGACTCATACTTTGATAAAGATTATGATAATGTATTCTTTCAACGCAACGGAGCGAATGTATGGCAAGATAGAAACGACTATGGGCCAAAGATTCACGGCTATTATCCTGCCTATGTTCAGGTGTATCAGAATGTAAAGGTTAATGAGTTCTATCCTTGGGAGCTTTGTTTTGGAGTTCGCAATCCTTCTACTTCTATATACTCAAATGGGTATGGATGTTCCGAGCTTGAAGAGCTTATCAACGTTGTTACCTCAATGCTTTGGGGCGATGAATACAATAGACGTTTCTTCAGTCAGGGTTCAGCTCCGAAAGGATTGTTGAGAATAAAGGGAACGAATAATGAAGCAGCCTTGCAGCAATTCAAGCAGCAATGGCAGTCAATGATTACAGGAGTAATGCAGTCATGGAAAACTCCTGTAGTTGAAGCGGACGTGGATTGGATAGACCTTCAGAAGAACAACCGTGATATGGAGTATAGTTCTTGGATGGAATATCTCATAAAACTTTCTTGCGCAATATATTCCATTGACCCTTCCGAGATAGGCTGGGACATCAGTCGTTCTTCGGGGAACGGAGGATTGTTTGAAGGAAGTCAAGAACAACGTCTGAAACATTCCAAAGATAAAGGCTTGTATCCACTTCTCAAATTCCTTCAAAGAAAGATAAACAAGTACATCATTGAGCAAATCAATCCTGACTTTGAACTTGTATTCGTAGGCTTGAACGGTTTGACTATCGAAGAAGAGCTGAAGATGGACATTGATAAAGTTAATAGCTTTATGACCGTAAACGAGGCACGTGAGAAATATGAAATGAAACCGTTGGAAGGAGGGGATGCTCCAAACAATGCTACTTTCGTTCAGAACAAAAACGCTTCCATGATGGCAGAACAAGGTCAAGGAATGGAAATGGGTGCTGACGGTAAATTAAAGCCGAAAGAAAAGGAAGAGGATACAGCGAGCGAGGAGAATGACGAGGAAACCAATCCCTTTGACTTGTACGCTGAGGAAAATGAAGAGGAGGACACTAATAAGGGTGGACTGAGAGAAACGTTTGTAAAAGCATTTGATAACTTTCTAAATAACGAAGAAAATGGAAGTAAGTAAAAAAGATGCGCCAATAGTGCGTACATTCAGTGAATATCTGCCTGAACCGTTTATTGACGAAGTATCGGCAGATGAAAAGTATTATGGTTGGGCACCCATGGGTACTTCTGAAGATACCGAAGGGTGGAGAATTATGAAGGAGACGAAGGACGGAACTGTTACCAAGAGAGAGTATGCTCAAGGAACAATGGACTTCATATCCGCTTGGAGTAAACGTACTACTTACAATTATTCAAGATAATTATGGGAGCAACAAAGAATTTAGGTCAGGTTGCGGGTGTTCACATTGGGAGCACTCCACCTGATAACGTTATACTGATTTGGTATGATAATACTCCGAGTCAGCAACGTCATAAGGTATATGACCCGACTTTGAAGCAATGGGTTGTACTTGACCAAACAACTATTTCCGCAATAACCTATTCCGAGCTTGTAAATATGGCAAAGAATACTGGGTTGTCCGTAGGGGAATGGTTCCAAATAACAGATAGGAGTAATGCACTTGCATTAGCAATTACTTCTACTAAGGTTCAGTACAGCGATGCTTTGGGGAATATATTGATTGACGACCTTGGTACCAACATTCAATATCACGTAACTTCTTCCAATCTTTCGATTGATGACGTTATCGGAGTATTTGATGAGGTAAACAAGAAGTTGGTATTCCAGTTCAACGAGGTAGTGCCTGATATGACGGCTGACGACTACGTGCTTGGTAAGATTCAACGCAATAACGTATGGAGCCTTGCTAAGTATCGGTTGTCTTCTTTCTTATCGAAGGTAACTGGTAACTCAATATCTTGGAACGGTGGATTTTTCTTTAATTTTACGGCTGCTATAAAAGGCATCTTGGATAAGAAGGGAGGAGTTGTTGCGAAGGACACGTATGACTCCGATATGCAAACGTTGAATACTTCTATTCAGAACGTAGGCAAGGAAAATCAGAACATTATTAAGAACGCTCAAGACGCTTTGGACAAGGCGGTTGCCCCTGACCAGTTCTATGCAACGAAGTCTCCTGCGTTAGAAACAGGAGGAGAGCCGACAGATGCTGCTAAGGGGGATGCTCTTTTGACAATATTGTCAAAGTTCCAAAGATACATTACAAGATTCAAGTACGCAACTGGTATCCGAGTATCAACGGACTTTACCGATGCCATTAACCCAGAATACGTCAATAACAATGATACAGTTGATTCGGCTCTAAGAAAGATACAGTATTGGTTAAAGCATGCTGGTACGGGCAGTAAACTATCACCTGATTGGGCACCGAAAGACTACGCTGGTTCCATAGTTGATGTAGCAGGTGGAGATAGTCTGGATGAAGCGTTTGCAAAAGCTATTGGAAAGCTGAATCAGATTGGAGATATATCGAATGGTAGAATTCAATCGAAGGCTACTGTTAATGGTTCTACTTATACGAGAAGAACAACACTTGATTTATTAAATGGTTCTTTGACTTTTAATAAAGATGCAACAAGTCCTGGCACTCAAGTTGATGTCACTATATCTAAGTCAAGCGGTTTGAGAATTGTTAATTCAAGCAACAAAGGTGTAGCTGCTTCAGGAGACGGTTTGTCAGTTAATGCTGCTACGGCAAATGGTTTTCAACTTCCTTCTTATGAAGATTATTGGGGGTTTGGCAATATATACGGTGCGGCTTCAGCATTAGTTACTGGACAAGCAGCTTCTCTTCCGTTCCCGACTTCTACTGGTATAATAGCAGCTTTATCAGCTATTTGCACAGGTAGTTCTTCAGGAGTAGATGTATTTGACGCATACTTTGCGAAGCTGAAAGGAGGTAGTATTTCATTTGGAAGGATGAATATGCAAGCAGGCGATGTTTGGATGGCTAATGATTGTTCATTTGTTACTTGCACGAATACAGAAAATAGAAACTTATATTTGCCTTCAAGTCCTTTGGACGGTCAAATGATTATCGTTAATCAGGTGAACTCCGCAAACGTAGCAGTTCAAGGTAATGGACGTAAAATTGTGGACAATGAAGACGTTGATTATGTAAACGTAGGAGGAGCGAGACGTGTAGCAATTTTCTTGTATCACGGTTCATTAAGCTCTTCTGCTGGTAGTGGAGCTTGGTTATTCTTCAGATGGGCAAGATAAAATTGTAAGATTATGAATAAAGCAAAAATCATAAGTCGTTATTCAGTTCATGTAATTGATTACGATAAAGAAGTAGCAGGCGTTGATACGGTTTATAAAGTAGAACTCCAAAAGAATGGAGTTACTGACGATGTAATCAATCCAATTCTTAAAAAGAAAGAAGACAAAAGGTCTGTTGAAGAACTTCTTTTGATAATAAAAAGAAAAGAAATTGAAGACACGAGAACAGAAAGACTTGCTGAAATAGAAACTTTCAAAGAGTTCGTTCCAACTAACTTCAATGGAGAACTTGAAGAGTTTGATTCGCCCAAACCTTATTACATTGAGGAAGGTAATGCAGTTATTCAAAAATGGGAGGTTATCAATAATGACCCTGCTAAAGTTGCTGCTAAAATATCCGAGCTAAAAAGTGAACTGGATGAATCAGACTATAAGGTCATGAAGTGTTACGAAGCTACCATAACTGAATCGGAAGAAATGCCGTATGACGTTAAGGAGCTAACGGAGGAGCGTCAAGCAAAACGTGATGCGATAAATCGTTTGGAAACTATTTTGAAATCAACCGAGCCTATTGATATTCAGGCAAAGGTTACAAAATAAACCGTTATGTGTAAGATAGTTTATTTAACGTCCAAACGTTTCGATAAACCTGCTAATCAATTCAAGCAGGCACTCGCAAAGGAGTTAAGGAAACGAAACGTTGAAGTTGTGGTAGATAGTTCGTATGATGTATTTAACTTCTTCCGCAAGCATAAAACGTATGGAATAGCACTTGCCTTTGACTTTTACCGAGACGGAAAGCAGGGTGCTGGATTAACGTTGAATAAAAATTGTTCTTATATCGGGAGAGACTTTGCTTACAATTTATCGAATGCGTATGATGTTATAACTCCTTTGACTAAATGGAGAGACTTTCAGTTTGTAGATTCACACGATAAAGAATGGTTCAAATTCTTTAACAAAGTGAGTTCTTCTACGAAAGCAATATTTTATTTGTGCACATACACGAATGATTCAGACCGTGAAGAGTTCTACGTGGTGTATGAGAAAATTATTCAATTATTCGCTGATGAGATTGTAAGATGTCTTCGTTCTGATTATGATACAGAAGATTACAGAAAGAGGGTAAAACTTGCTAAATTAAAAACTAACAAAGTAAATAAGTAAGGACATGGAATGGTTATCTGAAAATCTGTTTGGGCTTATATCTTTGTTATTTGGAGCAGGTGGTATTGGATACGCTGTTGTTTCTAAGATATTGGACAGAAAGAAATATGAACAGGAAGTAAGGAATGCAACGGCAGAAGCCGATATAAAAGGCGATGACTTTTGGAAGAAGCGTTATGACGTTCTTCAGAAGGAGGTTGAGAACAAAGACAGCTGGTGGAAGGAAAGGTATGACACTTTGTATAACGAGTATCAAAATGAGAGAAAGTTAAGCAATGAAATAGTCAAGTCTTTCCGCACAGAGTTAAATGAAATGAGAAGCGATTACGATAAGCAACGAGAGCTTGAAAAGATGAAGTATGATAAGCTCATGGAACAATATCGTAGCTTTGAAGAAGAAAGTCAAAAACGTGAACAAGAGTATAAACAACGTATTTCACAGCTTGAAAATTTAGTTGCGTCATATGAGCAAAGATTAAAGAAAGATGAATAAGAGCATAACCATATCTATCGGAGGACTTATTGCGGTAGTCATAGCCTTATTTCTGGGTTATCTTTGGGGCAGGTCAAGTGTAGAGCTTCCTGCCCCTACAAGGATTGTGGAAGTAAAATGGACGAAAGGCGAAATTGTAAGAGACACGATTGACCGTCCAGTTCCCTATGAGGTTGAAATTCCTGTTGACCGTCCAGTCTTTATTCCGACTGATACGGCTGCTTTATTTGCAATTTGGCACGACTACTATTTGGAACGCAAGTACGCTTTGGACTTCTCTAATGATAGTTTGGGTGTATTTAAGGTTGATGCAAAGGTGAGTCAAAACAAGCTCATTTCTGCCACTTCCTTTATTCAGCCGAATATCCGTACAGTTTATGAAAGAGAAGTCATTTACAAAGTTCCTACATTACAGCCGTGGGCACTTATCGGAACGTCAGCCGACTTCAAAACGAATAAGATTCAATTTGGACTTGATATCAAGAATAAGTTTATCATTGGAGCTTCGGGAATAAGGTTGGATGATAAGTACGGATATACTTTTGATTTTGGAGTTAAATTCTAAGACATATGGCAAAGAAACAAACGAAGGAGAGTCATTTCATTCCTTCACCCTTTCCAGCCGTTACGGAGTATGAAAATACTTTTGTGAAAGAATGGAATAAAAATACTGCGAATGCGGTTGCAGAAGTTCTGAAATATATGGCTCAAGCAACCGCATCTGCTATTAAAGAAACTAAGGAGGAGGAGAAATGAAAAAGCTCAAACATTTTGGTAAGTGGTTATTGACTGTAATCATTACCGTTCTTTATTTGATAACTTTCTTTTGGATAGGACTTGTCTTGTACTATCTATCGAAAGTGTTCAAAATTATGGGGCATGCGTTTATGCTTGAATTTGCTACGGCAAAAGAAGAGTTGAAAACATTTTGGAAGCATTATACAAATTTGGGAGACATATGATTTTCAATCAAGGACAAATACAAGATATGCTATCAATTCTGAAAAGGTACGAATTGGTATTCATAGCAGGTCAGTTGGGGTTGGATTATCTTTCTCAAAGCGATAAGGATATATTGATAGCAGCAGGAGTTAATCTTGACCAATATAAGAACAAGAAAGGAGTTATTGAACACGCTTTTCTATTCGGAATATTGGCTGAAGCTATCGGGGATGCGAGGGCAAAGAAAATGACTTATGCTCAGTTTCAGAAGTTCCTTGCTTCAGGTAATTTCATACCGCTGACCGAAGAGGAAGAGTTTGCCCTTCAAACTGTAAAGAATAGAGCCTACACTGATATTACCAGTTTAGGAAGTAGAATGAGGACTGGGCTGAGCAACGTAGTATTACGAAACAATCAACAGCAGTCTCTCATAGTACAAAATATGATTAAGCAAAAGACAATCAAAGCCGTTGAACTCCGTTTGGGAGCGAGAGGATTGGCGGCAGACCTTGCTGAGACTTCTCAGGATTGGGAGGTTGATTGGTTGAGAATTGCTTACTACCTTACTCACGAAGCCTATAATTCAGGACGTGCTCAAAGTATATTGAAAGAATATGGTTCTGACGCTGAAGTTTACTTCGATGTTTATCCAGGTGCTTGTCAGCGTTGTAGGGAGCTTTATTTGGTTGACCCTGAAGACCCAGATAGCGAGCCGATTGTATTCAAGTTGAAAGATATTATAGCAAATGGCAATAATATCGGGAGAAAGGTCAAGGAGTGGAAACCTACTATTTCACCAACTCACCCATATTGTCGTTGTACTATAAATCACAAGAAAGCAGGCTTTGCTTGGGACGAAGAGTTGAGAGCATTCGTGAAACCGATAAAGAAAACTTCCACCAATCCAAAGTTAAAAGGAGTGAAGTTGAACATCAAAGTATCGAAATAAAGATTGTAAATGAAAAAGGAAAAATTATTGTTAATTCAGCCTCATAGTGATGATATTCTTTTTTGTTGTTCTCATATCTTGTTCCTTCCTCAATATGAGGTTCAGGTGCTGACTGTAGAGAACGACCCAAAGAGAATAGCGGAGGATGAAAAACTGTTTGATTTTCTCAATATCCATTTCCATCATCTTGGACTGGATTTTCACGATGAGAGTTACTACGAGTTTCATAAGAATTACAAAGAAGTAACTGTGGAAGCAACGTATAAACATCTGAATGAATACTTCGGGAGAGAGACGTTGAATGAGATTGAGGAAACGCTTGTAAATTGGGTTAGAAAGTTCTTGAAGAAAAATAAAGGATATACGGTGGTAGCTCCTTGGGGAGTTGGACACCCATTCCATCTTTTTGTTAGAGAGACTTTACAAAGTGCGTTAAGTTTCATGTATTATTATCGGGAGTTTCCTCACTCTTACAAAAGACGTTCTCAACCGCAAGTAGAGAAGCAAAAGCAAGAGTATCGTTTGGAACGCTCCGTACCAGTACAAGAATTTCATGAGGTTAAGTGGAAACTTGCTTCCAAATTCTATCGTTCTCAAAGTGGACTTTTGTTTTATGAGCAAGGATATATAAAGAAAGAATTGCCTGAGGAAATTTATGTAAAAGAGATTGATGAACTTCCATTCTAATATGTACGGCATTATATACAAAACGATTTGTTTAGCAAATGGTAAGATATACGTGGGTCAGACAACTTCTTCTGACCCTTCGTATTTAGGTAGTGGTACAAAATTGAGATGCGCATTCAAGAGATACGGACGAAATAAGTTCAAACGAGAGACTTTGAAGGAATGCGATAATCAGAAGCAGTTAGATGTTTGGGAACTTGTATTCATTAAGAAGCTCCGAGCGACTGACCCGAAGATTGGATACAATATCTTGCCAGGCTCTGCGACAGGTTTTGGTCAAGTTAATCCAGCGAAACTTCCCGAAGTTAGAAAGAAAATAAGCAAATCAAATATTGGTAGAACTAATAGTTTGAGAAATAGACTTGCTGTTTCAAAGGCTATTAAGGGAACGAAATGGAAAGATGATAGGAGAAAGAAATTGTCTTCAACAGCTTCCAAAAGAAAATCAATTACTAATGGTTCAAACAATTCTTGGTTATATGAAGGTCAAGAAATGCCTCAAGGATGGAGGTATGGAAGGATGCCTTACAGAGTTAAAAGAAGAAAGAGAAAAGACCGAATAAATTATGGTACAACAACTGGAAGAATATGGATAAACAATGGAATTGAAAATAAGATGATATTCCAAAGTGAATCAATTCCGAAGGGTTGGAATAAAGGTATGAAACGATGAAGATATTTATAGCAGATTTTCAGATAGCAAAATATGGCGGTATAGTAGAATATGTCGCAAGTATGCTAAAAGCGTTCCGAGATTTGGGTCACGAAGTAGATGTGGCTCAAATGACTCCTGCTTCTACTACGCAGAACGCTTATAACAAGAAAGTGAAGGAGTTTGAAAGCGGTGAACATCAACGCAAGATAAAGTTCCATTCTCAGGCTGGAGGTTACGAGAAAGATGAAGTAACAGGATATTGGCGCAATAACTATTACGGTTATTTCTTGCCTCCAAGTAACCGTATCGGAGTATATGAGAAGAATGCCGTTGAGAGGTGGAAGGAGCTTGTGAAGGATGCTGATATAATTCTTTGGAATTTTATGCCTACGAAAAGTTCAGCTTGGAACAAGAAGGGGTTTGAGTTCGATTTTTGGCATAAGTTCTTTGACCTTCCTTCTTCGATTAAACAAGTGTTCTTGGTACACGATGCTTATTTCAATGTAAGAGCTTCCAATATATCGGCTTTGAAAGATAAGATATTGTTTATGGCTTGCGCTCATTTAGCTGCCTATCAGTGTTGTTCTGAAATCGGTATTCCGAGAAGTTTGTTATTGAATCCACGTTATCTACCTGACGGAGCTAAGATGCCCGTTAAGATGATGGGTAAACGAAAGGAGGACTTTTTTGCTGCTCATATGTTTAAGTCTATGAAGCACATGGAAGAACTCATTGCTGCCATTCCGTATATTCAGAAAGGTAGGGATGAGCGTTTTTCTATTAAGATTGCTGGTACAGGCATAGAATATAACTATATGACCAGCGAGACAAAGACGAAGAGCAACTACATGTGTACTACGAAACGTGACCCAGACCTTCCGAAGAAACTTGATGGTAAAATTTCTCTTTGGGATAGAGCCGTAAAGTTTGGAATGAATTATATGGGGCAAATGTCGGGGGGTGAAGTCATAGATACTTTGAAAAATACGAAGTTTGCTATTGACCCATCTTGGGCTGAACATTACGCAAATTATTGTCGTACTCATATAAACGGCTTTATTATCGAAGCTATGCTATGCGGTGCGTATCCAGTTTTGCGTGATTATAGAGGGCTGGCGAAGATAGAAGGAAAGGAAATATATGACCCACTGTTCGAGAACGTCAGAGCAATCATTATTCCGTGGGATGCTACTCCGAAAGAATTTGCTACAGCTTTGAAGAAAGCGAGCGAAATGAGCCCAGCTAAATTCTTGAAAGATACAAAATACAACTTTGAGTTAGTTCATGAATTATTCAATGCTAAGAAGAACGCAGAAGAGATAATCAGATTGGCGAAGGGTGGTAAAAAATTGATAAAGAAAGAACTTGAAAAAGGCAAAGATTCAACGAATGTTAAGAAAATAACCAAAGACATTATGGAAGACTTTTATCATATAGAGCTTCCGATTGAGTGGGAAACCGATTGAAGCAGTTATTATCTTTATCATAATGTCAGAAATGTAATCAACATAAAGTATTATGGCAAAGAAAGAAGAAATAATTGAAAAAGCTGTAAGCCGTCAAGTGGGCGATATGCACAAGAACGGTAAATGGGTTTGGACTGAGTATAAGCCAGGAAAATTCGATTGGCGTCCAGTCAAGAACAAGCAGCAATCGGGTGGTGGTTCATCTTCGGGAGGAGGAGACGATGATGACGCAGGTACAGCCAAGAAAACTCCTTCAAAGCCTACTGCGGGTCAGATAGCTGGAGCGAAAGCAAAGGCAGGTAAACCGATGGACTCACAGAAGCTCATGGTATGGGCTCAGCAGACTTCTGATGATAATCTTTTGAAGGTTGCTAATAGTAAGAACGGAAACGCTCAAATGCGTATGATTGCTTACAAGCAACTTGAATCGAGAGGGTTTGATATGTCGCAGGTTGACACGTCAGGCACTCTTGGTCAGCTTATGAAGATGACGGGAAAGACAGGAAGCAAATCAGCCAATCCTACGGATGGAGACGAGGATGATGTAGCAGATACCAACGAAGAAGCAGAAGTTGATATTGACGATGACTCTGACGGAGGTACGGACGGCATCAAGATAACTGAAAAATGGTATCTTGACCGAAACGATGACCGTGTAAAGAAGATGTTCAACTTGAAGACAAAGGAAGGACGTATCAAGTACGACCAGTTTGTTTACAAGATGAAAAAGAAAGAAAAGGACTACAAAAATCCAGTAGAAGTCGTACAAGACTTGAACGAGCAATATTTGGAGTTTTTAGATAACGATGAACAGCGTTTCATGATTTCTGCGGGAGGAGCTGGTATTGGTAAGTCTTACGGCTTCAATAAAATGGCGGAATTGTTGAACATGAAACCGTTTGAAGAAGGCGACTCACCTGGCGATGGCGACTATGATATATTTGAGGCTCCTGACGTTAATTCGGGAAAGCAGCTGCTTAATATCCTTAAAGCTCACAACGGCAAAATCATTGTATTCGATGATAACGACAAGGTGTTGAAGAGAGCCGATTGTGCGAGCGTTATGAAGAAAGCTACTGCTACCACGGGCAGACGTATCGTTGGTGACCCTGATGATATCAAGCAGAACTTTGAATTCACAGGACGTATCATAATCATGACTAACAAGGACTTGTCTCAGTTAGCCGAGAACGAAGATACCAAAGCAATCATCAGCCGTGCTATGATGGTATCTGAAATCTATATGACCGTGCCTGAAACTATCGAAGTAATGGAGAGCCGTTATCAAGACTATGAGTTCAAACAAGCTCCGAGACTTGACGATGAAAACGAAGATAGAAAGGAACGTGATGAAATCTTGAACCTTATTAAGAAGAACCAAAAGAACATTGACCCATCGCAGTTCACCACACGTACTTTCCAAGAGATACTTGTTAACAAACGTAAAGTTGACAACGCTAATGAGAAACGTTCTAATCCAGCATTTGCTGCCCTTATCGGTAATAAGAATAAGGACTGGAAAGAGGTAGCACTGGGAGTGCTTACAAAGGCAGCTACAACGTTGGATATTGGTGGTAACGAAGTATCTGACGAGCTTATGAAAGCGGAGGACTTGCTGTTCAAGGGAGAGTGCCCCGAAGATGATGGAGTTGATTACACCGTTGACGAGGAGCCTGAGGAAGAAATTGACGATGTTCAGAAGGCAGAGGAAATTCTGTTTGGAGAGGACAACGAAGATATTTTCAAGGCTGAGTTCTCCGATAAACAACGCAAGAAACTTGCTAAGAAGAAAGAAGCTCAACCTGACGGCTCATATCCTATCCGTAACGAGAAGGACTTGAAGAACGCAATTCAGGCTATCGGACGTTCAAAGGACGTAGAGAAAACTAAACGTTGGATTAAGAAGAGAGCAAAAGAACTTGGCAAAGAGGACTTATTGCCCGATACTTGGAAGGCTGAGGACGTTCTGAATTTAGGAGTTGAGGAAATGGATTTACAAAAGGCAGAGGAAATTCTGTTCAGCAAGTAATTATGGAAGATATTAAGAAAGCATTGGATACTATTGCCCTTCATAATTTGGAGGGCAAAGTTTCTGATGACCTTCTTGTAAAGGCTTGCGATGCTTACAAGATAAAGTCCGATGATTTTCTTGACGACTACGAATATCATGTATGCGTAGCAAAGTCTTTATATGACCACTTGAACGGCATAGAGCCTGACGAAGAAATTTGTAAGGCAGTAGTGCCTGGTCAGACGAAGGTTGTCGATGGAGTTATGTATATTTATACTGCTACTCCAAACGCTAAGACGAAATATGATTGGCGTGTATTTAAGGGAAAGAAACAAGTTGGAAGACAAGTTGACGACCAAAAAGCAGGAGCTAAGCAGAAATACATAAATGAATTGTTCCCGACTGACTTGAGCAATTTGAAAGTAGTTAAGAAACTTGGAGGAAGTACAGGAGCTGAATTGGTAGAGGACGCAAAAGGAAACCAATATGTAATGAAGAAAGGCAAGAACACGTCCAGTGACCACGTTCGCACCGAGTATCTTACAAATCAGTTGTACGACCTTATGGGATTAAAAGTCCCAGACTACGAGTTGTATGAGGATAACGGAGAAGCGGTCATGCTATCTAAGTTTATCCCATTGACTCACGCTCCGAGTTCTAAGGACTACGATGAAATGGCGAAAGGGTTTGTTGTTGACGCTCTTTTAGCTAACTGGGATATTTACCAAAACGACAATTGCTTGATTGATTCAGCTGGTAGAGTTATCCGAGTAGATAATGGAGGAGCGTTGAACTATCGGGCGCAAGGAAGCAAGAAAACTTTTGGAGATAGCGTACTTGATTTTGATAGTATGCAAAAGTACAATCCTTCAGTTGTTGCTAATCTCACTACCCAAGACTACATAAATCAGATTGACGAAGTACTGAAGAAACGTGATGATGTAATCAATTACTTGGAAGAAAGCGACTATAATGGTATGGCTGATACTTTCAAGAAACGTTTCAAGTCATTGGAGTCAATTAAGAATGATTTGGAGGCAAAATTAGCGAAGAAAAACCGAAAGATTGTACCGAGAAAGCTCAAGAGCGATGCCGACATGTACAAGGACTTCTCCGATGACGAGGTTGATGCTATATGGAAGGCTCAGAATGGAAGCGACTATTGGAGTAAATTAAATGCTACAAACTATAAGAACGGTTGGGAGCTTTTGAACGCTATTTGTGAGGAAAGAGGGTTCACGGCACGTCCAGAGGTTGTCGATGAAGCTACTTATTGGAATGCTGTTAAGCAATCTAAATATCAAATGTTCCGTGGGTTATCGGACGGAGGAGGACACGATGCGGAGTTTTACGCTGACGACTTCCGATATAACGACAACTGTTTCTATGGAACTATTGGTATTCACGGTTCAGGAATTTACGCTCACGTGAACGATGGAACGCATGACAAGAGTAATACCCAAACGACATATAAGAAGTCCGATGCTTACAAGAACGCACGAAGTTATGCTGGTAGTTCGGGCAGTATTCTTGAATGTTGTCTTGACCCGAAAGCGAAGGTTGCGTTGGTTCCTGATTTGAAGAAAGAAATTCTCAGTCTTGTAACCTTCGACAAAGCAGCCGTTGATGCGAAGCAGCTTGAGATTGATACCCTTAATGCTACCCTTCAGAAGCAGGAGGATGACCTCAATCATATCACCGAAAATACCGAGAAGCAAATCAAGAAGGATATGCACTGGGATAATGATGTCCTTGTAATGTCTCAACTTGAAATTGATAATACGGACTGGGGAGCTACAAACGATGAAGGCGAACCAGATTATCCGAGCTTTGAAGACTTCGTTGAGAAGAAAGTATTTGATTGGGTTAAGAAGAATGGCGGTTCAGTTACCGAGAAAGGAAAAGGAACGGATGTATATGTATTCAAACTTCCTAACAGTAAGGAAAGTTTCATGCTGAGCCGTTTCCAATGGGAGAACAACGCCATCAAACGCAAGAACGCTTTTAGCAAAGCATACAACTATCCTTTGAAGCGTTTCCAAGATTGGATGATGAAAGAACACTACGGTATTATCAGCAAACGAGTTGAGAAAGAGCTGGGCGATATTGGTACCAAAGTAACTGATTTGAGGTCTGATATCAAGGTTACTAAGAATGAATTGAATACTAAGGTAGGAGAGTTGAACGACTTGAAGAAAACCAAAGACCCAAATGGCGATATGATATCAGGAATTTACGAGTCAGTCAGAAAAGGTAGCAAAGAAGCTATCGGAACGTATGCGGCTCTGAAAGGTTATGACGCTATCATAGAGCCTCACGGAAACGGTGGACCAAATTCGTTCATGATTATCCTCAACCGTAGTAAAGTAATTGTAAAAAGATAGGCTATGAACAGAGAAAGAAAGTTATCAGTAATAGGAGGAAGAGCGAGCAAATATGTTACGCTCAAGAAGCCTTCTCAAATCATTCCTTTCAAGGGGAAGTTTCCGTTGATAGAGCCTTATCAGGAGCAAGCATATTATGACGCTATTCAGTCAACCGATAACTTGGAGGACTTATCGAAAGAGTTTCAAGAAGCTACGGAGAAAGGCAACAGAATTGCTATTCTTGAAGACGGCTTTAAGCAATATCTTGCTGGGTTCAATATAACTCCAGATGAGTTCTTGAAGATGAGTAACAGCGATAAATCGGATAAGTTGATGAATTGGCTTGAACGAGATTGCATTGATTTTTCACAATTAACAATAAAGTAAAATGGCAAATTTTGAATCAGCCTATATACGGACGGAAAAGTTTGAAGGCAAAAATGTTTATACAAAAACACCTGGCGATGCAGGTGGAGAGACTTGGAGTGGTATTAGCAGAGTAGCTAATCCAAAATGGGCTGGATGGAAGGTATTGGATGCTATTCCTAATAAAAAGCATAATCAAGTCATTACAACTCCTGAATTGGAACGTTTGAAACTTGAACTTTATCGTAGTAACTACTGGAATCCAGTATGGGGCGATAAAATAGACAAACAAGAAGTTGCTAATGATATGTACGATACAGCCGTAAACATGGGGCCAGCTACGTCCATAAAGTTATCCGAAAGACAGTTTGGGATGAAAGAAACAGGCAAGATGAGCAACGAGTTATTAACGAAACTAAATTCAGTGGTATGAGAACATTATTTATATGCTTGCTAACGGCATTAGTGGTTAGTTGTAGTACGAAGGTTCAACAGCCTTCTGAAACTCATCCTATACAGCCTGATACGGTGTACGTTGAAGTTCCTACGTTAAATGAGGAACGGATAAAAGAACTTGAAGCAGACGTTGCTTATTGGAAGAATGTAGCAGACAGTGTAAGTACAACAATTCCTTTCGATGATTATATGAATGCCCGAAGGATTGAGAAAATTAAGTATTACATATCAATAACCGAGAAAAATTCAAATAACAAAAAGTTTTTCTATGGTTGGATAAAAAGAACCATGTCTGAGTAGGGCAAATTTCATTTGACAGTTATAGAGGAGGTCAAGAGTAAAATAAACTTTTGACCTTTTCATTTTTAACGAATATGGCAAAAAATAATTTAGAAGATAAATTCACCTTTTGGTGTCCTTTGGAGAAGGCTCAAGATTTAGACCCAACTACAGGCGAGCCTGTTATGAAGTTGGGCGGTATTGCTTCTACTTCTGACGAGGATAGTGATGGGGAGTTTCTTGACCCGAAAGGGTTTGATATTAAACCGCTGATTGAAAGCGGTATGGTAAATTGGCATCATCAAGCGAAAGGTCAACCTGCTACGATTATCGGAGAGCCTACAAAAGCAGAGATACGTCCAGAAGGACTTTACATTGAAACTGAACTCTATCCTTCAAGTAAGATAGCGTGCGATGTATGGGAATTGGCGGAAACTCTTGAGAAGGATTCAAAGACAAGACGGTTGGGATATTCTATTGAGGGCAAAGTAGTGAAACGTAAATCGAATGATAAAAAGTCTCCTGATTATAAAAAGATTGTCAAGGCAATTATTACAGGAGTAGCTATCACTCATCAGCCCAAAAATCCAAAGACCTTTGCAAATATCATCAAGGGAGAGATTGATGACGATTTTGAGGACGAGGAAGAAAAGGCATTGGATACAGAAACTGGTAAGGCTCTTAAAAAAGAGTCAGTTGATAAGAAAATCAAAAACCAAACTTTTTCAAAAGCAGAGGTTATCGAAAGGCTTTTCAAAGACATTCCAGGTATAAGTATTGAGAAAGCAGAAAAAATTCATTTATTGATATTAAAAATTGCGAGTATGAAAGGTAACAAAACAAAAGTCACCGATGAAGACATCAGCAAGGCATACGAAGCTCTTGGCTTGGACGTAGAGCCTACTGATATTGAGAAGGGTGAAGGTTGTGACGCCAATGGCGGTCAGACCAAGAAAGAGCCTATCAAAAAAGCAAAGTCTAAATCAAAAGCGGATGAAGAGGAAACCGATGACGTAGGTGATGACGGCACGGACGAAACTGAAGACGAAGAAGAGGACGATGATGCTGAAGTAGAAGAGGCAAAGAAGGGCAAAATGAAGAAAGGTGGAGACGGTGGTAACCGCTTTGACCGTATCGAAAAAGCTATTGCCGCATCTCATCAGATTAACTCTAAGTACATGAAAGCTCTTGGGGTTATGATTAAAGATGCAAGTCAGAAACTTGAAGCTGCTGCTGTCCGTGAAACGGAGTTGCTTGATATTGTCAAAGCTCAAGACGAGACTATCAGCGTAATGTCCGAGAAGTTGGAAGCATTTGGTTCCGAAGTTCCTGCACCGAAGTCTATCAGTGCCGCACGTCCAGTTGAACGTCAGTTCACTAAGGCAGAAGATACTGATATCACGAAGGGTGGTCAGGGTAAAGGAAAGAGCAATGCAATATCTATGAGCAAGCAGCCTCACGCTGTAGCCGAGTTACTTGACCAAGCTACGTTTGCCAAAGGGTTTGATGACGAGTTCAGCAAGGCTTGTACCGCTTTTGAAGCAAACAAAAATCTTCCTGCGAACATCATTGCTCGTATGAAGAACGAGTATGGAGTTGAAATTGTTAAGTAAAACGACACTTTATAAATAAAAGAAAAATGGAAAGATTATCAATCAACTTGGCTGATTACGGCTATGCCGCTCAGCAGGATGGTTTCCACGCTGGAATGCACGGCTCAGAGAACTTGGACCAATTGAACAAGGCTCTTGCTGCTGAGCAGATTACAGGACGTGAAACTGCCGACCTGACGACTGCGTCGGGTGCTCCGTTGAAGGTTGAATCTTTGGAGAAAACTCTGAAGCATATCACCTTCCGTGAGAGCGATATTCGCCTTTGGAAAGACCTTCCTAAAAAGGCAGCGTACAATACCGTAGAAGAGTATAACCAGCAGACTTCTTATGGTGCTAACCGTGGCGGCTGGAACAGAGAAGGTGAGTTGCCCGAAGAGGAAGATTCAATCTTTGTTCGTAGAGCTCAGTTGGTGAAATACCTTGGTGTAACCAAGTCCGTAACTCACCAGATGACTCTTGTAAATACCATGATTGGTTCCGTAATGGAACGTACTATCAAGGATGGTACTCTTTGGATTTTGCGCACTCTGAATCAGGGTTTGTACTTCGGTAACGAAAAACTTGTACCTGAACAGTTCAACGGCTTCTTGGCTCAGCAGATGCAATCTGACGCTTGGGCTTCATATGCCGATTACATGAACTCTGAAATGGTTGTTGACCTTCGTGGTTCGGCTCTTACCGAAGATGCGATTGAAACTGCCGCAAACTCTATCGTAGAAAACTACGGTCTGGGTACTCAGCTTTATGGGCCACCTGCCGTTCTTTCTTCTTTCGTGAAGAACTTCTACGGTAACAAGTTCATTGTTCCTAATACTCCGAGCTTGAGCAACGGTATTATGGGACAGAGAGTTCAGGCATTTGACTCGCAGTTCGGACAGATTGGTTTGAACCATGACGTATTCTTCAAGAAACTTCCGAGCAAAACTGCTGCTTCTCCTGCCAACTCTCAGAAAGCTCCGAACAAGCCTGTTTGGGACGGTACAACTCCTGCTGCAGTTCAGACTGCAATTGACGGCAGCAAATGGCAATCCACTGACGCTGGTAATGTATATTACGGAGTAGTTGCTATCAACCGCTTCGGTGAATCTGATTTGGCTATCAATAGCACCGCTGTTGCTGCAGTTGCCAATTGTGCTATTGACCTGAAGTTCGCTGATGGCGGTGGTGTAAACAAAGCAACCGCTTATCGTATCTATCGTACCAAAGTTGGTGGTTCTGCTACTGGTGAGTTCTTCCCGCTGTTTGAAGTATCTTTGGACGATGTAACGAGAGGTTATGACGGTGGTGGCGCAGGTATCATTCGTGATATGAACCGCTTCTTGCCTGATACAGACCAATCGGCTCTGTTCCAGTTCGATAACGAAGTAGTTGAGTTTGCTCAGCTTGCTCCTCTGATGAAGATGGATTTGGCTGTACTTTCTCCTGCATTCCGCTTCATGGTGCTGCTTTATGGAACTCCGTTCCTTTACGCTCCGAAGAAGATGGTGCGCTTCATCAATATCGGCAAGTTTGTAAAATAACCGATAAACAATTGTTTAATTGAGAGAAGGGGTGGGTGCTTTGCCCCACTCCTTTTTTCTTAAAATCGTAAAAAGAAATGAAAATTAAAGCAAAAAATCAAGGTGTAGCTTCAATGGAGCTTATCGTGCCTGTAGATGGGCGAATTACTATTGATGCTAACGGAGTAGCCGAAGTATCAGCGAAGTGTGCAGCCGTGCTTGTAAAAGGCACTAACGACTGGGAATATGCTAAGAAGGCTACTGTGGTAGAGGAGGATGACGAGGAAGAAGATGACAACGGGGGTGGAGCATCAGACCGTGAGAAGTTTGAAGCCCATCTTGATACTCTGACTCTTGCTCAGATGAAAGACCTTGCGAAAGAAGGCGAAATGCCCGAAGAGGAGTATGAGAAATTGAACTCCAAGAAACTCATGAAAGCCTACCTTTTGAAAAAGTACGATGAAGCCGCAGAAAACGGTGAGTTGGACGAAGAGGAGGATGACGAGGAAGAAGATGACAACGGGGGTGGTGAACAATAAAATAACCTTTTAACATTGTCCTGATATGCCAAGTTTAAGACTGAAAATACAATACAATAAGAATATGGAGACAATCATGTCTCCTACGGAGCTAATGGAGAATTATCTGTTTGGTATTCCTATGTGCTCTAATGACGGCAGAAAGATGTCTATGTCGGCAATGCTTCAACATATCCTTTCGGCACAAGCTACTATTGAGAGTTTGTTCAGTATTAAACTTACAAAACAAGTTATAGACGAAAACCGTGATTTCATACGGCAGGAATTTATGTCTTGGGGGTATATCAGGACAATGTACCCTATTGTTTACATAGATAATCTTGAGGGTTGGATAAATGACGTTTGTCAAATAACCTATCCGAAGGAATGGTTGTCTATAAAGAAACAAGCTGATGTAGCAATATATCGAAACGTCTATTTGATACCGAACACTGGTAGTAAGGAGGGAGCGACTATGACGCAAAACTCTTTAATCTACAACGGTATTTCTCCGCATCTTGGATGGTTCGGTCAGACTTATATTCCAAACTATTGGAGAATGAGATATATAACAGGTTGGGATAAGATACCTGCCGACTTGTTTGATTTCATAGCTAAGTTAGCAGCTCTGAATGTCCTTGCTATTATCGGAGACGTTTTGTATGGAATTGGCGTTACTTCTATCAATATAAGTTTAGACGGAGTGAGCCAAAATACTCCGTTAGCGAGAAGTGCTCAAGGAGGACTTTTTGCAGGACGTATAAAGACGTATATTGATGAAATGAATAGAACACTACCAGCTCTGAAATCTAAGTATCGTGGTATTGCTTTTGAAGTATTATAATTATGGCAACAGATAGCAATGGTAAAAATAGAAAAAGTATCATAACCGACAAAACGACTGCTTATCAAACTCCGCCAGCATCAATGAGTCCGCACGTAGGATGGGATGTTAACAAGTTTGAAACGCTAATACAAACTCAAGGTTATGACGCTTTTATTGACCGAGCTTTGAGATGTCCTTGCGTAGATAAAGCAACTGGCCAGGCTCTTTCCACTTGTAAAAATTGTTTAGGAAGAGGCTGGTTTTTTGTTGATAGGACTGAAACGAGACTTATTGCTCAGCATATGGATAATAAGAAACGTTATGAGAATTGGAGTGAAGTTAATCGTGGTACGGCTTCGATAACTACGAAGGGAATTGATAAACTTGGGTTCATGGATAGAATTATCTTGACTCAATTGGAGGGTTATTATTCCGAGATACTCAACCCTGTGTTATTCGGAGGAGAACTGATTGCTTATCCAGTTTACGAGCCGTTGTTTGTAACCAATATATTTCTTTTCGTAGGAGACTACACAAAGTTGGAGCCCATACCCGAAGAAATGTACAAAGTTGACAAGAACAAGATTGTCTTTGACCAAAGCCTTCTTACTGTACTTCCAGTTGAGGACGTAAATCAAAAGCAACCTAATATGAGCGTGTCTATAAGGTATGCGCACTTTCCTGTCTTCCATGTTATAGATGCCAACCGAGAGCTGATGAAAGTCCGTGAGAGTAGGTTCTGTACATATGATGACGAAAAACTGCGGCAAATGCCTATAAACGTGTTAGCAAGAAAAGCTCATTATATCTTCGATGCTCAGAAGTTCGGAGAAGAGAGTTTTGAAAATACTGTAATGCCTCCAAGAGATAGAGAATGAAACCAATTGTCATAGACTTATCAGGACTTCAATCGCAATTCGGTTTAGCAGCCGATACGATTGATATGTTGACAGAAACTTGCGTGAATGCGGTTACTGCGGCAGTCTATGCTAATTGGGAAGCTCTTGCGAAGCAAAGATTAAATTCAACGCTTCCCGAATATACCCAACATTTGATAAAGGTAGATAAAGGAAGATTTGCAAAACAAATTGTATTGACTGGCGTACTTCCTAATATGATTGAACAAGGAGCTTCTGCGTTCGATATGAAGGAAGGATTCAAAAAGTCAAGAAAGGTAAAATATACCATACCTGTATATAACAAGAAAGGTAAACAAGTTTACAAAGGCGGTGATTGGTATTTAACAATTCCGTTTCGTATCGGTACACCTGGCACTCTTGGTCAAGCAGGATTCACTGGAGAAATGCCTCAAGAGATATACGACATAATGAGAAAGAGAGCTGCTGGACAAGGTCTGACGGCTTCTGAACTTCCTTCTCCGTATGACGTTCCTCAATCGAGAGAGGCAATTGTAAATGAAAGCGGTCAAGTTCTTTACGGAGCTTATCAACATCGCAATTCCATATACGAGGGTTTGACTAAAAGGAAAGCTCAATATGGTAATACTTCTCAAAATACTTACGGAACATTCCGAAGAGCAGGGGCAAACTCTGACCCATTATCTTGGATACATAAAGGAATTAAGCCGTATGGATTGGCTGAAGAAGCGGTTGAGAAAACTGATGTTGAGACTATCGTAGAAAATGAAGTAACAACTTATTTAGAAACGATATTATGAGTGGAATACTTTTACCAGAGATTGTGATATACAATACTTTGGAATCAATAGTTCGATTATTGCGTGAAGACTTGAAAGAGCATGCAACGGACGACAAAGAAACTATCTTGTATAAGATATTGGGAGTGGACGAGGAAGGCAAGCCCATTAAGATGAACTTGTATAATTACTTCGTTCAGGCAAAGAAGATGATAAATACTCCTCAAAATCTTTCTGTAAACTTCGGATACAATCAGGAAGTAGCAAAGATGATATCAATGCACATTCTCCTTCCTGCTGAACAAGGCTCTGCCGCTATCGGAGAAGATGAAGGATATATGGAGGATGATATATTGGACGAGGACGGAAAGAAGAAAGCAACGCAACAATACTTTACTCAGATGTATGATTGTACGTATCAAATCATGATTACAAGCAATAACTCCTCTGAAGTAAACGTAGTGTATAACATACTGAAAAGTATGCTGCTAATGCTGGTTCCTCATTTGGAATTGATGGGTATTCGCATTCCTTCGTTATCGGGGAACGATATAATGATGCAGGATGATTTGACACCTGTTCCAATATTCCATAAAGTTCTGAATTTGACATTCAAATATGAACATAACGTTCCACAGCTTGTAGTTCAAGAAGTAGCAAAGAAGTTCTATTTTCAGATGAGGATGATTGATTACAACGATGATACTTCATCAAGCTCAAGTATAGATAAGGAGTAAAATTTGAAATAATTTCATATAAACAAAAAGATTATGGCAACAGTAGTTAATTTTCATGGCAAGAACTACATTGAACCTGGTTCGTATGCTGCTACCGTCTATAATCCAACGTCAGTCGTAAACGTTGCCGAGTTTGGTAATGTTATGATTATAGACACTGGGTTAGCAATGAACGGCTCATACGAATACGCTGGAGGTTCAGGAGTTCAGGGTGAACTTTCACAAGGCTTGAAGTCTGTGTATGAGTTTACAAACTATGAGGACTTTCTGTCTTTCATGGGAGGAGGATTGGTTGGCGACATAGCTAACAAAATCTTCACTCCGCTTGACGGTTCAGCAGGTGCCCCAAAGTTGTATTATGTCCGTGCTGCCAAGACTACCTGCGCAAACCTTACTGTAACTTTATCAGGCTCCAATGCTTTGGTATTGAAATGTAAGAACGAAGGTATTGTTGGTAACGGAGTAAAAGTGGATGATGTTTTGAAAGTAGGTTACGGAGCTCAGATTGTAGCTGGCGAAACCGCTGATACTTTCAAACTTCAAGTCTATCGTGGTTCATTCATGGGAGTGGACGAAGCAGGTGAATCATTCGGAGCGAAGAGCTTGGCAGATGCAACTCCAAACCTTATTGCTGAATCAGGCGACCTCACTACTCTTCAGGAGTTGTACGATTGGGCGAGAACTAACAAACAGATGCTTGCTAACTTCGTTGTATCTATGACGGGGGACGGAGAAACCGAGCTTGCAGCTGTAACTATGGCTCTTGCTACTGGAGGAACAACCGAGTACATGAGCGGTACGGAGTATGCAGACGTATTAGAAGCAATCGCAGAGTTGGACGTTACATTCTTCTTATGCTCTAATCTGAATGCTGCGGGAGGCAAAGGAGTAGATGCTGCGACGAATGGTAAACTGTTTACCTTCCTGAAGCAAACTGCGAAGTTCACTGAATTTATGGTAGTGCCAGGAGGTGAAGACGATACCGACTTGTTTGGTGAATCAAATACATCTGAGTCAATTGCTAAGTATTTCAATTCAGGTCAGGTGGTTTGCGTACACGGTGCTCCAGTAGTAACGAGGAAAGACCAAAACGGAACAAAGCAACTTCATACTATCTATCTTGCTGCGGCTATCGTAGGATTGAACGCTGGTATGGCTGCTCAAACTCCGCTTACTTTCAAGCGAGTTGGTTATCAGTCTTTCGCTTACGACTTGAAGAAACGAGAGAGAGAACGTGCTCTGCAAGCAGGTATTATGCATGTACGCAACGTATCGGGATATTGGTGCGTCAACCAAGGTATTACAACCTTGCTGGATAACAAGAAAACTATTGCCGATGACGGTCAGTCGTTTGAGTTATCCGTAGAGCTTATCAAGGCTCAGTTGAATAAAGAGCTTATATTGGAAGGACAAACGAGGTTCACTGGACAGACGGCAGCTCAGGCTTCTCCGCAATCGGTTAAGAACTTCACCGAAACCAAACTTGCTTCTTTGGTAGCATATCCTGGCAATGATAACTTGCTTATCAGTTGGAAGAATGTAAAGGTTGTTGCTAAAAATAGCGACTACTTTATAACATATGACTTTGTTCCGAATGTACCTGTTAACAAGACGTTCTTTGTAGGAAACATCTTGGACTTTTCAGTAGAAGTGTAAACAATTAAAAGATAACGGATATGGCAAAAAATGAGAAAGTAATGACTGCCCCTTTGGCAATCATTCAAATCAATAGCGTTACCGTTGGGAAAATGAAAAACGTGCGTATCACCGAAAGCATAAGGCGTGGACGTGTTACTGGCGTTGGACGTTTGAACCCAGAGGAGCTGCCTGCCTTGGAATGGACTGGTTCTTTGAGTTGTTCTTCCTACACTATCAACTTCAATCTTCTTGCCAACAAGATGAAGAAGGGAGCGTTCAGAAACGCTGGTACAGTAGAGGAATGGGCAAACGCTATTCTGCTCCAAGAAGATGGGCTTGAAATCGCAATCCTTCGGAAAGTAAAGGACGGAGCGATTGATAACGAAACTGGTTTGGTTAGCACCAAGTATGAAACTTTTGCGAAGACAGTGGGAGCGTTCATGACACGTGAAGGCTTCGATATTCAAGAAGGTCAGATTTCAGGACGTGATACTGAATTTGAGTACTTGGAACCAATTCTATATAATGGAGTTGTATAAACCAAGATAAACAGTTATAAGAAGGTAGTATGGTGAAAATCGTACTACCTTTTTTATTGTATAACGATTAAACAATTGTAAATCATGATTGAAAGACAGAAAAAATTCAGTATCGGGGAGAAATCATTCACGGCTAATTTCCCCAACGTTGGGCAGCTAATTGACTTGGAAAGTCTTAAACAGGCTCTTACCAGTAACCGATATGGGGTTATGGCATCAAGTGGCGTAGCAAGCATGTATTATGCTCTTGATTTAGTAGATGCTATTGCCTTCCTTCAGGTATGCGTACCGAGCGTGGCGAAGTATTACGACATCAAAAATTATACAGCTCTTGCTCCTGAGGATATTAAAGAGCTTGTGGAAGCGTACCAAAAAGAGTTGAAACCTTGGTTTGACAAAGTAATGGCTGAATTGAAAGGCATAAAATTGAATGATGTCGGAGACGAAACTGAAGAGGGAGCTGACGCTGAAAAAGAGGGTTGATAACTTTCTTTTTTCTTGGCATCAATTTCCGATTGATTATTGGTGGCGTAAAAAATACAACGTGCCATTTGGCTCACCTCAACATAGAGAAATGAGCTTCATTGACATGTATATAGAATATCAAGAAGAAATTGAATTGACGAAAGCTCTCACTCAGCCTGATATTGACGAAGATGAAGCCGAGAACGAAGCACTTGGTTTGGTAGATACAAACAAGAAAGTTGTTAAAGTAACCGAGAAAGAAATTGATGAAGACTTTGATAATTTAGATTTAAGTCAGTTTGATAAACAAGAATAATTATGGCAGATGTAACGGTAAACATACGTGGTGACGCTTCTCAGCTTCGTAACGAGTTGGATGATGTAAGCAGAAACCCAAACAATCCGAGTTCGACCACTCCTCCACCTTCTGGCGGAGGTAGTGGTTCTGCCGTTCCTTCTAATGACCGAATGATTGAGGACGTTCGCAGAGAAATGCAACAACGTGGCGTTCTATTGGTGCCTGGTTCTTCTTCGATGACTCAGATTATCAATCAGTACGGTCAAGCAACGAGAGGAACGGTCAATGACCGCATTACGGAACGATACGACGCAAGACGAGACGACATGCGTAAACGTATGAGTGCCGACTACGATGCGATTGAAGCTGATATTGAGAATAAGCGACAAGAAGGATTGAGGCGACTTGGCCCACAAGCCAATGACCCATTCTACACTTCTATGCTTGACCAACAGTTAGAGCAAGAACGTGATAGACAATATCGGAGGATTGGAAGTCAGTACGACCAAGAAGAAGAGCAAATCAATCAAGAGGAAGCAAACGAAAGAACTCAAGCTGAAACCGAGCTTACTGCTGCTATCCGAGAATTAACCGAGTATTTCAACCGTCAAGCAAATCAAGGCGGTGACGCTCCTGATTCATATATCGGGAGACTTCGTGCTCAGCAGAGAGAGTTGATGCAACAACGTGATTCAGCGGATAGCGAGGAAGGAGCTATGGCAGCTTCAAGAAGTCTTGCTGACGTGAACGAACAACTCCGAAGGGTATTGGGAGGAGGAGCTGCTCAACAAGGCAGACCTTATTATGATTCAGCGTTGCAAGGTGCTCAAGGAATACAAGGACTTTTCAGCGGACTTCAAAGCGGAGATATTGGAAGCACTATAATGGGTGGCGGTTCAGCCATAGCAGGTTTATCGGGTATGGGTTTGAAAGCAGCACTACGTTTCTTGGGATGGGTAGGAGTAGCAGCAGGAGCTGCGAAGATGTTGACTGGAACTTCCGATACCTACGAATCAATGTCTGGGCTTGCTTCTTTGAGAGGTACAACTGGATATCAAGGAGGGGATGCCGCAAATTATTTAGGAGGTGTCTTGCCTGATATGTCTTTTAGAGGCATAAACTATACCAACTTTGGATACGATACGGAGGAGTTTGCTGGTAATGCGGCGAGACGTATCAGAGGACGTGGAACGTCAGACGATTGGTATGCGGAAACTATGCGTCAAATAGGTTTGGAAAGAAACCTTGCTTTGTCTGAAGGCTCTTTGGAGAAAGGAGGACAATATGACCGTTATGGTATAAACGTTACCGAAGCAATTTCACGTTTGGTTACTATCTTGAATGGTATCGAAGGTTCAGGAGTATCTATGGGAGACTTCACGAGGGTTCAAGAAAAGTACGACATCCAGCAACAAATAATGGGCTCATATATGAATAGAGCCGACAGACCGAGCTACGATGTTGCTAATGCAAATTTAGCAGCCTTCTCAGCCGTTCAAGGAATAACTCAAGATTCAAGAATTGGAAGCGATTATCAATCATTCCAAGGTATGATTCAACAGCCGATGAACGAGCGTATGAGAGCGTTGATATATAGTTCGGTTGCTGACTTGTTCCCGCAGACTGGAGGACGTATGGACTTGATTGACCGTGAACTTCGCAATCCTGAGAATGAAGGAAAGATTATGCAATCTGTAATCCAGCGTATCACTCAACAGTTCGGAGGTACGGACACTCAAATGGGTTACTTTGCATTCAAGTCATTGCTTCCTGATATAGCTCCTGACCGCTTGGATGAATATATCAGACAGTTCTCCGATACTGGTACTATGCCAGGAAGTCTATTACAAAAAGGAATTGGTAATCAAGGAGACTTCAACCGAGCTGGACGTCAGAATATGGATTCATGGGCGGTTCAATCTACTGAATTCACTACGGCTTGGACGAAAGGAAAGAATGAGGTTGTTTCAGTTCTTAATCAAATTCTTGGTAAGATTACAGGCACAACTACTTTGCCAACTCCTAATACAACAAAAACTGGAGGTAAACAATAATGGCTGAAGAAACTCATAATAACAATGATTATATCTTGCTCTATCATAGGGGCAAGAGAATGACCATTTCAGATTATATGGAAAGGAATTACATTTATGGTGTAACTCCTCAAGAGCTTTTTGACCTCAACAAAGACCTTATTTGGCAACAATATACGAATTTAGATAAGGATATAGAAAAGGCTGGAGAAGGCAAGTATCCAGAGAGTGCTGACGACTTGTCTCTCACGTCTTGGCTGCCTTCTCCGTGCGTTCTCCGTATCAATCCCAGTAAGGTTACGGCTGAGTTGGCAATAGCTCAAACAAATGCCCAAGTTAATACGGAGGACTTTTATGCGTTTGCTTCTGAAAAGATTCAAGACATATATCAAAATGAAGGCTATCGTGTAGCCGATGCTTCCAAGAGAAGTCCTGATTGTACAGTATTTGGCTGGTTCAAAAGTCTCTATTATGTAGGATTAGATTCAGAAGGCAAAAAGACCGTAAAATTGGAACGAAAGGACTTCACCGAGTTCGCCAATTTGAGCCGACATATAATTTCACTTGCTACTTCTATGACTTCTAACGGAGGAAGTTTTACAATGAGACTTCCGATAATTAGTGCAAGGAGTGAAGGAGTTGCCGTCATATACGAGATATTGAAGGGAGAGAACGGAGAAAAGACATATGGTAATATGTCGGGTCAGCACGGTTCAGCTTCCAAGAATGACGTATCATACGAGTACGGAAAAAATGGAGAGTATTACGCTAAATCAAGTTTTGATGATATTGAATCTAATTACTTTAATTGGCTAATAAGTTCCAATGATATATTGTTCATTTCTTTTGAGAAACTTGAAATGGAATTGGTAAAGGACTTCTACACAGACGTAGAAGGCAATCCATATCATAATGGAGACGTTGACAATTTCAAAGTAAGCACTATGCTATCGGAGGGAATTTATGATATGATTGCTCTTGTGGACGAAGTTAAGGTTGTTACCAATGCTCAGACTTCTGAAGCCTACGTTGAGATAACTGGACGAGACTTGATGAAACTTCTCATTGAAGACGGCTCTTTCTTCTTCAATCCTTCTACTACGTCAGACCCAAGCGGAGTATTTGCTAATGAACAAAGCTACGGCAAACAAGGAGACATACGTGAAGCGGATGTTATGAATAATACTTATAACAACCCAATCAACCGACTTCGGAGAGTAACTGGCGAGATTGATATATTTGCTAATCGTATCAATATGGACATAAGCTATATATTGAAGGGAGTTATTTCTCAGCTTGCTAACGTAGAAGTAGTGCCTGGATATGTCTTCGACAGTTGGGGTGATGATAGAACTAAGTACATAGAACTTGAACCTGATAAAAAGCAGAACAATGGCTAAATATAAAACTTTTTACAAAGGCTTTTTGGAAGGTCAATCGGAGCTACTGGTAACGAGCGACTTTGGTAAAAGGCATATGAACGGTAAAATCAAAAACCATAATGGGATTGACTTCGGAGTTCCCGTGGGTACGGTTTTGAAAGCACCGTTGGCTGGTAAGATTATTACCAAGCAAGTTCAAAGGAACGGAGCTGGATTGTACGTTACTATTCAGCATCAAGTGGAAATGGGGGTTTATATTTATATTCTGTTAATGCACCTTCATTCCGTTGATAGTCATATATATGTAGGATATGATATTGCCGAAGGAGAAAGAATTGGAACTACAGGAGGAGCGAAAGGAGACCAGCCAAATGCAGGACATTCTACTGGCCCACACTTACACTTGGAAGTCCGAAAGGGAGGGAATTCAAGCGGTAATGCCGTTGACCCAAAATATTGGTTTTTAGCGAAAGAGCGTTTGAAGTCTCAAAAGACTGGAAAGATACTCAACTATGGAGACCCAACTTGGTTAAGTTTTGATGACGTTTCTTTGAAAACCCAATCATCTTACAAGTATTCAGCTCATTCTGATATTACAGTTCCCGATGCTACAGAGTATGTTCCGAAGAAACAACCGAGACAAAATACAATAGCAAAAGAGAGGTTAGCACCTGGTGTATGGCAAATAACTAAGCTACTTGTTGATAGTTCGGTTGCTGATAAGCAAGTTCTTGATTCTGGAATTTCAACGCAGCAGGGTTCATTGTTAAACTTCTTCCGAAAGGTATGTCAGGAGCCGTTGGTTGAGTTTATGGGAGATACGTTTGGTAACCAATATTATTGGATTGTACGCAAACCGCCATTCGACAAAGAGAGCTTCACGAGAATGATTGATTTAACGTTAATTACTCTTGATGAAGCCGATATACTTTCAACTGATTTGACTTGGAATAATCAAGGAATATACTCATGGTATCAATATGTTCCGTATGCCGACCTGCTTGGTATTCGTGAAGCTAACTTATTTATGCCTGCCGTGTTCTTCCCAGAGTTCGCTGCTGTTTGGGGTAGCAGACCGATGTGCGTTGAAAGTAACTATTTCAATTTTGCCTTCTCAGGTAGGTTTAATGCGGATAAATCGGAAAACTCTCAGAACGGTGACCGTATTATTCGCAACGCTGTAAGAGACTTCAAATTCATTGTTGAAAGTAATGCTTACAATGCTTTCACGAGAAGAGGAACGATAACTCTGGTTGGGGATAGACGTATCAAAAGAGGAACGGTCATCATGCTTCCGACTTCGGGTGAGATATTCTACGTGGACGCTGTAACAAATACTTATGACGTAACAACCCAAGGAGTATCAAGAGTAACAACGCTTCAAGTCTCCAAAGGTATGTATCCAAATTATATATACGGAAAGACTGTTGGTGATAAAAAATATAGCTACTTTGACGTCATAGACTTCGGAGAGGGTTTTGATATTGAAAAGATAACGGCAAACAATTGGAAAGACTATATTTCAAAATGGAAGGTGAACGTGGACAACTTCGGCTTCTTTATGTCTAAGCAACAATTGTATTGGGAGAATATCAATAAGTATCGTGTAACTATGCAAGGAGCTATGGAGGTCACTGTAACCGTAACAAAAGAAAAGAAGTAATATGGAAGATGAAGTAATTGGAATCAGAAACTTGGACACTGGTATCGGTTCAGCTGGGGTAGGCTTCGTTGTCGTACCTTCGGAGGTTGACCGAGTTCAATATATAAATGATTGCTACCGCACTAACACTCTAACGATAAACGGAGGGAAGGGATATGGATATTTCAGTGGCGTACATGCTGATATAAACGTTATGCAAAATATCAAGTTCCCGACTGATGAAGAAAATCGTGGAACGCCAGTAGTGTGGGTTAAGGATGCCGTGTCTCAACTTCCTGTTATTGTAGCCGTTTTAAGGAAACAAGGTGAATACTATTCTTTGAATGAAAATCAATTCCGATTGAAGAGAGGAACGGAAACGAGAAATGTTGAGATTTTTATTGATGGTTCAACGTCAGCTTTGGATATAACTATATTGGGAGACAAGGAGGAGCCTGCTAATATTGATGTGAAGTTAAGCTCCGAGAACGCTGATTCAGTTTTGACCGTTTCTTGCGACAACGAAATAAATATCATTGGAGAGAAAGCGGTCAATGTAACTACTAACAAGAAAGCGACTTTGAAAGTTACCGAGAAGGGAGAAGACAAAATGTCGCTATCTTATGAACTTGGCGTAGGCTTGAAATACAAGGATGAATTTGAAAACGAGGTAACTGCTAAGGAAGGTCAAGTTGACGTCATTAGCAAGAAGATAAACCATAATAGCGGTAAAGAGCCGATGGTGTTAGGAAATACACTGGCAGACCTTCTTAATGAGTTCCTTGCGGCAGTTCAGAAAATAACGGTTATTTCTCCAGTGGGGATTACTTCGGTGCCTGTTAATATAGGAGACTTTGCTGCTATACAAGCTAAGTTAGATACAATTAAAAGTCAAATTTCTAATCTTGAATAATTATGGCATTGGATACTAATACATTGAAGGTTACTTTGACCGATAAGATATTGGAAGCGTTAAATGCTCCGATAAGCGAGAAATCAGATTCAGCTACAGTAAAGAAGGACTTTGCCAATGCAATAGCCACGGCTGTGGCAGAAGGAGTAGATGTTTGGATAAAGACAGCAACTGTAACAGTTCAAGCTGGTATTCCAGTTACAACTTCCGCAGGGGCAGGAGCTACAAGTGGGCCAGGCACTGGAACAATATCATAGTGAGCAGTTATAAAGTTGATAAAATATATATAAGTTATGGCATTTTTGAATCAAGCTGGTAGGATTGCAGGAAGTACTGTCAATAGCGTAGTTGAAAACGCAAGAGGAGCGTTGGTGACTATCGGTAAGGCAGCACTTCACACTCTTGCCCCTGACAACTTTGAATACTATATGTGTTCTTTGGAGTTGTTAGACAGTTCGGGAAATACCAAAGGGTTCATGACCTTTGTAGTTATGCCTAACAACATATTGGAGAATAAGACCTCAATCACTACAATTACCAAAACTAATAAGGGAGTTTCAACGCTATTCAATAGCACCTTCGTTCCGAGAGATATTTCAATTCAAGGTACGTTTGGAAGAAAATTCCGATTATTACTTGGTATGAAAGAAACGGAGAATGTATCAACAATTCCTTTCTTCGGTGGTAATTTAGGTTTCAGTGTATTAGATAGCGATGTATTAGTAAAGACTGGTTATGGGCTTACAAAGATGCTTCAAAGAATGGTTGAGGCTTCTACAAAATTAGATGACCAAGGCAATCCTTGTATATTGTTGTTTAGCAATTACGCTCTTAATACCAGCTATGTTGTTGAAGTGATGCAGGACTCATACTCACAAAGCGTTGAGAATAATATGCTTTGGTATTACTCTTTGGAAATGAAAGCAGTTGCTCCTGCTTCGGCTATAAGAAATCAAGCTGAATCAAATTCTAAGTTTCTAACAACCGTTGCTTCGGGAGCTATTGCAAAAGGTATTGGTGGTATTTTGAAAGATGTTTCACGTGCTACCCTTGGAGCGTTAAATATTGGTATATAATGGAAACAATAGTATTAGAGTTTGAACGAGTTACAAAATATCCACTTATACAGTTTTTGTCTAAGTATAGGGAATTTATGCTCAATTCATACCCTGAAATAAACCGATACTTTTCAGGACAAACGGAGGGCATAGACAATACTCATCTTGTGCTTTTACAAGAGCTTACTTCAGACTGTAAGGACGTTATGGCACAGTTCAAAAACTTCGCTAATAAGTTTGCTACTTGTGGATATTGGGAGCTTATGGATTATGTTGATGACTTGAATACTACTATTGAGAAAATCAATAAACTTCCGAAGTTCCGCAGAACGTCTATAACGAAGAGAGGTTATCAGCCTTTCATTCAAGTTTCTTCTTCTGTAGGAGGATACAGAACCATGGAGGATGTAGCAAACTCCGTTAAGCAGACTAATAAGGATAATACCAATTGGATTGACTTGATGCTGAGTAACGATATGAACGAAGTAGATTGGGAAATTGATAAACTCACTCCCATGAATGTTCTTGTTAATAATCAAGTTGATGTAGTGGTTACAACTATTCTTGACCAGCCTATCGGGAAACGTATATATGGAAAGGATATTGCGAGAAAGATAACATTTCAATCGAATGATTTGCTTATCGTGGAGTTCCAAGCTAACATTGAACAGAAATGCGATATATTGATGGAGCTTAATCGGGGTGATGTTCCTGAGAATATGTTGTTTGGTAAAAACTCTAAACTAATAACAGGAGTAAACACCAAACAGTTTTCATATCCTCAACTTGTAGCCGATATTCAAAGCAACTTCCTTCAGAACGATTTATTTGAATATGCCGTTGTAACGGACTTTGCTTATGACAATGGAAGTATGACCGTAACGGTTGAGATAAAGACTAAGTATGATTATAAAACTGAGAAAAAAATAGTAATATGATTACAAAGATAACACCCGTGAATGAGCTCAAGCTCATGTTCTTGGAAGTGCTCCTTAACAAGACGGATAAGATAAACGATATTGGAGCTGAATCAGTTTTGAACGGTATAGCCTTTGGTTGTGCAAAAGTAGGTCAAAAATGTCTTGTTAATCAAGCTATCGTGGAAGGTCATATCTTCCCTGATACGGCTTATGGAGTTTATTTGGATGAACTTGACGCTATTCGGGGTGTAGCTCCGAGATTTGGTTCAGCAGCAAGTTCGACATATGTACGGCTTATGGGGGATGAAGGAACGACTTATTTGAAAGACGTCCAAACATTCACCAGTACTTCGGGAATAACTTTTTCATTAGAAGAAGATGTTGTGATTGGCGTAAACGGATATGCTTATGCGAAGGTACGATGTGACCAAGAAGGTTTGAATACAAATGTTGACCCTTTGTCTATCAATAAAGTCAATCCGATACCGACTGGACATCTGTCTTGTACTAACGAATACCGAGCGACTGGAGGAAGAGACGAGGAGGATGACGACTTGTTCCGCCAGAGAATTAAGGACAGTATCAATCAATTGGCAAGAACAACTCTATCTTATCTTGAGCAGGTTTTTATGAAAATCAATAACAACGTGTTGAGGATTCATAAAGGCGGTATTGATGGAGACGGACGTTTGAATTTGATTGTAGTATCAGTAAACGGACAAGACTTCACAGACGATGAGTTCAACGAGATATTGAGCCGTTCAGAAGAGTATCTATCATTGACTGAGCTTTTAAGAACTTCAACCGACTATGCTCTCAAATTAAACAACGTTGACTGGCTACCAGTTGATATAGAGTTTCGAGTTGATATTGACCCAGCGTATGACCAAGACCAAGTACGAAGGGAAATCCAAATTCAGATGTCGAAACTTTTTGACTATCGTTTCTGGGAGTATGGAGATAAAGTTGAGTGGGAAAACTTACTGTATGCTGCGAAGAATGTAGATGGAGTTCGATACGTGCCTGATACGCACTTTTATCCTCACGCTGATATAAACGTACCGAAATTCAGACTTCCACGTGTTAGGGGTTTTGTAATGCGTGATTTAGATGGTAATATCATAGAAGATAACGGAGGAGTATTGGCTGAGGTTTATTATCCGAATGAAATTGACTATTCGTTCCAAGCATCTGTATTAACAACTGTGTGATATGAGAACTCAAGTAAGTGTAAAGACAATAACGGAGGTAGAGAAAGGCACTGGAGTATTCCTCATTAGTTGCTTCTCTGATATGAATGCGGACGGCTCTACCACTCCTACAATATACAAGTCTCAAGTGTTAGATACGGAGAAGATTATTGATAATACATCTGGTAAGGAAGGAGAGTTGATGCTGTCTCATAGCGGTTCAACCGTTGGAGAAATTAACGACAATGGAGAGTTGGTTATCAATATCGAAGGCGACAACGCTGACAAGTATGAGAAGGAACAAGAAAACTTGATATATAATGAATGATAATATATTATACGCAATTGGCGATGTCTTGTTGATAGACGTTATGCCCAAGATAACTGGAAGAGTTCATTTGACGGACTTTTCTGACGTTCTTGAAGGTGTAACTTCTACACGTACAGTACAAAAGGAGTTCCGAGTTTCACCTAATGGAGTTTTTTGGAACTCTTGGCAACCTTTGACCGCTGAAAACCTTTCTTTATCGGAATACGTTGTTGATAGTGCTTTAACAATTCAACTAAGATACACAAGGACTGGTTCTGATAGTACGGGAGTTATAGAGTTCAAAAGCATTGATTTCATGGGCTCACGAGAGGCAATACAATTTGTCGCTCCTACTATCAGTTCCAGTATATTTGCTAATATCATAGGCACTCCTGAAATGAAGGCTTTGGAAGAAAACCTTTTCAAAAAGTTGTATTATCGGGGGATTGTTCCTGCTTATATTCCGAGAGCCGACAATTCAGATGAGAATGAAGATAGAGACTATATTGACTTGTTCTTTTCGGTTGCGAGATTTTTCAGCATGTTCATTCGTTTCTTCAAAAGGTTTGAAGATTTTAGAACGGACTTTGACTTGATGAGGGAACAAGTAAGACAATATGGAATTTACTTCGATGAATCTAACATAACTCTTGCTGAGCTTCAGTATCTTGCTCAACACTTGTACGACCAGATAAGGCAGCGAGGTACAGAAATGATATTCAAACGTAAAGGTTATTTGATGCCTAACGGAGAAACCTTACAGATTGACGGAGAGTTTATCAGGCTTCTGAGAAGTAAGACGACAGATGAGCTTTTATATGAGAATATGCCTTTGAGCAGAGTAGGGTGGTGTTTGGGGCAATCGTCTCCGATGTATCGTGGAACTTCTCAAGCATATTACTTGAACAAAACAAAAGAAAATACTCAAGACTTTGAAGATTTATCAAATTTTGTTATAAATTCAAAAGGAGCTTCTGCTGAATATTCTTTGGTTGAAGATTCAGAAAGAAAAGTTTTGAGATTATTTGCGTCAAAAAAATCAACCATAGGTTTGGGACTCATTGAAGACAAAATTGTAAATGATAACAAAGATTTAGTCGTGGTTGATTACAAGATGGACTATGAAATAACATTTGCTTTCAAAATAACAAAGGGCAAATTAGATAACAATAACAAAATATTGTTCGGAGTAGATGGATTTGACATATTGGGCAATTTCATGGCAGATGCTTTCATAACTCCGAATGGTTATAAAATAGAAAATTTATTTTTTGAAAGATGGACTGAAACTTGGGTCAAAGGAGAATGGTATTATGCAAGAGGTATAATTCATGCTTATTCTACTGCTAATGTAAATGAAAGTTTGACTAACTTAGGTATAGGAACTAATTTGTATTTCAATAATTCATTTGTAAAATTCATTCTTCCGAAAATTCAAATATACGGTTCTTCAGATTTAGAAGTTGAGATATGGGATTATAAAATAAGACCGTTAGTAAGAGGAACTAACATTCTACCATTGAAGAACGGAGAAGAAAATTCACACAGTTTAGGGTTCATTCAAAGTTCAAGAATTTTTTACAGTTACGTTCGCAATAACAATAATAGTCAGTCTAAGGATGAAATAACAGATATTATAGAAAAGTATTTGTTACCTTACAATGTAACTGATATATTTGTATTCATGAGTAATTATTAAAACAATAAATATGTCAAGATTAAAATTCAGTCCAAATTTATTTTTGGAAGTAGCTGAACTCCAGAGATTCAATAAATTTTTAGAGGATGACGGTTGGAAGCGAGCGATGAAAGCTCTGACTAAAAACTACGGCATTGTGCAGAACGCTTCAAATTCCTATTTCAAAGTAACTACAAAATCAGGTTCAAATTCAATTGTTGTTGTAAATGCTGGACTTGCGTTTGATAGCAATATGGATGGTATTGTTATGGAGAAAGATACGGAGCTAACTGTAACTAATACTGGCGAAAACCGTTGGATTATCCTTTCACGTGCCGTTACAAATGTAGAGAAAGGAACGGTGAGCATTAATACTGACGGTTCAATATCAGGCATAGGAACTGAGTTTACAAAGATATTACGAGGACAGCCGAATTTTCCTGTTAAGGTGAAGTTTGAATCGACTCAAAACACTGGCGAATATGAAGTTGTATCTGTAAGCTCCGATACTTCTGCTTTGCTTGCTGGTTCATTCGTTAATCAATCAAGTTTACAGTTCTCCGTTGTAGGAACATTCACACCTGGATTTCAACCTTTGGATGCTGACAAACAAATATACGAATACGACTCAAGTTCATTAAGAATAGTTGATTCAGCAGACCGACCTGCTATTTCATCCAACGAGTTCATTCTTGCTAAAATATCTTTTGATGACGCTGGAGGTATGAATATATCGGACGAGCGTATCAGATATATGTTCAACAATCCTTACGTTCAGAGTTCGGGAGACGATGCTGAGTCATCAACAGACCCATTAGCGAGTTTGCTGAGTGTATCCGTTATCGGAGGAGTAAAAGCGGTTGATAGCAAGGCAGCTGACTTTGAGTTAATCGTAGAACACGGATATACAATTTCAAAGTATGAGTTGATTACAACTTCTACTTCAAACTCATTCAATATCCTTTCGGGGTCAAGTAATTATCTTGGTACTGGAAATATACCTGACGGGATATTCAAAGGTTGGTTGTTAGTGAATAGGAAAAATATGAAATATGCAGAAATTGACAACAACTCAAATAAGTCTCTTTTCATATCTTCCTTTGATACTTCGATAATCGAAGATAACGACAATGATTTCATTGTTATACCTAACTTCAATGAAATTGAATATGAAGTGAAAGTTTCTTCAAACATTGACCGTCCAGCTATTCCGTTCTATTTCCGAAGCTCCGTATGGAACATCAATACAAGGATGAGAATTTATGCTTTTTATCCTGATGAAGAAATACCGAATTTTGAAGACAATATAACGGTGTCCGTTAAATATCGTTTGTTAGACAATAGCGGTAAGCAACAACCATTTGCTAATTTAGCTATTGCTCAGTTTGAGAACGTAAACGGACAAACCGAAACTCTTGCTGAAAGCTCATTCAATATTGACTTGGCTGCTATTGAACCGCAAGCTAAACAACGCAATTATTCTTAAAAGATATGATGCTATATTTAACAGGGGCAGGAGCCTCACTGGTAAAGACGCAGGACAATCCTCAAACGGATGCGGCAAAGAGCTTGGGTGGATATATTTCTTCCACCCCAGTTCCAAACGCTGCGTTGAATTCGCTCTTTGACCTCATTTCAGCTTATACGCTTGAGAAGAGACAAAAGGAGACGATTGCTATTGGACTTATCAATCAGTTCGATAAGGAAGTAAAAGACATTGAGTTGAAAATCGTAACGGACGAAAATCATGAAGCTATCTTCAAAATAGCAGCTGTAGCGGTAAGCACCGATAATTACGCAATGGAACATATTGCTAATCGTTATCAGGAGCCTATGCTTGCTGACTTCTATGACGCTTCTTTTTACCGAGCAGCCGTTGATTTGAAAATCAATCAATACGCTTCATCAGGAGAAGAAATTGCTTTGTATCCTTTCAACGTATCTTTCGAGGTCAAGGAGACTGGAATTGAGGGAACGTGGAATGCTTTTGAGGAGGCATTTAGCAATGATGAAACTTACTGTGTGAGAAGAATATCCGAAACTATATTCAGGATTGAGAGACGTGACGAGACGGTGTTGGAAGAGCCGTTAAATTGTTCCTATATAACCACTGAAGGTTTTCAGGCTGAATTTTTAGGACAATTAAAAAATAAAGCGGATAATTCGGTAATCATAAAAGATACGTTGAAACCCAAGGAAGCCGTTGGAATTTGGGTGCAGCGTGTAATAAAGAAAAATCACTATCCTACTAACGAAGAGCTGTTGAAAGAATACAAAGACAAGTATATTCGTGAAACTGTAGAGGAGGTTGAGGTGATTATCAGTTATAATTTAGTTGAAAATTGAAAAAGTTATGGCAGGATATGATGATACCAGACAGAAGATAATCAACACGTTGATGGGACGTCCAGTTGGTTCGGAAATTCAACCCGAAAACCATCAGGACTATGCCCTCAATATGTTAGATTACATACGGAGTTTAGAATTGCTTGCTAATGCTCCGTTTATCGGAGTGGCTCAGCCTAATACTCAACCAGTACAGCCTGATGATAGCCGTGCTTGCTATATAGCAGGAGTTGCCCAAGATAGAACTGTTACGTTTCAGAATTTCCGAAACTATCTTGGACAACCAATTCAAATAACTACTGGGCAGATGGAAGCCTATCTTGTTATATTAGTTTGGGATGGACAATATTGGAGTTCTGAATCTGTACCAACTAATTTGATAAGCTCCGCAGACCAAGCGTACTTTTATTACAATCTAACAATCCGAAAGACTTATGCAAGTGTTGCTGCTATGAACGCTGATGTAAACAATCCTATCGGAAATGACGGAAAGTATTTGAAAGTAGGAGAAATTGTTTCAGTTCATAATGAGGACAACCCAGAAGAGGATGCTATTTACTCTTGGGAGAGTGGCCCAAGATGGCAGTTACAAATGAAATTATCTGCTTTGGACAGTAGAGTTTTCGATGGAGGACGTGCTGATACAAAGTACGGAGGAGCGAGAAACATTAATTGCGGAAACGCTCAAGGATGATTGTTAAACACTAATTAATTATAGAAAATGGCTGACAGAATTCAACAGAGAAGAGACACAGCTGCGAGGTGGGCACAGTATAATCCAATCTTGCTTGAGGGTGAGATAGGATATGTAACTGATAATCCTAACCAATACAAAATTGGCGATGGAGTAAACGCTTGGAATGCTTTACCGTTACGAGGTTACAGCGGTACAGTTTCAGATGGTATGGGAAGTGATGAAACTTCCGTTATGTCTCAAAAATCGGTAACCAAAGCAATCGATGTTATAAATGTTTCATTATTGTTTCCTATTGCAGAAGCCAATGAAACTTATAGAAGGGTGTTTAACAGTAGAGCTGAAGCGAGAGCTGCGGTGCCTATTAGCGTCAGAAAAAGCGGAGCGATATTAGTATATCAAACCATAGACGAAGGATGGGTGCGAGAAAAGAATATAAGCAACATAGGAGGTACAGTTGACGCTCCTACTGCGAATTGGACTTTTTGGAAAGATATATCTGGAGGTTTTGCTAAAACTACTGACGTTGACTATCCTTCTAACTTAGTCAAAAACCTTTCTTTTGAAACTTGGTCGAATGCAGTGAGTCAATCTTCTTATGACCAAGAAACGGATGTTTTTGGCGAAGGGGTTATAACAAATGCTAAAAAAATAGTTTATAAGGACACTATAACCTCAGGACAAGGATGTTTAGGAGTTTCAAATGTTGCTGCAATAACTCAACAACTTCCCGTGGGCTCTATTTTTACAGTGCATTTGATAATTCATTCCAACCAAGACATTAATCCCATTATTTGGAACTCTTGGTCAACCTGTCCTTTGACATTGCTAACTACTACGGCTTTGAAATTGTCAAAAGGAGTGAATGAAATAGACGTTACTTTCAGGACTGAAGAGCCGTTGGAAGGTAATACGAGAGGTTACAATTTATGGGCTTATGGAGATAGTTCTTGGGCAAATGCTGAATTAACTATACATCCAGACAGTTGCGTATATGTAGGAAGAAAGAGAAATTCAGTAGCTCCTTCGGAACTTCAAGAAGCAAAAGATTACACTGATGAAAAAGTGGATACGTATGAAGAAATGTCTTTCTTGTATGCAATAGTAGATGAAGACAATACTTTATTATTCGCTATAAAGGT